TATATATAAATCATTATTTTACATCCATAGATAATAATAACTACTGTTGCAATCAGCATAATTACGCAACTATTTCCAACGTTGATAGTTATCCAATATAGAGATTCTATCAATTTTCGCAAACCTCCATCTATTAACGCACGCTAACTTGTCAAGCCATAGTTGTGTCGACGTACTATTTGGGCTCTATACTAGATAAAAATAAAAAATAGTATACATTCTCATAAATCATTGTACGGTGATTTATGAGTGTAATTTATTCATTTTATTTTTATTCTATATAACTTAGTTAGCTAGACTTCGTTATATAAAATAACTTTATATATGAATCGTAATTATCACTAAAAATAATTATCAACTAGTTAGATTTTTATTCATTACTAACTAGTTGATAATTAAATTATTTTTTATAAATCTTCTTTCTTTATAATACAACATCTTGATTTATTATATTATTATATTTCTCATTTTTGTATATTATTGCAATTCCATTCTCTTCATCAAATTTATAATTACACATAATAGCTACTATACGACTATTATTCTTTCTTGGTATGTAGATATATTTAGGCATTATATATTTGAATATATTATCACCATCATTATATTTAAATTCATCTGGATTTTTCTTATAGCAATATTTTACAAGTTCTTTTAGAGAATCATCTATTTTCTTTAATCCTTTGAATTTCTTTACAGCTTCTAATTGATTAGAAGCTACATCTTCATTATCTCGTAAATCAAATTCTATAGGTAAATTAAATTCTCTACCATATATAGTAATATTTATTTTAGTCATTTTATTATTTCCTTTCTTAATAAAAAAAAACTAATATAGTAAACTATATTAGTTTAATATTTTTTTTAATTTAAATAAGGGTTCCCCCCTCCCCATGTTACTGGTTAAAAATAACCTCATCTCCGCGTAAGAGTCTTTAAACTTGCGTAACCTCAAGCGTAAATATTACAATCAGAATCTTTAGCATTGTATATATTAATAGCAGCATTAATATCTCTATCTATACTTAACCCACAAACAGGACAATTATAAACTCTATCAGATAAACTCATATATTTCTTACTACCACATCTACTACATAATTTAGTAGATGGATAATATCTATCAAGCACTCTGAGCTTAACATCATATTCTAAGCACTTATTCATTAGAACAAATTTAAATTTATAAAAATCACTATATTGAATTCTGTTATGTAATGTATGATTAGAATCTTTTTCCAATAGATATTTAATAGCTAATTTTTCTATTGTTATACATTTTGGTTTGAATTTCACCAATATCTTATCACATAGCTTTTTAATAAAATCATTTCTGATATTATTAAGTATTAATAAATAGCGTCTTAATTTATTTACGAGTCTAATTATATTAGAAGTCTTATATGGAATTATAGACTTATCATATTTCTTAGTACTATTTATTTTTACTTTATTCTGTATAATGCTATGCAACTTACTAACTTTATCATTTAGCTTTTTATATCTCGTATCATTTTTATAGTGCTTAACTTTATAACTATTATATCCATCATATATGATAGCATAATCCTTCACACCTAAATCAATACCCAATTTAATATCATTTTTCAATAATCTTGTATTATATTTTCGATATATAAATACTACATAATACTTATTATATTCCCTGATAATTCTACCTGATAATATAGATGATTCGGCTGGTAATCTATAACCACTACTTATTCTCACTTTCCTAAGTGTTGGTAATTTGATCTTATTTATATTATTGGTATAATAGTTGTAAGTTCTATCAATAAAATAATATGATTCTCTATTAATGTGCTTCTTAGATAATAATGATGGTAATTTATTATATCTTCGGACGTATGTATTAAATGCTTTTTCTTCAGCAGAAATAGCTTCTTTTATAGCATCTTCACTATAATATGATATCCAGCTATATTTACTATCTTCCACCTTGAGTCGATTTATAATATTATTAAATTCTGTAGCTGTAGTAAATTTATTACCATTATTATATCTATTAATATTATAAGCGATATAATTATTCTTAATAAATCTACAACATCCAAAGTACTATTAATAATATTTAATTGACCCTTATTTGGATATATTTGTATTTTAATAGTCTTAAACATATTTCTCCTTTCTATATTTTTTTATTCAAATAAATATTATATCATTTAACTATAAATATACTCTAATCACAAATCCTTAAATAAATCAATGGAGGTATTAAGATTATGGATTGTAAAAATAATTATTCTGATATAGTAGAATTTTCTAAGTATTTTGGTAATGAGAAAGATATGAAGAATTGTACTAATTGTACTTATTTTGAGTATGATAATGGTATTTCTACATGTAAGTTATTTAATAATAATGATAAGGAATAAAATTACTATGAGAATAAATAGGATTGAAATACTTAATTTGGATATACTATATAAGACTATTACTATATTACAGAATAATGATGATTATAAGAATCTTTTATTTACTAATGAATTTAATCAAGTATTAAATCAATTAGTGATTAATTTAGATCTATCAGATATTAACAAATTTGAATATATCTATCTTAAAAGATTCTCTAGTGATATTAGTAAATTTAATAATAATAAAATTGATAAAGATTACGTATCTACTAATTATTGGGATATATATAATGAATCAATTAAACCTCTATTATATTTACTAAATGATATAGAGAATGATAATTATGATATAGATAAATTAAATATATTACCATTAGGATTATATTCTTCTAATATAAAAATATCTCTATATGGATCAGCATTAGCAAATATAATCACTTATACTCCTAATATATTTTTTATTAAAGCTACTAAAGGAAAATGTATTGATGAGAATAAGAAGTTTATAGAAGATTATAATATTTATACAGAAGATTTAAATTCATTTATAATAAGTGAGTTTATAGAGAAATTTTATAGATATATAATAGATTCTATAAATACTATTGATTTACCATCTTCTTTCTTTATAGATGAAAATTTCTATAATAGAAATAATGGTAATTTAATTACTCTATCTTCTTTATATAATAGAGAAATTACATTTGACTTTTTAAATGATAATTCTACTGATATAAATAATAAATTAAAAGAGTATACGAACAGTACTAGGGATACTAACTTAAAAGATACTAGAATAAATTTTATTGTTAATTCTTCCTTGAATTCCTTTGTAGATTTAACTAATTTATTACCAGTAGATAGAATAATTAGTTATGAACCAATTTCTATATCTATCAATAATTGTAAAAATTATAAAGATATTCCAATTTGTCCATTAGAGATATCTGATAAGTATCAAGTTAGATATACAGAAAGAATTAATTCTATAATAGGATCAGTAAATAGATATTATAATAAAGATAAAGATGTAATTAAAAGAGTATCATTAGTAAATGGATATAGTAAATATAAATATATAGTAAGTTTGAAATTATCTGATATAGAAGAATATTTGAATATAGATTGTAAATATGAACTAAAAGAAATAATAGATATAATAAAAAAATATAGTAATATATTTATAGGATTTTTAAAATAGAAATAATTGATCTACTAGATAAATTTAATTTTTTATCTAGTAGATCAAAAATTATCTGTTTACCGATAATTTCCAGTATTTAGGTAATCTATTAAAGTAACAAGAGAAAATAAAAGTTTATTTTTTAAAATTTGGATTTCTGAACACTGGAATTCTTCGGTAAATTGGGTGAATTGTTTTTTAGAATCAGGTACACATTTCTTTATTAGAAATAAATAAAATTAGTAAATAAAATAAAGATATAAAAATAAAATAAATAAATAAAGGTAATTAGAAATAAGAAATAGTTATAAAGGTAATAGAAAAAAAATGAATAATAAATAAAGTAAAAGAAAAATAGATAAATAAGTAAATGAATAGAAATAAAAGATGTATAAGATAAATGAAAAGTAAATAATGTAAATGATAAAAAGTAAATGAGTAGAAATAGATAAATGAATAAAAGTAATTGAATGAAATAAATAGAAATAAGAAAAGTAAATGAAATAAAATGTATAGAAAAATAAATAAGATAAATGAAATACAAAGTGAAACAGAAATAAATGACTAATAAAGAAATATGTAGGTAAACTAAAGAAGTATGTTAAAACAACCACGAAGAAAAAAAAGATACATATAGGAAAATAAATCCTATATGTATCTAATCTTTTACTCTGAATCAGATTCATCCTCATCATAATCAGCGTTAATATTTATCAATGTATCAATAACATATTGAACACCTCTATTCCTTAAATCCATTATTTCTGACTCATCTGCATAATTCATAAAGTTTAAAAGTTCATCAACTGGTTTCTTTAAGAAATACAAGTGAACTAGAACTTCTTTCTCTCTTTCAGGTATAACATTGAAAGAGTAGAACAACCCATCGCATATGTCATCTTTGTCTAAATTAGTACGATTTGCTATTTCATTTATCAAGTCAATTACGTCAAATACCTTTTTCATAAAAATCTCCTTTAGTTAATTTATTATTATTTGGTTACATAAAAATATTATATCAGTATTTATACTATCTTAATTCTGATATAAGGATTTTCCAGTACTAATCTGGAACATAAAAAGTTTGCTTTTTTGAAAATTTTGATAAAAAAAAAGCAAGATTTTTACCTCGGAGTTTAGTTTTTGAAAAATCTCTGGTTATTGGTAATTTTCAGTATTCACGTAAATTGTTGAGGTATCAACAGAAAATAAAAGTTTATTTTTTAAAATTTGAATTTCTGAACACTGGAATTCTTCGATAAATAGGGTGTTTTATTTTCTATTTTTGGTTACACATTTCTTTATTAGAAATAAATAAAATTAGTAAATAAAATAAGTGTATAAATAAATAAATGTAAAATAAATAGTATAAATATAAAATATATGTAGTAAAAGTGTAAAAACGTAATGTAATTAGTATAATAAGTATAGTAATTATAATCAGTGTAGGAAAAGTATTAAGTTATTTATAGATAGATAAATACGAAGTATAACTAACTATAAGTATACAAATATAGATAAAGTATATGAATAGTAAGTAACATGTATAAGTAGTAAAATGAAGTATATAAATAATGACTTAGTAATAGTAATATAACTAAATGACTAATAACTAAGTATACTAGTAGAACTGATAATAAGTATATAAATACTAATAGAAGTGTAGGAAATGTAAACTGATTAGTCAGTGATAACAGTGATACCTGACGATTGGTGTTAGCATTACAAATGTGGTTAGACTAATAAAGGAGTACTGAATACAAAACCAGAAGATAGAATAATAGTATAGATGATTTTTTACTATCATCTATACCAAATATTTTGTCTTTTTATCAAATCCGTAAATTAATTATCTCTATTCATATATTATTTATTAGTAACAAAATAGTTTAATAGTTCTATATGAAAGGAGTAATAGTATGGAACTTTATCATTTTTGTCAATTGTGTGAGAAGATCATTGTGTGGTAGACCATCGGAATGATCTTGGGAGGATTTCTCTTCGTTCTTCCCAAGATGTTTGTCTGGGGGTTGAAAGAAGACCTCTTAGACAAGAGGGACGAAGAGAAGAAAGAAGATGACGATTAGAAGGGTCGCCATCTTCTTTTTTTTTATTTATATAATAATTCTCTCATCTTAGCTTCACTACCTTTTCCATAAATACCATCAGGACTTAATCCAAATTTATTCTGGAATGCAATTAAAGCTCTCTGAGTACCACCACCAAATATTCCATCTACATCAAGATTTTCTCCTAATATAGAATTAAGATTTGATTGTAATTTTCTAACTTCATCACCTAGTGAACCCCTCTTCAGTAAAGGTGTTCCACACGCAATTGCTGATGGAGATATAGAAGGAGTATTACTATCTTTATCATAATTAGGTCTTCCATAACCAGCAATTCTAGGATGATTAAGCTCATAAGATTTTCTATATACTCCACCACCATTCCTAATAACACCTGATGCTGGAGATGTATTTCCTTCTATAGTATCAACTCTATTATTAGATACTCCTATAACTAATCCAGTATGACATATTCTCTCAGAATTCTTAAAGAATATCTGATCTCCCACTTGAGGATTACTTGTATACCAAGCTCCTTTTCTTTTATACATATCAGCTGATGCTACAGTATAATCATCAAAATTTCCACCTAGTAAAGATTTAGCAGTAGATACTCCGTATGCTTGCATAAAACACCAATCAACAAATGCATCACAATATGATGCTGGAAAATCCATTACAGATGGGTAGATATTATGCATATCTCTTCCATACTTAGTATAATTATCATAACCGGCTCCATCATCTTTACTATCTAATACAGCAGGATTTGCAAGATAAGCTGCTTTAGACTTCTCTTGATATCCTTCCTCTGCTAATGCAATTCTTATAACTTTATCTACAGTATTAGCCATTTATAAATTCACCTTCCTTTTAAAATTATTTATTAGTATCATTCATTATTTCATCTGGATTATAATTATCATCATCAGATTCACTACTATCTCCACCAATAGGATTTTCAGCACCCATAGTATCGTTATCAAGATTAGCCCTAGCATATGGTGATAATTCTTTCAATCTCTTTTTTGCTGTTTCGAAATCATAATTTGATACTTTATCAATTATACTCTCTGGATCAGTGTCATCCATCTCGTCTGTCTTATCGATAATATCACCATTTAAAGCTCTTTTTTTATTCATAGTTTTTCTAGCTTTATCTGCTGCTGTTCCACCTAATATACTTCTTACTGCTTTTCCATCTTCATTTGCATCTGTTTGATTATTTGCAACGTGGAATAATATCTTAGGAACTTGTGCAATAAAGTTAAATATATTGAATCTATAATGCTTTTCGATCTTTGTAGCAACTTCCGCAGCTTTAAGTTTTCCGGTAATCATTTCCGAATCAAGTGCCATTGCAGTCTCATTGATTTCTGGAGCATCTGCATCAACTTCTTTATTCATTGCTCTGAAATCTAAAAATTGTTTTAATAATACTAATGCAGTTGCAACAGGTATTACTATTTTGGCAGTAGTTTTTAATTTACCAACAAGAGCTTCTTTTCTCTCAATATCTTCCAGTTCTTTTTTAATATCTTTAAAAGATTTTCCTGTTTTAAGTTTAATCTTAATAAGCTTTATATCATTTTTTAATTTCTCTATTAGTGGAGGTTTTGGATCAGGTACTTCTATTTTTTTCTTCTTTAAAAGTGGATTCTTTGCTAAGATTTTCTCGAATAAAGATAATTTCTTTTCTATATTATGCTTCATAAATACAGATTTTATCTTTTCGATCATCTTCTTAATCCATCTTATAAGATTCTGCCATCCTTCTTGTACTACTCGCATCATTTTACCAACAATACCCGGACTTGCTTTTGTATTCTTAAATAGATAATCTTCTTCATACTTACTATGAACAAATCCTTCATATGTATAATTAGAATCATCATAGTCATCATTCATATAATCCATATAATTTTCTCTAGCTACTTCCATATCATATAGATAAGTATAATGATCAAATGCTTCAGTACACTTCTCTAATACCATATCAATAGCACTATTATATGATTTACCATTATTTACTAATGTATCAAATAACATATTAGTTTTCCTTTCTATTATCAATCATATTATGATGTTGTTAAATTTCCCTTTATTTAAGGCACATAGTTAATTTTCATTATATTAATATATCATTTATTTGTAACCAATAATAAGTATAATAATTTACTAGTGGAAAAACTCTACAGTAATCACGAAAGGTGGTGGATATGAATTAAAAATCCAAAAATACTTTTTGATATTAATTCTTTTAATCTTGATAATGTATTAAATGTAGTTAAGAAATACAAAAAGAAGTCAAAAGAATTAGAAAAACTTAAGCCAAAGAAAAATAATGAAAAGGAGAAATAAATTTATGGCAAAGACAAGTAGTGTTAAGGATGTATTAGCTACAATGGTAGCAAAGACAAATGCAAAGGGTAATAAGGTATTGAATAGATTCTCTAAGAAGAATTTTAATACTCTTATGACAGCAATTGCAAATGATACAGAGTTTGTAGCAAAAGTAGCAAAGAAGTCTGGAGATTCATTTGAGGTAGAAGATTTATTTGTATCAAAGGATTTCAGAAAGTGGTGTAAGAAGCTCGTTGAGAAGTTTGGTGTCGATTCTCATGATGCAGAGACTGTAATGTCATCAGATTTCCATTTTGATAATATGGATGGAATTTATGAATTCTTTATGACAGCAGTATCTCAGTATCTTAATGCTGGTAATAAGTTTGATTTCCTTACAGAAGAGGATTTCAAGGCAACAATTTCTCTTAAGGATGTAGAGGATAAAGAGTCTACATATGAGGCTAAGAATCCCTTAACAGGAGAAGCTCTTGGTACAGTTAAGTCAAAGACAAAGAAGCATAAGGAGTTGAAAGTTAAGTCATCAGCTCCAGAATGGCTTACAACTAAGAAGAGAATTTAATTAAAAATAAATATAATAGTAGAAGTAGATTAATTTCTACTTCTACTATCCTTTAATACTTAGAAAGGATTTTATATTTATTTTATGTTGCTTTTAGATTTTTTATTAAAGATAATTTTATTAATATTGGGAATTAATGTAGCTATATTAATTTTTGCTTCAGTAGCATTACTATATGCAAAAATTCATGAAACTATTGTCAAGACCACTATATTAAAAAGGGATAGTGTTAATGAAAAGAAAGATAAGTGAAATATGTATAGCATTATTAATAATATTACTATTATTAATTACTATAATATTCATATTGATACATTTTGCTTTTAAAATATTTATAGCTATATTTAAATTACGTATAGCATTATTTATTATTAAATCATTATTAGTACCCGGATTAGTAGTAATACTAGGTATTATTGTGTTGAGCTTAATAATAGCTATGTTAGGTAATATACATGATAAGTAAAATGATATTAAAAATATTTGATGTATTATTACTAGGTATATCTATATTGACTATAGTAGTATTAGGATTTGCAAATATATTTATAAATCTAATATATAATATTACTGTAGCGATACTAGATATATCTAGTGGTATATTATCAAAGATATGTAAGATTTTGGATTAAAGAGGTAATTGAAATGAACGAAACAAAAGAATTTGGAAGAGAATTATGGTTCGGATTTGTTGATGGAAAGGATAATGATTCATTAATAATGAATGATGGTCTTACATCAGTTTTATTATCATTGGGAAATAAAATAAATCCTAATTTATTCAAATCATATGAATACTTCAATAAACTAAACAGAGATACAGTAGCTTATATGCTACTAAGTAATATTGTAAGTAAAAGAACACCATATGCATTATTTCTGGTAAATGAAATAGATAAGTATATTGGTAGTATTAAACTTACTAAGTATAATAAGTACAAATTCATATTCATTAGACACAGAAGGTATATAGCTTGTTATAAGCTGGACAATGCTAGAACGGTATATCAGTATATTAATTCAGCTACTAATGATATGAATAGATTTATTGTAGTAATAGATATGTTATTATCTAACACTAAAGAATCATTTATATTCAATGATAGTAGATTAGAAATTTTCTATAATAGTGATTATAACTTAAAAGAATCTTTCTTAGAGAAATTTGTTAGTGATAAAGGTACATTGACAAATGATACGGCTTATTCATTATTAAATATATCTGATATATCTTTTGATATAAATGATATTAATGAATTTTATTATACTCTCTGTAACGAATACTTAGTAGCATAGAGATTTGCAAATATATTTATAGATGTAATATATAATATTATTATGGCAATATTAGATATATCTAGTATTACATTATCAAAAATATGTAAGATTTTAAATTAAAGGGGTATATAACAATTAATCCTTTAAAGGATTAATTGTTATATACCATATATTATGTTATGGAAAGGTAGGTATATTATGTGATTAAATCAATTAAATTAAGAATTTATCCTAATAAGACTCAACTTAAGATTATTAATAAAACCCTAAGTGCTTGTAACTTTGTAAAGAATAAGTACTTAGAGTATAATATTAATAATTATAAGAATAATAAGAATTTTATTAGCGGGAATGATTTTAGTGTAATAATTAATAAATTAAAGAAAGAAGATAATAAATATACATGGATAAAAGATATTAGCGGGATAGCTATACAACATGCAATTATGGATAAAGAAAAAGCTTATAAGTCTTTCTTTAAGAATAAGAAAGGATTTCCTAAGTTTAAATCTAGGAAAAGAATAAATAAAGAATCTTATTATTTTATTAATCAAAGACATAATTATTATATTAATAAAAATAGTGTTGTGTTACCTAAGTTAAAGAAAATAAGAATAACCAATGGCGATAAATTACCAGATGAATTATCTATTATATCTGGCAGAGTTATACGTCATTATGATAAATATTACGTTATGTTCATTTATGATGAGGATAATGATAATGAAGATATTATTAAGAGAGATATTAAACTAGGTATTGATTTAGGTGTTAAAGATTATGCTACAATATATGATGGATATAAATGTCATCATTATAAACACTTTAAAGATGATAAGAAATATAAGAAATATTATGATAGAATTAAGGAGTTACAAAGAATTATATCTAAGAAAGTAGAATATAATTATGGTAAGTTATTAAATGAATACTTAGATAAATATCATAAAGAACCCAGTGAAGTAGAAAAAAGAATTATGAAAGGAGAAGCCTATAACTCTTCTAATATAAGAAGAGTCTTTAATAAGATTAATAAAATCAGAGTTAAATTAACTAATATAATTGATAACTTCATAAAGCAATTAGTTAATAAATTAACGGCGAGAATCAAGCCTAAGAAAATTAATATTGAAGATTTAGATGTTAGTAGTATGTTAGAGAATGATGAATCTCATAAATTACATAAATTAATATCAGAATCTAACTTTTATAAGTTTATAACCCATTTAATTAATAAATGCTTAGAATATGGTATTAAACTAAGATTAGTTGATACTTATTATCCATCTACTAAGTTATGTAGTAATTGTGGTCATAAGAATAAGAATATTAGATTAGTAGATAGAACTTATATATGTGATAAATGTGGATTAATTATGGATAGAGATGAGAATTCAGCTATTAATATCTATAATTGTAAATCTGATAATTATATAGAAATTGCTTGAGGCTACGCAAGTTTAAAGACTCTTAAGAGGAGTAAGGTTGATTAATTAACCAGTAGCAATTAGTGGCATAAAAAAATATTAATAGTAACAATCTAATATGTGACGAGAATTAAGTCGTATTAAATAATATCAAACGCTTGGGCTACACAAGTTAAAAGACTCCTATAATATAGTAAGGTAGAATAAATTAAGTTCTACCTTACTATTTTTTTTTATCTATGCAGTTTTTGGAATATAGATAATCTTACCGTCTTTATCTTTTGTTGGATAAGTTTCTGGTTCATCATTAGCTGTTTCTCCTATAGTAGAGAAATAATTCAAATTTATTAACTGACTCTTTTCTATATTAAAATAATCATTTAACATACCTGTGTCTCTAGCAATTATCATTCTTTGGATGGGATCAAACTTTCTAAACATATAAGCTATTTCTTGATTAATCATCGCTATTATATTTAATATATCCATTTTTTTGTTAATCTATATATCTCTATATAGTTCAGACTATATCTTCATCTTTATTTATATAAAGAGCCTCCCGTTTCGGATTATTGATATCATCTCACCTACATTTCACCCTATAATTGGGTCTACTCGGTTCTAAGTATATTATACTTATCCTTTCCCTAGTCGTTGAACCTTACTCTATAAATAGAGTCTTGGATGCTGATTGTCTTTCTCTTATTAGAGTTAAGAGTTTCCAGCAATTAAAGAGGTTTAACGACGGCAATATATTTTTACCGTCAAAATCTGCATTTAATCCACGTAGAATACCTAGTGGTGTAGCCATATTGTAATCCATATCACTCTTGATTACATCTCTTATAGTCATTAATAACATTGAATAGAAATTTAAAGTAGGATTTCTATTTATTAATACCTTTACTTTATCTTTCTCTATCATATACTTCATTATCTCATATACTTTAGGATTAAAGACATTAGCTCTACTCCATATATTATATGCTTTTGATAATGTAATACCATCAACTTTCATTATATAATAAATTATCTTATACTTAAATATTTCTAAGAATGTATTATACGATAATGATAATTCATTATCTCTTAAAGTTGGATCTGGTACTATTACATTTCTTGCTGTAAAGTTTAAAGAACCTCCAAGAATATCTCCTCTTATTAATCCATTCTTTCCTGTAAATTCTTCAAAGTATATATCCCACATATTATTTACTTTATACTGAATTCTATTTATCATTAATGGTTTCTCAACATCATTAGCAGTTAATAATTTAGATGCTATACTATAAATAGTATTTACTAATTTATCTACTGAACTAAAATAGAATGTGTCAGATGTTTTTGCTTGTGGTCTTAACTTTGTAGATACTACAGGAATATGTGAAGTAAATACACAATACTTCTGTTTAAGAATATTCTCAAATACTTCTTTCTTCTTCTTTTTCTTCTCTATGAAATATTTAATAATCTCTTCAAATCTTTCATAGAACTCCATAGTACCAATTCCCATAAATGGAGATGTTACTTTTATTTCAGAATAATCATCATCATTTAATTTTTCTAATTCTCCATCTAATGATATTTTTCTTTTCATATTAATAATATCACTAAATACATTTTTACCAATAGTATCTCTCAACAGATTAAAATAATATGGAGAAATAATTCTATTATTACCTAAACTAATCCAAGCAGTCATTTTTATGTTAGTATCTTTATACTCAACTTTAGTACCACAATATGGACAAGTTTCTCCTTCAAATAATCTTGATTTAAATGCTCCACATTCACATCTATATCTCTCTATGAAACTTTGTTCATCATCATATGATGTACCGAATAATGGTGATTGTACTCCATATAGAGATTTAGTTCTTTCATCATCCAAGATAGTTTCTACAGGGTCAGTAACAAGAAATCCTGATTTTCTTATCATATCACAATAAAATTCACTATCCCAATTATACCTTTTAAATACTACTTTTTGTTTACCCATAAACCAATTCCTTTCCTAATAAACAAATAATATTTACACTACATGTGATGATAAATATTTTTATCAATTATCACAAAAAAATAATATATAAGATAATATAGTAAATCTATATTATCTTATATTTATTATATTTAACCATTTGAAATTGCCCTATATGGTTTTGATATAGGATGAATCTTGGGTAATGATTTACCAAATAATTCTCTTCTTAATACTCTTTCTGTAGTCTTTTTATATCTATCAGATAATTCATAATTAGTATAAATAAATGGATTACCTTTTTCATCAAAATCTTTCTTAAATACTATATCTAATATAGCGTATAATTTAGCACCATTTAATACTGCATATAAATCTGCATTTAACTCGGTATACATAGTTCCACCATTTAATATATCAGCCATTCTTTGACCACTATAAATTGGATTACCAAATATATCACATGGGTAATTTTGAGGAGCTACATGCTCTAATCTAATATGACCTATTTCATGTAATAATGCAAATTGCTGTGCATCTTTTGATAGTGTAAAGAATTCTGGTGTTACTACTACTAAATAAAATCCATCTTCAGTAGCCATTGCATAAGCAGGTCCACTTTCTTTATCTGCAAATGAAATACAGAACTGAATATACTCTATAGAGAATTTAGTATTCTCTTTATATTTAGGAGTCTTTAAAGACATAAAGCAATAAGCATTTTTATTTTGGTATTTCTTATCTGATTTATGACTCTTATAAGCTTTATTCAATACCAATAAAATATTTTCTACTGCTTCTTTAGGAAAATCCGTTCTTATTTCTTTAGACCATAATTTTAGTTCATTAGCAAACCAATTGAAGAAATATCCTTCTGTAATATAATCTCCATCTACATTCTCTTCATTAGATTCATATGTGTTATAACCATACTTTTTATCAAAAGCTTGCTTTCTCTTAGTTACTATATCATATCGTCTTGAAATCTCCTGATTACCTAATGTTTCCATTTCATCATCAGTGGCAGATGGATATCTTAATATTTCATAACGTTTTCCACTATTTAAGACACTATATGTATCGGCATTTAATTCAAGATATGATACTTTTCCATCACGTATATCTTTTTCTCTTTTTTTCCACATATGCATCTGCTTACCAAATATATCTTTCTGATTCTTTGGTAAAATATGCTGTAATCTAATATGACCTATTTCGTGTAATAGAGTAAATATCTGATTATCTCTATCGTATTTATTAAAAAATACTGGTTCTAATATAATATTATTTTCATCATTATCATATAATGCAGTTGCACTATTCGACTCTATATCATTTCTATTCCCATTTACGAAAAGTATGAATTTTATATATTCATCAGTTGGACGTTTTAATGGTATTTTAAATACTCCTAATTTAATATAATCATCTTTGAAGAAATTTATTTTACTTAATCTATATTGCTTAATCAATTCATTAAGGATTGTATTTAATTTATTCATATCAATTTCTTGTATATCTTTATTCTTTAATTGAAAATGATTCTTTAATCTATTTAAGATATATCCTTCCATAGTATATTCATTCATCTTATCATTATCTGATACTATATTATTATCTTTAATATACTGAAATAATGCATCCTTATGATACTTATTAAATATACCAAATGCTTCTTTAAATGTATACCATTTACCACTTCTTACATATGGATCTTCATCAACATCATCTATATGACCTATATATTTACCATCATATTTTGCAGTAAATATTTGAGTAAAAGCACCAGTTAATTTAATACCATACTTATAATACGTATCTTTAGTTCTATTATCATTAGGATAATTAATCATATATGTAATTCCAGTATTACTTATATTAAATACTTCAAAATGAGTTTCTTCATGGCATTCATTTATTGCCTGTTGCTCGAGTGTAGTATCTTTATCTAAAGAACCACCTGGTAGTTTATATTTACCCGGTTCATTAGTAACTTTAATAAATACAAATTTATTATCTTTGATTATTATAGTTTCTATTCTATTTCTATATAGGTTATTGCTGATTACTTTAATAGCATTCCATCTATCGTTTTCATCATAATAACCACCATTTAGAAGAATATTTTGTCGCATAATCCGCTTTTCTTCATTAGTAAGCATATTTATATTTTCCTTTACTATTAATTCATATTAAAAAAATGTGAATACGAATAGTATGAGGCGAATCTCATACTATTCGTGACATATTAATTACACAAGATTATTATTATACGTATAATAATCGTAATGGTCTTTCATTCTTTTTAGTTCTTCTAACGATGGAACAAATGTCTTATCATTATCAATGATTTTTTCCAATACTGTTACTGCTTTCATTAGTTTTGTAGTATCTTTATTATTTAGGTTTTGTGTTTCAATTATCCTTAGCAGTATATCTTTTGCATATTCTTCATCATCTACTATATCCTGACTTGCTATTTTGATGTATACTAAATATCCAGACTGTACATATGTATTATGAAGCCTAACTAAGTGCAGGTCATCATATTTCTCATAAATATTATCTCTATATTTTTTCCTAATATGTATTATTTTTAAATTATCTTTCTTATCAGTATCAACAGACTCCATATATATTTCTATAGGTTCTTTTGATTCATGATAAGCTATTAGTTTATTATCTTCATTGATTATCCCATACATTATATCATATTACCTTTATGCTAGAAATTTATAAACCTTTAATGATTTATCATAAATCAGTTCCATAGTACTCACTGTTTTATTATTTAATACTTCTTTAACTCCGTCTACACTAAATAATGCAGATATAATATAAATAACCATTTTAGCTAACGATTTAATTGCTTTAGATACATTAGCTATAGTAGATAATATTTTCTGGAAGATATTAGTTTCTTCCATCTCTTCAATAACTTCTTTTCTTATCTCCTTTCTCATTAGTTTATATTTCTCTTTTTCTTCTTTCTTATCTTCTTTCGTATTTCTGTACATACAATCTGTCATGCACATCTTTTCTTGATATTTGATTAATTCATCCATCACTTCCTTATAAGAAGCATCCTTATTAGCATCAATAAACATATCTAAATTTAATGATTTCAATGCCATTCTCTCATAAGTCCTTTCTAAAATAAATTTATCTTTATTATAAAGACTAAAAAAATAATATATAATAAAATGATAAAAATGTATAATGAGCAACAAATATGTAACCATATAACCAATTTTCTAAAGTTAGCCTTGCTTTAAAAAAAAAGAAGATAGTGGAAATTAATCTACTATCTTCTTAAATTATCTTTAGTCAGATACAATTTCAATAGTTTTAACTATCTTGCTATATAAACTACAATATGGATTATTCACCTTATACTTCTGCTTATAATACTCTGGAAAACTGATGACATTATTCACACTATTAATGAATCTTCTACCAGCAGTTCTATGCATTACCCAGATTTCATCATCATATATAAATAATGATTTATCTGTCAATTCACCTATTCTACCAATTCCAACTATACGATATTTTATATCTAATCCATCTACATTAACTAGATAATATTTATTATCATTAGTTGTAGATCCATCAGAAGTTTCTTTACTTTCTGTATCTGTAGATTTAGAATCTTCATCATCCGATTTATTTCTCGGATCTCTTTCTACTATATAGATTTCAGAATTCTCTAAATCCATTTCTTTTTGCAATGGAAATACGAGATATTTATTATTGATTACTTCACCAACCAAAACATCTCTTTCATTAGGACCAAATCCTACTCTTCTATAGGATTTAATTTCAGACCTTAATTCTTTAGGAATCTTAATCTTCTTTCCAGTTACATCACATGTTACGATTCTTCTTTTACTTGTTACTTTTGACTCAGCCATTTTATTTCTCCTTATTAAATAAAAACTATATTAGTTATTTACTTACATAAAAATATTATATAGATAAAATGTATAGCCCAAATTTCACATTACCATAAAATCTTAACTGAAAGGGACATACAAAAAATGTATTCAATATATGATAATAAAGATGAAAATTTCGATATAGCATTTTTTAGAAATGTATGGAATTTTAACTGTAAGGTATGTGGATTTAATAATAAACTCTTTAGAGTTATTATTGATAGAAATAATAAAATAATAGGATATTCATTGAATTGCTGTCAATGCGGTAATGTACATGAATTTCATATTAATATAGAAGATAATGGAATTTATAATGTATTAACATCAATGCTGTATTATAATAAAGGATTAGATGTTTGTATGCAACCAACTACATGTAATCATAAGAAATGTCCTCTTTGGGGTACATGTAATCCAGATTGTAGTAAAAAAATAAAATATATCCAACACGGAAGTAATATTGATAATAATATAGTTGATATACAAGTGATGAAAGAACCCAAATATTTATAGAAAGTGTAGGTGTAGAATGAATGAACTGGGATAGAGTATTTGAATTAGATGAAAAAGAAGAAGATGAACTCTTCTTATCAGAAATACCAGTCGATCTATTAAAAGAATCTTTATCATCTCAATTTGATTATCCACTAGAATATAAGAAATATGATTATATTAAATCTTTTATAGATAAATATGATTATTGTAAGGATAATATGATTGATACTGATTTAGAAGATATGGAAAATAATAGAGATGAATTTGTTGGATTTGTAATGAGATTATTTGAAGATTATCTATCAATAGGATTTAATGATTTAGATAATCTCAATAATGATGAACAACATGACATAATTCATCTCACATATTTATTCTTTATAAAGAATATAAAGAAGAATTTTGTTAATGTAATGAAAAACTTTATTGAAGATCATAAAGATGATATAGATAATAAGTTTGATTTAAAGAAAGATGTTACTACTAATAATTTTAAATCAGAGATAGGAAATAATTTTGATATTAAAATATTAGGGAATTTAAAAGAAATTATTGATTATGCTTTTATAGAACTAAGAGAATTAGATAATATAGAAGAATTTTTAGATATGTGTGAAACTGATGAACCTAGAGTAGAATTAAATGCAGTAAGAGATTATTATAATAAGATTATTCTTACTGGTAATTTTATTGATAAATATTTAGATATGGTTGATGGTGATTTCATATCAGAGATACAAACAAAGATTAGGAATTATATACTTAAAAAATATCCTAAGAGAAAGAATGATTTTAAAGTTAAAGAAATAATTGAAGATATTGATGATAATGAAGATGAAAATATATAATATCTTCATGTAACCAAATAACAATATTATTTATTAAGGAAAGGAAATTGAGTTATGTTTGGAAACCAAGGAAATCAGAGTAGTAATGGAAGTAATAATTTTAATCAGATTAGTGTGACAACTAAGTTGTATGCAAGTTATTCTGATGATTCATCATTGATAGTATCTGCGTGGAATGAGCAGATATCTATTAGATTAAATCCTTTTAGGGGAAAATCTCCCGAAGGTGTTAGATTATATTCTCAAGATAATAATGAGTGTATTATGACAGCATTATCAATGGATAATGTATCTGCATTATTAGAAGGAATATACTCAACTATCTATCCAGCATTGATAGATAAGAAGAGTGCTAATGTAGCTATTGTAATAGGATCTACTACTAATAAGAAGACATTAGTTATTTCTACCGATGGTAATGATATAGATTTAACTATCTATGTTGGTGTAGATGAGAATAATGTAGCTAAAGAAGGAAATTGTATTAGTCATAGATTTAATAAGAAAGAATGGATTAAAGACTATAACCCGAGTAGTGGTGAAGGTGAAATCCATGAAACTAATGCAGACTTCATAGCATTTAAAGAGAAGCTTAATGAGGTATATAAGTTATCATCTGCTGTAGTTCACGCATTGAAGAAAAATGAAGCATATAAGAATTCTTATAGCGGTAGTAATAATACTTATAATAATAATTCTAATAATGCTGAATATCAAGCACCTATTGCTAATGCTGGAACTAGTAATATGAGTGATTTTATACCATATAACTAAATATTTATGTAGAGTAATGATAAAATAATATCATTACTCTATTTTTTTTTATTATAGGAGTAATTTATAATGGCAATTGATTTAAGTCAAAAAGGAACTAAAGTATTTACATCAATTAATTCTCCATTTACAAATAGTGATACTATTGTAATAGAGTATAATGATATTTTAAGACCATTAGGATTTGATGTATTGAGAACCATGAGAACTTCTAATATATTAGATAAAATAATGGATGTTGGTAGTATTCAAAATATTTCTAATATGGAATTATTTGAATGGTATTTATTTAGAGATGAAATTAACGTATTTAAAAATTTTAATTTAAATGAAGAATTATTTAAAGATATAGAAGATGAATTTGATTGGTTGGATGAATTCTTCTTTAAAGAAATAGATGAATTAAATATTTTAGATATAGCAATTAAATATAGATTATATGATACTCTTCCATCATTATGTAATCAAGATTTAATTAAGAATGTATATGTATATACTGATAGATATTCTTCATCTATAGAAAAAGATATTAAAGAGAATTTTGGTATTAAAGCTATTTATATATATGGAGATTTTATAGATTCATTAAAGAATCATAATATAACTAATGAAACTACATATATCCTTAGTGATATATTAAAATTAGAATCATTAAAAGAAAATAATCTATTAGAGTTTTCTTCTATACTATTATCGGAAGGATATGGATATAACTTCGATAATGATAAACCATTAATAGATTTAGAAGAATTACTTAATAATACTTTATTTAAAATATTCTATTTTAATCCTATTGATATAAGTGAAGATTATGAAAAGATATTTATTTAGTAATATTTTATTTAACATCAATTTACTATTTATAAGAAAGGAAATTTATTTATTATGAGAGATGAGAATACAGGAGAATGGTTAGAACCTACAGAAGGAGTTGATTTAAGTACATCTGAAGGTAGACTATTTAAAAAAGAACCAGCAATAAATGTAATTTCAAAAGAAGAATTTGAAATAAGAGTAGAGAAAGTATTTAATCTACTATGGAAAACTTTAGCTAAGTCATTTGGACCTTATGGAGCTCCTACATTAATTTGTAAATATCCATATAGACATATGACAAAAGATGGATTTACTATAATGAAGAATTTATCTTTTGATGCTAGTGAAACAAAAGTAGATCAAGCTATATCAGATATGGCTGAAGAAATATGTGGTAGATTGAATTATAGTGTTGGTGATGGTACTACTAGTGCTATTATTGCTACTAATAGTATTTACCAAAATTATAGAAGTAAGAAAGAAGAATTAAATGATAGATTTATTCTTCCTAGAGATATCATTAAGAAATATGAAGTTATTAAGAATGATATTATAGAGAAATTAAATAATAAGGCTAAACCTATACAGACAAAGAATATAGATGAGTTATATAATAATATAAGAAATGTAGTATATATTTCAAGTAATGGTAATGAATTAATTACTGATTATATTTCGGATTTATATAAAGAATTAGGTGCACCTGCTATTTCGTGTATCAAAGCTCCTGATGGAATAACTAAGAAGAGATTGATTAATGGATATAGATATGAATTATCATTAGCAGATAGATTGTATATTAATAGTGATGAAAAGACAATGGAATTATCTGAAGCAGATATAATTATATTTGCTCATAAGATAAGCGAGAGTACATATAAGAAGATTCTTAAACCTCTTAGTATTCAATCAAAGATGAGAGGTAGACATCTTATTGTCTGTGCACCAATGTATGATGAAATTGCTCTTAATACAGTAATAGCACCAGAGTTAAATAATGAATATAGAACTAATCACGATGTTAATATGGTATTAACTAGATATAGAGCAATATCTTCACATACTAGAAAATTAATTAATGATTTTTCTGTATTGGTAGATACTGATATTATTGATAGAAGTAAAGAGAAATATATTATAGATAAATTAGATTCAGGAGTAGATATAAATTCATTATTCCAATTAGATACAAGACATATTACAGGAACTAAATGTATTGCGGTAAATAATACTGATCCTGTTACATATATCTATGGAGAAGATAAATTAGGAGATAATTTTAAAACTCTTGATGGTTTTTATACTGAAGATGAAAATGCTATTCGTGTAGGATATACTAGAAGTTGTTCATTAGGATTAACATATTCCCAATTTACTGATTTGGTATATGATAAGAGTAGATATGAAACTATATTAGCAGAAGCTAAAGAACTTCTTGAAGAAGCAGAAAAGAAATATCAGAAGTTAGGTACTTTTAATATAGAAGTAAATCAGTGTCAAGAAAGATTATATGCTCTTAATCTTAGAATGGGTATAATTGAAGTAGGTGCTGATAGTGAAGTATCACAAGGTATGTTAAAAGATGCAGTAGATGATGCAGTTAAAGCTGCTGAAAGTGCATATAAGTATGGAGTTATATTAGGATGTAATATTAATCTACTTCAATCTATTAGTGAAGTATTGATAGATACAACTAATATGTTAGATAGACTATTATTAGAAATTCTATATGATGGATTTAAAGATGTATATAAGACAGTATTAGCAAATGCTTTTCCTGATATGATATTTGATACAGATACTATTAATATAGAAAAAGATATAAAGAAGTTTGTTGATGAGCATATAGGAAATTTTGATGAGATATTTGAAGATATGGATAAAGTTCATGAAGCAATCGAGTATTGTGATTTTGATGATAATCTATCTTTACATAATTTTATTGTAGAATATTCTTTATTAGTATCTGAAGTATTTGATATATCTAAATTCAGATTTTCTAGTGATGTAATTAATTCATTACAAACTGATAGTGAAATATTAACAGCTACTATAGATTTAATATCATTATTGATAGTAGGAAATCAGATGGTAGTTACTCAGAAAGGAAATTTCTAATTTTAATATAAGGGGATAAATTTAACTATGCCATTATTCAGTAAATATCAAACAATATCTGAATTTATGCAAAACCCTTTTAGAAGTAGAGATAATAGAATAAAAAATCTAGGTTATGAGGAGAGATATAAAAAATATATCTCTTCCCATAAAATAGTTTATTACGCTACTACTAGATTGGGAGATGATTATTATATTCATTGTAAAGTACCAAGTGAAACAGCTGATAATATTACATATGATGTAGTATTAAGATTCTTTACAGATAATATTATTACAAAGACTAACAGAATGCTTACTGGATATAATGTACAATTCTTTTCTAATTCTCCTGGATTTATGTATAAATATGCATATATCTATAATAAAGCTGGTTATTTAATAGATACTCTATATGATAAAATAGATGCATCTTATATTAATACACCACCTAAAGATAATCCAGAAATAAAGAGTTATGAAAGTACTATATACTATACATGTAGATTCTTATTAGATAATAGATATAGATTTTTAAGTAAAGCAGATAGTGTTAGTAGTAAAGAAGTTAAGATAGATAGATTCTTTAATTCTATTAATGATTTTAAAACAACTAAACTTCAGAGATATTTATTAGAGAATGAAAAGAAGACTGGTCAATATATTACTAAAGATAAAATAGTAGAAAAAGATAAGGAAGATAGAAAAGAGAAACAAAGACCTCATAAAACTGGTACTTATGTATCTAAAGTTCCTAAAAAGACTGCTGGTGGTAGAGTATCTAAAGTAAGTAAGAAAACAGCAACTAAATCTACTGTTAAGAAAGATAATACTTAATCTATATATTATTTATCAGTAATAATATATTTTATCAAGAAAGGTTATGGTTATATTGGTTTATGGAAGAAAATTTAAAAACATCAAAGTTTATTGAATGGAAACCTGATGAAGAAGATCTTATATGTAAACAAGATGGAAAATTAGTAGTTTGTCATTTTGAAAAGATATTTGGTCACGATGAGAAATTATCTATATATGATAGATTTCTTATAGGTAGAGATAGTTATGTAAAACAACTAGATCAAATCATTAGATATATAAATTTCTTTATGAATGTATATGATCACGATAATGAACTAGTAACTGCATATTTAAAGATTAAATTTGCTGTAGATAAAGAAAATGCATTTAGTGCAGATGATTTAATGAGCTATAAATCTTTTCTTTATAATATCATATTTACAAATTCTATAATAGAGAAAATAAATAATATGGTAGAAGAAAATTATTTAGATGATATTGAAGCAACAGCTGATGATAAAAAATATTCTAAAGATAATAAGAAATATTTAGAATCATTAGAGTTTACTAATAATCATATACAGATACTATTAAAAATATCAATAGCGATCAAACTAATGGTACCTGTATTATTTCATTTTATTCAAAAGAATAAATTAAAATCTAATGAAGAAGATTTCTTATATAACTTCTATGATGATTTATTTGATTTATTTGGATTTGCTACTAATTGGACTTTATATGATTCTACTAATAGAATTATTGAACCTAATGTAGATAATAGAAAAGTAAAAGAATTTGTAGCAGAGAATAAAATACCTATAGTATTAACTGATAAAGGTTATAGATGTGAATATGTAAATGAAGATACTGGAGAAATTTGTTATTTCTTAAAGAAAAGAATTAATATGTATAATAAATTATATGCATATGTAAAAACTAAAGTATCTGAGAATGAAGTTAATAATAGTAAGATGTATGATCAAAGAGCTATATTTGGAGATGATTTAGTTAATGTAATAAATTACTTTGTTAAAAAGATATTAATTGCAGATACTATGATGAAATATAGATTTAATGAGATATGGGATAAACAAACTAAATCATATAAAGAGAATATAGTAGGATTTAATAAGACTGTAGTAAAATATCAATTGATGTATTACTTAAAAGCTCAGTATATAAAAAATCCATCAGAAATTACAAGTACTAAGAATTCAGAAGGATTATCATCTGTTGATAAATTCTTAATGAATCAAAATAAGATAGATGAAGGTTCTGTTATATTAAGTGAAATAAATATTAAGTGTACTATAGATATGATTAAAGAATTAATTGATGTTCCTATTACAGAAGAAGAAATTCAGTATTATATGGATAATCACCATCCTGATTATATTCAAGTACAATTAGTATATGCTTATTATACTAAATTCTTTGGTAGTTATAGAGATTTAAATCTATTAAGATTTAGAGAGTATATTGTATTATTATTATTACTTAAAAAGAAATTACTTATTGATCTAGGTTATGAAGAAGATGTAGATGGAGAATTACATTATGCCGCCTTGCCATATATAATAAGTGGTAATGTAATGGATAAAGTAAATACTAGAATAATAAGAAATAATACATTCATTAATGAATTATTCAATAATAGTGATTATAATGAATTAATTAATAGTAAATATGACCTATTGACAACTATTAATAATGATAGTATAATAACTATATTATCAGGAATAATAAATACCAAGTTTACTTATGTAACTTATGAAGCTCAAGATTTAACTGGGAAAGAAATAAATTATAATGTAGATAAAGTATCATCGGAATTATTATTTTTACTGAATTCAATTTAAAACAATTTATTAGGTAGTATTTTAATTATACTACCTAATTATTTTTTTTTGTACATGAGGAAATTTTATATATGAGAAGATATTCTTTTATGATTGCAATGCTCTATTATTTATATTATTTATTATGGTACAATATCCATATAACACATTATTTATCTTGGTGAATAAGGGAATTTTTATGTTCCCTTATTCACTAAATCCGTATTTCCTATATATATATTGATATACTATTTTTGTGTAATGAATGAACTAATATAAGTTTATTCATTATAAGTCACTAATTATATTTTGTTTTTAGAGGGTTATTTGGAGATACCCTTAGAAAAGGAGTTTCAAATGAAAAAATCAAATGAAGTTGTTAAGGTTGTAGTTGATGTAGTTAAAGAGTCTGCTAAAGATTTATTGATTTACGCCGGTGTCGGTATGGCTGTCATGAAGACGGTTCAAGAACTCGGCAAGGCTAAGGATTATTTCGATAAGAAGTAATCGGTTTTGAAAGATAGAAGTAAGGAGGTGATGAATACACTTCTATCTTTTTTTATTTTAACTACTACTAATTGGTAATATTTAAATAAAGAAAGGGAAGTTATAAAATGAATAATAATCTTTTTTTATTATCCGTGAATGTAGGAAATAAAGTAGAGAGTTTTTTAGCGTGTATTGATATTGATAAATCAAATTTAAATGAGGTAATGGATAAAATAAAAGCTATATATGGTAATGATGCAATGCCTATATATTTTATTAATACTGATATTGAAGATAGAGATAAAATAGGTCCATTATCAATGAGATATGAATTCTTAACAGAAGCATTGAGAAGATATATATTCTTTGATTATATTATTAATGATTACAGAATAGTATCATTCAATGAACCTAATAAAGAATTAATAAAAAATAATATAGAATTAAAATTAGTATTATATGGTCAGTTTGACAGTAAGAAAGAAAAGATAGTAGATAATTACATTAATATGTATTATCCATTAGCAAAAGTAAATAAGGTATATGCAAATAAAGAAAATATAAAGAGTATATTAGATTTAATAGATCATAAAATGAATACATTAATGATTACTAGTGATTTAGATCTAAGTACAATCTTATCATTAACTGGATATATGATTAATATAAGAATGATTGATAATGAATATAATATATATAAAGTATGGAAAGATTATAATAGAATAAATATAGAACCAGAAATTAGATAATTGAATTTATATTATATCTATATATCATTTCTATAGTAACAAATAATAATATTAGTTGACCTATCGGCTTAACGGGGAGAATGGAGTAACTATGTTAAACGTAAATGATGCTATTATCGGAACTATTGAGAATACTTTCAGAATTGGCAATGTAGATAAACAGAACCATACTTGCAAGTATGAATTTGATTATGTGGAGAATGGCAATCATCATAACTGTATGGTATCAGAGTATAAGAATAGTGATAATAATCATACCGGAAATATATCTATGGGTAATATCGGATTCTCATGGAGTAATAATTCTTGGAAATTACTGGTACAGAATCCAGATAAAGAGTACTTTAAGATATTCGTAGGAATGCTTATATGTATTGAAAGGGAACTCGAGATACAGTTACCGGATGGATTATTAGATTAAGTATTAAATTAGAATCAAGATTAAATTGTCTTGATTCTTTTTTTTTATTATAGGAAATTAAAATTATGAATAATAAAGAAATTAAAGAATCATTTATAGATTCTCTCTATAGTAGAGGAGAATATATAAGACAAGTTAATGAAGTAGAATATCAAACAAGATGTCCTTTTTGTGGTGATAGTAGAACTAAATTAAATACAGGTCATCTTTATATTAGAGTAAATCCTGAAGATAATTTACCGATGGTTTATCATTGTTTTAAATGTGAAGAAAGTGGAATAGTAGATGATTCATTTTTATTAACTATGAATATTAATGATATTAATTTAAAATCTAATATAGTAACTTTAAATAAGACTAGTGATAAAATAAAAGGACATAAATTCTTAGAAGATGATATTATAGTAAATTTTGATTATAAACTACCAGAGATTAAAGATTATAATAAAATTAAATATATAGAGAATAAATTAGGGTGTAATTTATCTATAGAAGATATTAGTAAATTTAAAATAATAACTTCATTAAGAGATTTCTTAATATATAATAATATTAAAGAAATTACTATGGATAATTATATATGTCATAATATAGAAAATAACTATATAGGATTTTTATCATTTGGTGGAGCATATATATTATTCAGAGATATTACTAATAAGCAACAATATAAATGGATTAAATATCCAGTTACTCAAGAGAGTAAAGGGTGTAAATTATTTTACTCTATAGAAAATAGTATTGATATATTTACTAAAGAAAATATTAATATTAACTTATCTGAGGGAGTATTGGATATATTATCTGCTTATAAGAATTTGAATTATAATACTAATAATGACTTGAATATTGCAGTATGTGGAAAGCAATATTTATCTGTATTACATACATTAAATAATATAGGGTTTATTGGTAGTAATATGAATTTAAATATATTTAGTGATAATGATGAAATATTTAATAATAATAAGAATAATAATCCCACTAATATAGAATATTTTAAGAAGTTATTAAGTAAGAATAAATATCTTTATAATAATACTAATATCTATTATAATCTAGTAGATAAAGACATAGGAGTAAGTAAAGATAAAATAAAATTAAAGAAATATAAAATAAGTTAAGATACATAGAGAAAATCTATGTATCTTAATTATTATTTCTTGAATGTAGCTAATGTAACACATAATGGTATATATACATCTTTATTATAATTATTATTATAAAGATTAATAGGAACTTCACTACCATATTCATCTATAATAATAGGATGTGATGTTGTTTTGTATATACTATTAGTAATCCATGGTTTAGGAGTACCATTAACAGTTTTTACTCTCTTATAATGAGAATCTAACATACTATATTGATCGAATTGTACTTCATTATAATTAGTTAATGAATTATATCTTCTACCAAATATTTCTTTTTCATTAGGTAACCATAAATGACCCATATTATAACATATAATATGATCGAATCTATCAGATATTATAGTATACCTTAATTCTGATATATTGTAAATATATGAATCTTTAGTTTTTGTATATAATTTCTCATTACCATATTTACAACCATTCATATCACCATATGCTTTAGTAATTTCCTGATCAGTAAAATTAGTATCATAATAGTTTTTTAATTGATTATAAGCTCCATATAAAATATCCCTTATAGAAATACTATTAGTAGTAACTAGAGATGATAATCTTGGAGATTCCATTGTATTATTTACATTAAGTTTTATAGTTGGTATTAATTCATCACTAATGGCGTCTACTCTAATATATCTCTCGTGTAAATGAGAATTATACCATTCTCTATATTCTATTCTCATAGTATAATTAACACCATCAGCACCCATTAATGTAAAATAATCACCATCATTAAAATAATCATAATAATTTCCATTAGATAATATTTCAGGTAATTTAAATAATAAACTACCAAATTCTTCTTCATTGATTTGTCTAACCATATCTGATTTAGCCATATCAATTCCTATTTTTTTAGGAGCTATTTGATTTGTTATAGTAATCCAATCACTACAGTACATTTGAGGAGTCATTGTTGTTGTACGTCTTCCATTAGGACTAGCCATAAATAATTGACCTTTATATTTAACAATATCACCTCTATTATATCTAGTACTTGATTTAAAAGTAATAGGATCAGCTATATTAATATTATATTTACCATTATTTACATCTACTAATATTTTATCTAAATCAGTATCTATATCATTTAAATTATCTATATCTAAAGATACACCACTTCTTGAATATTTATCAGTATCAATAATATTCTCTTTAGTAATCTTAAAAGATATTTCTTCTTTTGATTTATTATACAACTTATATAATTTCATAAATAATACCTACCTTTATACGAATCTCATACCAAACATAGGAAAATATCCGTATGATGGTTGATATATATTAGAGAATCCCTTATCAATATATATAGGATCAAAAGTACCATTTCTTAAAGTGGATGTCATTATACAACATTCTCTATTATTGAATTTAAATACTCTATATTCTGCTTTTTTAAACATAGGATACTGTTGACAAGTCATTCCTTCAATAGGGGTACTATAAATAGGTTGATCTATTATTTCTGACTCATATAAGAACCATATCTTTCCTAGATTAGCTTGATCATAAATTCCTGCATCATTATTATTAGCAGAACTTTTACGATCTTCTTTATTAAAATTTCTAGCTATCGTAGTTTTATATTTATCTATTATATGAGATATAAATTCACTACCAAATCCTTGAGTATTAGATGATACTAATAAAGGTGGGATAAAATTATCCCATAATTCATTAGTGAAATTACTTAATATAATAGGAGTGTAACCACTATGTAATTTAGTATTATCAAAAATTACAGGAATAATAGGTTTATTAATACCCCAAGGAGTCATTCCTGAAGTATCACCCGATCTATTAATACATTCTACACATATTAAATCTATATTATGAGGTTTATTAGGTGTATTTGGATCACTATTTCTATATATATCTATATTAATAATAAATTTGAATTTCCAATCATTAGTTTCTAATTCAAACCAATCACCATTATTAATATATCCATAATATTCATCTCTAGCTATCATTTGAGATATTTCATCTAAAGTATACTTACCATTAGTATCATAAGAATGATTCCCCCCATTATAAGTATTTTTTACAATACATCTATTTTCTGCATAAGGAGTTAATCTCAACCAATTATCTCTATCATTAAATGAATATTTATCAACATCATCTTTTTTAGATATATATACATTTTTATTAGTATCTTTTACTATAGTAAATTTTTTATATTTTTTACTAGTAAGAGCTACTTGATTATCTATAGTTATATTATCATTATCCATTTTATTATTAATACTAGTAATTTTACCATTAATGGAATCTATCTTATCTGATAATATAACTTTTGGAGTATTTTGTAAAATAACATTTCTAGTATTAGATACGTTTAATATTCTTTCTTTATTTTTATTTACTGGAAATTTATATGTTGGCATAAATTAAATTCCTTTCATTTAAGCAAATCTGAAACATAATAATTTACCTCTACTACTTTGAGAAGCTTCATCATACCCTACATATCCATCTGCAACTACATATACCGTTGCATTTTGATTATCTAATAATGACCAAGTTATATAACTATTGTATATTCCATCAGTATATGAGTCGACTAACGATGATAACTGTCTTCGTATTCCTATATATTTACAACTAGGATATTGAATGCATGTATTAGAATCAGCTTCTAAATTACTTAATCTACTATATCCTAATATTTCACCTTCTCTTAATTGCCATGTATATCCTATAGGAATATCGTAATTAGAAATGCTAGAAGCGGAATTTCCTATTTGTCTATCATATATAATAGCAGTTTTTTCTATTATGTATGATTTTAGAGTATTGCTTAATTTAGTTTGAGCATCTGCCCATAATTTATCTCCAGCTCTTTTAAATATACTCTTAAATGAACTAGATCCATTTCCAGCTATAGTATTAGTGGGATTATCTTTACCAAGAGTTTTATCCCATACATCAAGATATTGTGGTTGACCAAAATGCAATATCTCATCACTAATCATATCTATATGATGAGGAATAGTCCCATCTTTATAACAGCGTCCATAATATGTATCTATATTAAATCTCATATGATATAATCTATTATCAATAATTAATTCTATATAATCATTATCTTTAATATATTGATTATAATCATTATTTAAAAGCATATTTCTTAAATCATTATATGTATATCCATAATCACTGGTAATATTACCACCATTATCTCTTAATACACATATAGGAGATCTAGGTCTTTTATCTAATTTAAAAAAATATGGTATTTTTTCACTAGGTTTAATAATACTATCGACTTTATCTCTAGTATAATAAAATTCTTTATTATATTTAGTAACTGTAAATTTATCATATGTATTATTTGGACTAGGATAATCATACCAATCATATCTTTTATACGTAATTGCATTTTTATTATTACCAGCAGGAATAAATTGCTTATTAGTATTTTTTATTTTATTATATTTATTATCTATTTTATACATAATATCTGGTAAAGAATCAGAAGTCGTCTCGTGGTATATATGTCTATCATAAATACCAAAATTCACTGGAGTACCATCTTTCTTTCTGACATTATAAATTTTCATATATCAATTTCCTTCTTTTATTTCTTATATTCACCAAATGTAAAACACAATGGCATATACACTTCGTTTAAATCGAATTCATTAGTTGTACCTTTTGTAAGATGTATTGGTATTTGAGTTCCATCACCACTTACTATACATGGATATCTAGTTTCTCTATATATAGAATAAGTACACCAGTTCTTAGGAACTCCTCTTAAAGTTTTTACTCTTTTAAATGGAGTATCTAAAGTTTTTAATCCATTAAAATTTGATTCAGCATACCCATCTATAATACCATAAGATCTACCAAATACTTCTTTTTCAGTAGGTAACCAGAAATATCCATCTACTTCCCATGATTTTTTTCCTGTAGGAATAGTATTATTAAATAATCTACCTTTCTCATAATTGGTATCACCAGTCACATCATTTGCATATACACCACCATTAGATACTTTAGTACTTCTTGCATAAGTTCTATAGTTTCTTTTTTTCTTCTTTATAAAGTTTAATAGATGATTAGGTAAATATCCATCAAATCTTCCTAAGTTTTGACTCATTATAGAAAATTCCCATATAGGTAAATTAGCAAATTTATCTGCCATATAATATTCATCAGTTTCTATTCCCTTAAGAGGATTATTAAAATTCATACGATAATATGGTAATAATTCATCACTAACCATATCTATAGTAGAAATCATTCCACCATCTGCATCTATCCATTCTTGATAGTTCATTCTCATGGTATATTTATTACCAGTAGAATCAGTTATTATTATATAATCACCATCATTAAAGTAATCATAATATTTTCCATCTTTAAGTATATCATATACATTACTCAAACAAAAAGTTCCATATGTATCATATTTATAAGTGGAATTAACATCTCCACTATCATTATATGTACAATAACCAACACACTTATATCCCCATGAATCAGTTAATGCCATCCAATCTTTTGAATACATATGAGGTTCGCTATTAGTAGGAGATTCAGATACACTCATAAATAATTGATTATTATATTTAACTATAGATGATCTTGGATATTTTACATTTGGTACATATTTTAAATTATCTGGTATATTTAATCTTATACTATTAAGAAATTTAATATAATCTTTTAAATTACTTTCAAGATTAATTAATTCAATAGTATAATAAGGATAATTAAATCTATGATCAAGTATATCAGAATAATTACTCTTGATTATAATATCGTCTTTTTCTTTATTTACTAATCTATGATATTTCATAAATTTAATAATTCCTTTCTATACAAATCTTATTCCAAACATAGGAAAAGTTTCATGTTTAATACCGTCACTATATACCATAGAAGTATCTTTAATAATCATAATAGGACTTAGATCTAATTGGCTATATTCATATCCTTGATCTTTCATAGTAGCACTTAATAAAGAAGATGTTAATATATGACATAAATCTCCATTAAATCTAAATTCTCTATTATAGAATTTTTGAAATATGGGATATTGCTCACAACACATTCCATCTTCTAATGATGATAATGCAACATATGATTTTATCTCATTCTCATATAACATCCACGCTTTTCCTAGATTAACTTTCTCATAAGCCCAATCAGTTTTATTAGCAATTGTATCATTGGATTTATCAAAATTTCTAACAGGAATCATTTTATATTTATCTACTATATGACTTCTTATATCTTCACTAAATCCATTAGATATTCCATTAGTAACTATTGATTTTACTAAGAAATTATCCATAAAGTTATTTAGTATTATTGGACTATTTCCATTTGGGATTAATGGATTATTCAATATACTAGTTTGGAGATTATAAAAATCTTCAGGATTTCTATAATAACTACCTTGATTAAGTTCTATCTCTGTACATATAAAATCAATATTATGAGGTTTCTCATCAGTATTTCTGTATATATCTACATTAGCTAAAAACTTAAATCTACCACCTACCCAATTAACCCAAATATAATCACCATTTTGAATATATCCATAATAATCGTTATTACTTAACATATTACTCAAATCATTATATGTATATCCATATTCTGATTCTATATTATATCTTTTATCTGTCCATTTTTCTTCTAATAGACAAATATTTTCTCTATGTCTTGATAAAGGTAACCAATAATTAGAATTATCTCTAGGTATATTATTAGTACTCTCTTTAATAGACATAAAAGATTGACCTTTATTACTTATAATAGTAAATTTTTTATATGTTTTATTACTATCATATTTATTATCATCATATACAATAGCATTTTCATTATCTTCTCTTAAAAAGGTTTCTCCATCTCTATATAAATCATCCAATTTCTTAGTTAGAGTTTTAGTAGGAGAACCATAATTATCAGTACAGATAATATTATCTGTAGTAGTTCTAATGGGTATTTCTTGCCCATTTATCGTTTTTGGAAAATATCTACGTTTAGTCATAAATAAACTTTCCTTTCATATTATGCAAATCTAAAATTTAGAGTATAATGCACATTATAATCTCCAGTATCAGGAATTGAAGCAAATCCGTATTTTGATACTCTAACAGCAAGGTCTCTCTTATTAATTAAACTTGAAGTAGTGTATCCTTGATATTGCTGGTTAGATTCCATTCCCAATTCATAACTTTTAAGTATCATAGGAGTTTTTTTAGCAGCACTTATTCTTTTATTACTAGGATATTGAATACAATTATTATTATCATAATTCCGAGATGATAGTATTGGATACCCATATATCTCACCTTCTCTTAATTGCCATATTTTTCCTATATTAACTAAATATTGAGAATTATTATAAATATGATCAATATCTACATAATATTTACTAGATATAGAATCAAATAATATTCTTCTATTAGGCATATAAACTAATTTAGGAATTATATGATTACGTAATGTTGGTTCTATTCTATTAATCACATTATCTTCTAACATCTTATTTCTATAATTATAAAAATTATCACTAGTAGTTGATGTAATAGAAGAAGCATCACCTAATAGATTATCTGCTATACTAGTATATTGATTGTGCCATAATGTAATATATTCTTTATGGAAATAATCTTTATGTAATACATCTGTTACAAATATTTCATCACTAAGCATATCTATATGAGGTCTTATATTACCCTCATTTCCAAATGGAAGATTACTGTATGGTGATTTAGCACTATAGTCATAATATACATTGATATTGAATCTCATATGATACATATATCCTTCTAATATTACTAGAATATAATCATTATCTTTAATATATTGATTATAATCTTTATTTACTAGCATATTGCTTAAATCATCATATGTATACCCATATTCACTAGTAGTTGTATTTTTATCCCAGTTAGATACTATTATACAATTTCCTCTATTAGATGATTCTAACATTTTCCAATATAAAGATTTTGGATTTGGTTTATTATAACTATTATCTACATTTAATTTCTTAATATACCAATTATTATTATATCTAACTATATCATTTATAGTTTTATTATTATCGGTAGTAAAATCATATCGTTTATATCTATTACCGATACTATCTATTCTTGTATTGTAGTTAAATCTACTCCTAGATGGAAATTCTCTACATACATTATATATTTTTTCTATATCTACCATAGCATCTAAAAATGGTTTATCTTTAGTTGTATACCAGATATATTTTTCATATATTCCTAATGGTAATACACGACCATTAGATCTTCTTGCGTCATATATTTTCATAAGGATTTTCCTTTCTTTATGAACTTAAAACTTATAATACTGTGAAGCTTATATATCATTTCTTTGTATACTACTAATAATTTAGTATATATAAATCAACTAAGAAATAAAATAAAAGAAAGAAAGAGGTAAAAGTTATGGCAAATTTTATGTCAGCACAAACAGAGATTGATGGAGTAGTAGAAAAGTTGGAGGCTTGTAATAATAAAGCCGCTAATATAATAGCAGAACTATGCGTTAGTAAAGCTAATGATGGTTCATTGAAAGATAATACTTATATAGAGTTAATGAAGTTGGTATCTAATTATCCAGCTGAATTACAAGCAAGAATATTTGCTCAGGCAATAGTTGTTGTAAGTAAGCAATTAAAAGGTACTGTATCAACTACTAAAGTAAAATCAGATTCAGCTAGATCCGATTTCTTTAAACATAGATAATATTGAAATTTTTAGAATACTGGTAATGAAAATTTATCAGTATTCTTTTTTTAAGGTATTTATATTATGAATTATGATATTAATGTATTTAGAACTCATATAGAAATATCTCCTTATAATAAAGGAGATAATATAGATTTTGAAAAAAATATGTCTACATATAATAAATCATTTCATAAATGGAATCCTTTATGCTATTATGTAGAGAATAATATTTTGTATCTTCCGAAAGGAATAAGTGTAAAGACTATAGAGAAATATTTTTATTCTTCTCCTATTCCTAATATAACTCCAGATGATTATGATAATATAGAAGAAGGAGAAGGATTATATCCACCTAAGAATGAAATACAAGAAGATGCTATTAATTTTTTATTAGGAAAAGATAATTATGGATATACTGGAAGATATTCTCAATTAGGATTAAATCTAATAACTGGAGATGGTAAAACTTACTGTAGTATATATTCAGTTCTTAAATATAAGATAAAGACTATAGTAATTACTCATCAAGAAAAATTAAAACAGCAATGGATTAAAACTCTTAAAGAGATGACTTCTTTTCCTATAGAGAAAATAGTAGATATATCAGGAAGTGATATAATAGATAAAATATTAAATGATAAGATAGTAGGAGAAATATATCTAGTAAATCATCAGACTATATCTAGTTATGCTAGAAATCATTCATGGTCTGATATAAGATTATTATTTAAGAAAATTAAAGTAGGAATAAAGATAATAGATGAGAGTCATAAATTTTTTGAATCATCATTAATGATAGATTACTTCAGTAATTGCTATAAGACTTTTTATTTAACTGCTACATTTGGAAGATCAGATCCACACGAGATAAGATTATATAAACAAGCTTATTCATCATTAGTAAGATTTGGAGAAGAAACTATCAATTCAGATATTAAAAGAAGACACACTAAATTTATTATCTGTTATTTTAGATCAAAACCTAAAAATGGTATTATGCCTAAAATAGATAATGCATTTGGATTTTCTGGTTATAGATATATTGATTATGAATTAAAAAATAGTAATGGTGTATTATTAGACTTACTTAATTATATATTAGAAAATACTTCTCACTTAGAAGGAAAAACTTTAATACTATCTTCTAAAGTAGAGAGTGTGGAATATATAGCAGATTATGTAAGAAGTATTACAGATAAATCTGTAGGTACAGTACATGGAAATAATACTAATGAAGTAAATAAAGAAAATTTACAGAAAGATATTATTTCTTCTACTATTAAATCAGTAGGTGAAGGAACTGATATAAAAGGATTAAGAGTATTAATAAACTTAGAACCTATTGGTAGTAAAATAGTAGCCAATCAAGTACAAGGAAGATTAAGAGAATATTCTCCTAATGATGATACTCTTTTATTCTACCCAGTAGATACTACATTAGAGCAACCGATAAATTTATTAAAGAGAATTCTACATACTATGAAAATTAAATGTAAAGAAATAATAAATATGACGTATTAAAGAAAGGATTATAAATTATGGCATTAGAATATATACCAACTAAATTAGTTGATAAAATGAATAAAGAAAAAATGATTAAAGATAATATAGTTCCTCTATCAATAGAAATAGATGAGAATGTAATTTATTTTATATCCGCAGATCATCCTAATAAGAAATTTAGTTTAACTAAAGCTCAGATAAGAGATATATTCGCTTCGTTATAAAAACAGAATTGTAATACTATGAAAGGATAATGAAGATTATTATGCTTAATGGAATTTCAGACTCTATTAAACGAAAGAATGCTGAGTTTATTAGAGATGTAGAATATATCAAAGAGATGGCATATGAAGATGCATTAGATGATAGATTGAATTGTTGTACTAATGATACTCCAGATCTTTCTATGAGTACTATATCCGATGATGTAAAATTTATAGATAGTTTGGATGAGACTCCAGAAGAATCAGAAGCTGAAGTGCAAAGGATTATGAATGCTGATAGAAATCTAACATTTAATGATATGATAGGATTAACAAAGCCTACTGATGTAGAAGAAGATGGAATGGAAGATGAGGTGTTTTTCTGATGGATATAAGTACAAAAATGTATATTATTACAACAGCTAAAGAAATACCATGTTTAGGTGGTATTACTGGTCCTATTACAACACCAGTAAAACTTAATCAGAGTGATCTTATTTGGTTATTGAATAATGGATTTAAAGTATATCAGTGTAATCCATTTGATAGTAATGAGAAAGTTCTAGTGGATAGAATGAATATGAATAATATTACATTTACTAGAAATCGAGCTGTAGTTACTACGGAGAGAATAGAGAATTTAAAGAATCAAGAAATGAGTAAACCTATAGAACCTGTAAAAAAAGAAAATAAACCTGTAGTAGAAAATAATCAGAATAATAAAGATGATAAATCTTCTGATACAGATAATAAGGTTAATAAAGCAGATTCATTTCAAAAGAAATAATATTATATAAGTCATAGATAAAAAAATATCTATGACTTATATTATTTTTTTTTAAAATATGTTGATGAATAATATCAGCTTAGTAAAGCAATTCTTAATAAATTGAGTAATTCCCATACTTATTCTTTTTATTATTCCAACTCTTTTTGTAAGGACATCGGGTCCTATTATATCTCTCCTAGTCTTAAGTTTCATGGTTTCTGATTCCATTAACTGGAGTTCTCTTTCACATAAACTCAAACTTTTAAAGACATCTGAATTTCCACTTATTTCTCTTTCAAGAAAATGAATATACTCGGTTATTTCAACTTTAATTTTAGTTTGTTGAAGTGTATCAATAAAACTATAAGTTTCATTAACTTTTCTTTCAAATTCTTCTATCTCATCATCCATATCATCTATAGTCTTATAAGTATTCTTAGAAATTCTATTCATAATAGGAGTTAATTCAGCAATAGTTTTATTATATACATTAACCATTCTAGCACAGTTGTATACTTCTACAACTTCTTTACCTTCATCTCTAGCTTTAACAGCTTTTTTATAAGTAGATCTAGTAGAGAATTTAGTTATTAATCTTTTTACCCTATATTGAATTTCTATAATAACTTTTCTATTGAATTCTTGAAATCCAGCAATTAATTTAGCAAAGAATTTTTTTATAGATGTCCATAGTCCATCACGTTCATCTGTTTTTCTTTGACCAAATAATAAAGCTTCTGTATAATAATTTCCAATAGCATTAGTTAAATCATATTCTATAGATAATAGGTCTTTGTTAGATTTTTCAACCATAAATAAAAATGAATCATATGTCATTTTTCTTTATTCCTTTCAATAAGCCTATTAATCCCATGTTTTCAGGTAGATATCAACACTTTTCTCAAATATATTATAAGCATAATAATACATGGGTCTACATATAATTTCAATATCATTTAAATCTACACGAGTAGCTGGAAGACAACCCAGTTTATCAAATATTTTATATTCCGTAAATTTATATAAGTCTTTAATATTAGTAATTATTTCATCAGGTATTTCTTTAACTATATCTGGTACAAACTTCTTAGTCAAATCAAGTATTCTATTAATAAACCACCTAATAAGGCTATTAATTATGTATATATTAAATTTATCATAGCGAGGAAATTCATATGCGAAGAAATTATTTATTAAAGGAATAGAATTATGCTTCTTTGGATCAAATAGATCTAATCCTTTCTTCATAGCTAGAAATTCTTCGTAATGAGGAAATTCCAATCCATGCTCTTCAAATATCTTAATTTCTTTCTCATCATCAATAAATTTGTAATAATATTTTTCGTATAATTCTTCTACAGTCATTTTAATTTATTCCTTTCATTATTAAATTTATATAGTAGTGAATTAGATTATAAAATTGGCTATATAATACACTCTGGTATAAAAAAAGAAAGTTCCGAAGAACTTTCTTAAATTATATTATTTATATTATACCCCATATAGGAATATAATTTCGGATTAGTTCTATACTATACATATTTGAACGAACATTATCTTCGTCTGTAATATATTCAATAGATAGTTCTAAATCAGAAATTATTTTATTTAAATCATCGACATCATACATATCCTCAATATAATATTTTCTAATATGATGATCTGATAAATAATTATTCCCATTTTCATTTTTTACATCAATTATTATAACTTCATGAGAAAAATCCTCATAAATATAATCAATATCTGGACTACTTATAGTTACGTAATCTTCCACAACATATAACATTTTAAAATCCCCTTTCTTAAATTAATTAGTTATATACATATAGATTATATATAGGTGAATTAGATTATAAAATCATTCCCACATCAGAATAATCTTAAAATAATATCCAGAAAGGATTTATTTCAAATATGGATAACGATACAAAAAAGAAAATTAATGATATATCAAAAGTAAATCTTAATTTAATACCAGTAAAATTTGATTTAACTACATTGAATATGACAATGTATTTTATATATAAAGATAGTGTACTGAGGACAAGAAAAGTATTAAATAACATATATAAGTTATTTAACCATATAGATGATAGTTATTATAAAGAGAATCCATCTCTATATGCAAGAGTATGGATCATAAGAAAAACGTTACAAGCAAGATTATTTGATGGATATGATTCTCCATTTGAATTTATTACTACATACTTAAAAGATGATGTAGAATGTAATCAAGTTATAAGTGATATTATAGATACTATACCTACTGGTAATATATCACATGAAGAAAGTAAATATATAATAAGAAAATTAAATGATATATTAGAATTTGGATATGTAATGACTCTAAAATCAATATATCAAGAAATACTAGATTCAATAGATACTGATGATATAAAAACTTATAAATCTATACAAGATGATTTATATAATATATCTACTTCTATTATTAATATTAAAAGAAATACTAATACAACTAGTTCAACTAATATGTTCTCATTAGATACAGAATATTTTGATTCTGTAATAGAAGAATCTTTAGATAGATTAAAAGATAGAAATAGAATATTAGTAACAGGAATTCAGAGATTAAATACATTATTATCTCCAGGTTATTTATCGAAAAGATTATATACTTATTTAGCACTACCTGGAAAGGGTAAATCTACAGTATTATTAAAATCGGCATTAGATATAAAGAAATATAATCAAGGTATACAAACAAAAGACCCTGATAAAAGACCTGCTGTATTATTCTTGACATTAGAGAATGGAATAGAAGAAACTGTTGAGAGAATGTATAATATGGCGGTAGATAATGATGATATTAGAAATTATACTACTAAGCAAGTAATTAAGAAATTTAAAAAAGAAGGTCATTTAGAAATAACTGATAAAAATAATATAGATATAATTATTAAAGAATATAAGAATAGAGAAATAGATACTAATGACCTTTATAGTATAATTAATGATTTAGGTGATGAAGGAATAGAAGTAATTGCTTTAATCATTGATTATATGAAAAGAATAAGACCATTTGAACCAGCAACTGAAGAAAGAATAGAATTAAAGAATATTACTAATGAATTAAAAGAAGTTGCTAAGTTTTATGATATACCAGTAATAACAGCACAGCAGTTAAATAGAGCCGGTGCTACTGTAATAGATGCTGCAATACAAGCAAGAAAAGAAGATGTAACTAGATTAGTTGGTAGAGATTCAATAGCAGGAGCATGGGAAATACAAGAGAATAGTGATTTTACTTGTATTATAAATCCAGAAACTAAAATGGATACAGGAGAATTATATTTAACATTTAAGATGTTAAAGAGAAGATATAGAAGTAGTGAAACGAATATTAAGTTAAGAAGATTAGAATATTTCTCACATCCATTTGAAGAGGGTAGTGAAATAAGATTAAAAGATGACTTTGGATTAAGTAGATCTTTATCATTAGAATCATTATCTACTAAATTTAGTCCTAGTGATACAAAAGGACCGACTAGTGTAATAGAAAGACATCAATTAGGAGAAGAAAGTAATAAGAATACTTTAAATAGTATAGCTCAAGAGATAGAGGATTTTGAACCATTCGATTTAACAAGAAGTAGAAGTTATTAAAAGATTTAGAAATATAGTTAGATAATAGCTATATTTCTAAATCCGTATTATATTGATATAATATTTCTATGTAACTTAATAATATTATATTCAAAGGAGTAAAAAAAATGGAAGTATTACAGGAAAGAAGAAATGAGTTAGCTGATGGTTTATCTATATGGTATGAGTTTGAATATCAGGGTAGAACTGGCGAATTCTCGTTAAACGAGTATAGGTCAGAAAATAAAGCAGTCTACTGTGTCACATGGGAAGACCAGAATGATGATGATCTATATCTCGCATGGGATAGTAGTAGTAATAATATTACTGAAGTATATCCTGAAGGATTTGATGCTGATTCTTTTAGAGAAGAATTTAAAGAATGCTTTGATGTAGATATACCAGAAGCTTAAGAGTTAAATTAATAGACTAGAGAAAAAAATCTCTAGTCTATTTTTTTTTATTTATAAAATTTTCTTCTAGCATTCAATAATAGTTCATCTCTCTCATCTTCTGAGATTTCTCCATTACTACATCTCTCATATAGAACTCTACGAACCTGTTTAAATTTATCTTCTGTAGATAAGAATTCATAACCATATGTGGTATTACTAGCGGATTCTATAAATGCATTTGTATTAGTTCTATCTATTAGATCTTCTCTCTCCGATAATGTAATAAGACCATTATTACACGCTTCATATAAAGCTTTCTTAAAATCATATGCTGCTGATTCTTTTTTTACTTCAGTAGCAGTAGCTTTAACTTTCTTACCTTTAGTATTAGCCATCTTCTGAATATTCCTATCCATTCTCTTTAATGTACCAATAAGATAATTCATTCTCTCTAATGCGGTATTCTTATATGCATTCATATCATCACCGCTTAGAGGTTCTCCATTAGCAAATTTAGATGCTGGTCTACCCCATGCTTCAATCATTGCTCTAATTTCTTCTATACCTAATGATATACCAAGAGTAGGAATTGCTAATAGAATCATTATTAATTTTCTTAACCAGTTTATTGTAAATGCCGTATATAATCCAAATGCAATAGAACCAATTTCACTAGCATCTACCTTTTCAATATCCTCTCTTAAATCAGCTAAAGATCTACGTAAAGTTTCTATGTTCCTGCGAGCATTATTATACTCACCAGCCTTTAAAGCTTTTTGAATATCTTTCATATTCTTATTATATAACTTAGTAGCTTCTTTAAGCTTTGCTCTTATATCAAGATTTGCTCCTTCTTGATAATACTCATAATCATTATAAAAATTATACATAAGCTCATTACCTTTATTTTTCTTATAGTTTAACTTTGTGTTTTCTAAGAGGATAAAAAAAGAATAACTTAATAATGGATTTACTAAGTTATAGATATATTATCTCTATAGATGAAAAATAAAATTTATATAAAGGAGATACAAAATGAAATTAAAGAAAAAAGTTGAAGAGATATCAAATAATGCATCTATGGGAATACTTAAACTTATCTGTATTCTTAATGGTATAGATTATAATGAATATATAGGTTCCGTTGGTTTATTTGGTGATGGATTATTACTAAAAGATTCAAACTTTATAGAGATGAGTTCAGTAGATTGGTTAAGTCATAAATCTTTATCATATGATAATTTTATATTCAGAATTAAATTTACTACTATATTATTTTCTAAGATAATGGGTAGAGATAGTAAGATATCTAAGAATGTAAATAAGTATTATGATTTAGATAGTAAGAAATATAAGAATAGAATGAATATAGATGTTAATATGGATTTATATAGAACTTGTTATAATTTAACTACAGATGTTCTTAATAAAAATAGATGGACAAAATCTATATATGAGATAAATGCATATGCAATGGCTATTCCTAAGAAATCAGATTATAAAGATATTCAATATCATATAGATTATATCTATAATGATTTGATACTTGGTACTAAGTATGAACCAATGACAGGAAGATTATTTGATAATGGTACTGTAGCTTATGAGTTATTGAGATTATCATATTTATTAATAACTTATGATGTAGATTATGAAAATTTCATAAGTGGTAAAAAATTTACTGGATTAAATATTAATGAAGATATGTCATGGTTTTTATATAAGTATGGTAAGAGATTAAATAAATATATTACTAAGAATAAAAAGAATATAAGTCCATTATTTAGAGCATTCTTAGAGGCTAATCCATCTTGTTACACTAATAGTAAATTTGCTGGTAATGATAATATTGCATTAGCAATGCTTAGTTTGGAGTTCATTAAATTTATCTATAATGATGAAAGATTAAATATATTTATAGATAGAGTAATGAATACTAAACTTAAATTTGCTAAGAAATTACCAAAAGAAAATCCTATAGATTTAAAACAGTTTATGAATTTGCAATTTAGTTAAAAAAAAATAACTAGGGAGATTAAATTTCTCCCTAGTTACCTATTTTTTTTTATTTAGTTAAAATCTTTACAAAGATCATAGAAGCTTCATCCATTGATGTTAAATTACCATTATCTATGATGTAATCATAATCACGGTATTTCCTAAAATCTTCAAACATACGTTTTTCTGATTTACTTCTATCAATAAACTTATTAGAATCACTTCTTTCAGATATTCTCTGTTTTCTAACTTTATAAGGAGTATCTATATAGATTGTAACGATATTGTATCTATTACTATAATCTCTTTTAAACTCCTTTAATCCTTTAGGATCAATTACATAGATATTAGCATTATCAAAATTATCTGCTATAGCCATATATCTATAATCACCGATTTTAGTTTGTGCTATAACTTCTTTGTTCATAGCAATATTATCAAATTCATCAGATGATATGAAATGATGTTGTACTCCATCTATTTCATTATCTCTCTTTGGTCTATCTGTAAATGATACAATTGGGTTGAATTTAGATTCTAGTTTATATTTATCTATAGTATATTTTACTAAAGAATCCTTACCAGAACCAGATTCGCCTACTATACAATAAATAGTCTTTTTATAGAGTTTGTCTATTTCGTCATTAATTCTTAATGAATTTTTTGATAGTATTGTTTTAGCGACTCGTAGATAGAAATCTTTTTTAGTATCTATTATATCATTTATTAATAATTGAATTTTGTTGAGTTTGAGTACCGCATCATCGACAGGTGGAGTTTTAACTATTTTATCCATATCTTGAATAAATTTAGATACTATGTTTTTTCTTATATCTGAAAGATTAGAATCATCCAAACCCACACTATCATCGAGCTTAATAGATGAAGGTTTTATTTCAATATTATTATTTACTTTTTTGAATTTATCACTCACATCTCGTATTATCATATACGATAATCCTAATTTATATATTACGTCTAATATATCAGTTATATTAAACTTAGTAGAATCTGATATTATCAATTCTAGTTGTTTATTTGGTTTATTATTTGATATAATATAATCCCAACCATCAAATGCTTTTTTTCCATATAATATTGCACTAACTGTTGCTATAAATATACGTAGTATTGATAAATATGCTGTTTCAATACCTTTTATAAATGTAGTTGTATCACATACATTATTATCATATGCATTTAAAGCAACTAAACGGAAATTTATTAAATTGATAACTGAGTAGATATTATCATCAGATATATCATAATTTATAAGGACATTTAAATATGATTCAACTACTATACGCATAAGTACATATATTGATATAAATGTATCGGTACGACTTTCTATAGTAATATCATACATTAATTTATTTTCTATAAGCTTAGCTTTTTCACTCAATACCGATATTACATCATCTACAGATTTTATATCAATTATCGTATTAGTACTACTTATATTCAAATTATTCCAATATTCGCTACATTTAGTAACGATTCTTATGTTAAGATCATTTTTAAGTTTCGTTAATTTTTCTTTTACTTCGATATTGTACATTTTTTTACCTCGCTTTATAAATATTAATATAAAAAATATAATTTGGTGATTATAAAACCACCAAATTATATTAATTAATTAGTTAATCCATATCAGGATTTGGAAGAATACTCAATTCATCATTTATTCTACGAATACTACTCTCGAGTTGTGATCTCAATAATAATAGATCAAGCGTTTTAAGCTTACTCTTCTTCAAAATACTTATTATACCATCATTGATACTATCATCTATATTTTTACTAATATCTCCAAATTCCTTTGAGAATTCTTTCATGTCATCAGTAAATTTCTTAAAACGAAGTTTAAATTTATTCTTCATATCTTCTTTACGAGATGATTCTTGATTATTTTTAATATAATTAAATAATTCATCCATACTACTAAATTTATGTATAAATGATGAATCATAGAATTCTGATGGTAAACCTGTATCGTTAAGTGATTTTCTTATTACATTCTCTATATCCTCGAATAGATTATCTTTACGATATCTTTCAGCTTTGTTTAGTTCGTTAAGTATATTCTTCATTTCGGTAGGAATTTCCGGTATGATATTTATAATATTATGAAATACCAAATAGTCAGTATCGAACTTAATATGATCAAGAACTTTTAGAAGATTTCTATTGTCTTTAGTATATACATTTATCATATTATGCTTGATATCATACGACATTCTGAAATCAGCATCACTCAATAAATTATCCGTATCTACTACAAGAGGACTTGTCGCATAACAGATTAATGTCAATAGCTTTGTTTCTATCCTCTTTATTGAACGAATTTTAGATGCTTCTTTCTTTTTATCGTCTATATATAGAAGCATATTGTTTAAACTATCAATAGTATCAATAACAGAATGTATATTCGCCATATTAATATCCTCTAAACAGAATAATTCTGTATATTCATTTAGAACCATTAAACATGTATTATTCACAAAGTATTTAATGACTGTATTATTGATTGCGGGTTTTGGCTCCTTCAATTGACCCTCTATGATAGCAGTTCTTTCTATTAATTCCTCATATACTTCCTTTCGAGATTTCTGATCATACTTCAAATTCAAAGAACTTATCAGTATACGTGGAAATATATCAAGCTTTGATAAATCAGTTTCAATAGTATTTGTAAGCTTCTGCTTCATTGCCTCAATTTTGTTAATAAGTGATGAAAAATCTCTCTTCATTTTTTCTTTCTCCTTTAAAATAAATATTTTTTATATCCAATAGGTATTATAATTTACCTATAGATTTCAGTTGGTTTCTATAAACCTTGTTGTAGTAAACAAGGTTCTTATCGAGTGATAATAATTTCTGATATATAATAAAATAATTATTGATGATAACTTCTATATCAAGTTTTGATAATGAAATTTTCTTATTATATAGATCTATAATATTACCATTCCCTAATATCTCTAATATAGTTTTTAACTTATCATATATTTTTGAGATATTCTCAATTTCTGGATTATAGTTAATATTATTCAAAACTTTAGATATCATTATAGATATCTTACTTGTGTTGATAACGAGATTAACCGTATCATTTTTACATTCATGTGATAATGCAAATATCTTATTAAGTTCATATATATCATTATACACCTCACCACTTTCATCTTCAGCTTCTTTTAATATACTGATATCATTGGAAGCTCTATCAATAGCAGAAATCATATTAAAGAATCTATCAGATAAATTATTTAATAGTCTTTCTACTCTGGTACATTCCTTAGTATTCAACAAAGAATCTAATTCTTTAGAATACCAATTCTTTTTAAAAGAAAATCTAATAATATCAAATTTTCTTTTAGGTTTCTTCTTCTTTACGAAGAACGATAAAATCCCCATTTATTTTCCTTTCTATTTTTTATTATTAAAAAAATAATATGTAATTATAAGTGATTAATAAAATAAATAAAAAAAAGATTAGGAAATAATTCCTAATCTCAAAAACATATCATACGATTGGTATTTTTTATAACTGCGTTATCTTATATCTTTTCTATAATATCTAAATATATCAAACAATACCATTGCACTTTTATATACTGTAGAGATAGTACCATTATCAATCAGATGGTCATATCCACGAGACTTACGGAATTCTGTAAATTGCTCCTCTTCATCAAAAGCTCTTTTTTCAAAACTTGATTTAAAATCACTTCTATTTTCCAATCTCTTTTTACGCTCATTATATGGACAATCTATATATATAGTAACAAAATTAAATCTATCTCCATATTTAATTTTTAAACCATTTAATCTATTTGGATCTATAATAGATATGTCAGATTCTTCTAAATCTGATAATAATGTACAATAGCTAGTATCTCCAATTTTTGTATATGCAGCAATTTCCATATTTTTCAATAAATCTACCATTGTATCTTTAGATACAAAATGATGTTCTACCCCATTAGTCTCATTTTCTCTCATTTTCCTATCGGTATATGAAATAACAGTCTTAAACGGAATACCAAATTCTTTTAATGTGTAGCTGACAAGAGTATCCTTTCCAGAACCGGATTCACCAACAATACAGAAAATAGTTTTCTTTGGTTTAAAATCATCCATATTTAATTTACTAAGTCTATCCAAATAGTACTTATCATCAATAATGGAAAAACGAATACCCATATAAGACCTATCAATATTTTTCAATAAATTATTTATATACACGATATTATTTACATTACATACATCGATGGTTATTGTTCTGTCATCATAATCTATATCAAAGGCTGTTTCTTTTAGTTCGGTTAAATTATCCATACTCAAACAGTATAGCGTATATATAATCCATGAAATATGATCAAATACTGGATATACACCAATATTACTTCTTCCCTTATTAAGCATATCATTTATTGTATATACTGTATTATATAAACGGGAAATTGTTTTATAATCCATTTTATTTTTATGATATTTTAATATTGATAAAATTGTATTGTACACAATATCTTTGATATAATCTTTATCTGTATCATCTTCCAGTTTATTAGTCAATGAATCGACGAATTCCATAAATATAGTAAACCTTCTTATAGATTCAGATGTTGTATCTATAGATATAGTAGATTTATCCATTATATCATCTGGTAATGATCTTCCAGTAATCTTTTCAGTAATCTCTTTTACTTTTAATAATATCTCATCTTTTGATACCATATTATTCTCCTTTTCTTTATTATTATCGCCTCTTCTTTTTAGTATAGCAAATGCGATTTGTGTGTCTAATTTGGGTGATTCTATTGATTTTATAATATATGGGTAATCAATATCATTTATTAATTCAAATGATTGTGCTATTAACGGTTCTGTCTTTATTGTTACTTCGAGAAGTATCTCTGGATAAATATCCTTTATTATTTCATGCATTACTCTATCATATTTAGACTCTGGTATAATAATATTTATACCAATACTACTTGGAATAAAATTAATCTTTGTGTCTAAAATACAACCAAGCCAAACTTCATTATGTTTTAGTAATGTATATAATACTAATTGTACCCATAATATATTATTTATTGATGTAATGATATCATCAATACCTTTTATATTTTCAATAATATTAATAGTATTTATAGTGATATCGAATATCTTTTTAATAATATCAGATTTCGTGTCACAGTATCCGTATCCAGACATTTTAATTGTATACGACGATACTGCTAATAAATGTGTTTTTATTTTTGATATATTCCCTTCAGTATATATCTTAGACGATAGTATCTTTCTATAAATATCTACGATATCTATAAAATCTGACTTTACATAATTAATAAGTTCCATTATTATCATATCCATGCACTCCTACTATAATCATACAAATTAGATTTTTCTGTTTTGAAAAATCTTGATAAAAATTTCATCTTGTCTCCTTTCTTAAAATAAATTTATTAATAGTTACATATAAATATTATGTAATTACTAGTGAAATGAAAAATATAAAAAAAAAATAAAGAGTCCGATAAAATACCAGACTCTTTATTTAATTTATTTGTAACGGAATTCCCACCCATCCGTGGTGATAAATTTTTTTCCATCCAATTCATAAATCCGGTAACGATAAAACCCAGATATACAAGATTCATAGAATTCATTGGTATAACCAACAAACTTTCCACCTTTATTTTTTAATTCATCTTCGAGACCGAAAAATCTCATTCCTTTAGTTACATCTTCAAATTTTCTTTCATATATACTTTTCATAAAATCTCCTTCTCCACCGTTATTGGTCGTGGTCACCAAATTAGTTTATTATTACACAGAAATAATATATTAGTATTTTTTTTGATATGCGTAGTTTCATACCTTTTAAAAACAAACCCATAACTAGAAAGATATAGAAAGGGTTACTTATCATGTATCTTTACGAAAGAATAGCACAAGAAAAAGAAAGACAAAAGCAATTAGAGCAAATGTATTGTCAGAAAGAAATTCATAAACCTGATAAAAGGTATGTTGCTCTTATGTCCAGTATGTCTCATACATATGGTAATGCCTTAGCTTTTATACAGAACTGGATTATGTCTATTTTCCCAGAAAATATGTTTAAAACTATTCATGTTAATTCTAAAATAGCTCATAGACAATTAAGAAGTACTCCACATGAATTTGTGAAAAAAACAAAACCTATGATTATATTTAGACCAAGAATTCCAGGTATATCTGAAGATAGATTTCTTAAAGGAACTACCTTTATAGAAAGACAAACTGATTTATATTCTACATGGGGTGCTACTAATCTACAACCATTCTTTGAAGATCAACAAAATGATTTAATAATGAAATATCAATTAAATCGTACAGTAATGTATGTAGATGTAATAGTTGTATTATCTACATTAATGCAACAATTGGATTATTATCATTATTTAGAAAATGCTGTGAGAATAGAAAGACCTTTCTTTTTACAAACTTCATTAGAGAGTTATCTACCAGAAGATATGTTACAGATAATATCTGATTGTGTAAAAATACCAGTAGCTGATGATAAAGGAAATACAAAAGAATTTCTTGATTATATGAATGGAAAATCTATGTATCCTATTACATATAAACTACAAGGTTCTACACAAAGAAGAGAATTCTTTAGGTATTATCCTGTTAATATAGATACAATGATATCTGATTTAGATAAAGATGATGGAGATAGAGTTGGTAGTATTATGAATCAATATACTATCAGTTTTACTGTAAGAATAGAATTTAACTCTACAGGATTTTATTATATCTTTAGTGATAATTTATATGATATCAAAATGCCTATTATACATCCTGAAGATTCTGATATTATTCCTATATATACAGATATAATATTAAAAGAAGATCTTAATTTAAAACAGGGATGGCAATTATATAATAGAGGAAGTTGTAGATTAGAAGATATTGATGATAGTATAGATTTTGATCAGATGTTAAATGAGTCTATAAGAGAAACTATGAAATACCATGCAGAAAATGGATTGTTATATTCAGATTTTATAGATTTTAAAATAAGAAAACAAGGTAAAATGATCAAAGAAGGAATAGATTATAATATTGATTGGGAAGATAGAAAAATTAACTTTATTAAGCAAAATACTTATAGTACTTATACTATAATGCTATGCTTAAATATTGAGTACATTAATAATCTTATTAAGACTCTTTATAAATTAAAATAATTAAGATAGATAGAGAATATTTATGATGATATTCTCTATCTATCTTAAGTAACGATTTATGATAAACATAAGACCTCTTGATGATATTTTTTGTTTATGTAAAATAAATGTTATAAAGAGAGGATGTGGTTGTTAAATAACAAATTGAACTTTTAATCTATCACATCATCAATAATCTTATGGGATTTTAAAGATTTTAGGATTACTAAACTGTTATAGTTTTTTTAACCTAAATATTAATAAAATCAAGGAAAGTGTAATAAGTTATGAAAATAATAAATTTAACACTAGAGAATTTTACAGCAATTAAGAGTGCTTTGAATACAAATAAATTATTTATAGATTTCTCTAAATCAGAGAATAAAATATGTATATTAATAGGACCAAATGGTTCTGGTAAAACTTCTATACTAAGTATGCTACATCCGTTTTCGGATGTTGGTAATTTGGATGTAAGAAGTTCAACTAATTTGATATTAAGTGATAAAGATGGGTTTAAAGAGATTACTATACAGAAAGATGATGATATTTATATTATTAATCATTTTTATACTCATCATAAAGATAAGAATCATTCTGTTAAAAGTTATATAAAGAAGAATGGTGTAGAATTGAATGTAAATGGTAATGTAACTTCTTTCAAGGAATATGTAAAAGAAGAATTAAGTTTAGATTCAGATTATTTAAAGTTAATTAGATTAGGAAGTAATGTAACTTCTTTAATTGATTTAACTCCTACTGAAAGAAAAAACTTTATGGGAAAAATAATGGATGATATAGGTATATTCTTAGAGTATTATAAATCAGTAAATAATAAACTAAGACAACTAGAAGAAATGATTTCCCATTCTATAGATAAAGAAAAGAAATTAGGAATTTCTGATAAAGATGAATATAAAAAAGAAATTAAAGATTTAGAAAAAGAGATAGATAGTTTAAATAATACCTATATGGATTATAATAATAAATTAGCTATCTATAATAATAATATTAATAATATAGAAGATTTAGATAATCTTAGAGATAATGTAAAAGATACTACTAAGATATATAATAAGATGATTAATATTATTAATAAGAAAGATTTAATAGAGAATAAAGATATTAATTATTATAGAGATAAAATGAATAATATTACTAATAAGATTAATTCATTAAAGAATACTCATAATAGTAATATTATTCTAATACAGAATTCTTTATCCCATTTAGATAATTTAAATAATCAATTATCTGAATATAGAATTCAGTTATCTAAGGAAATTAATAGTGATAAAGAAATAGATAATATAAAGAATAATTTAACTACTATGAGAAAAAGATTAAGAGAATATGAAGATATTTTAGGGGATTATAAACCATCTGTAAATAAAGATGATTTAGAAAGATTTATAGTCTTTCTTAAAAATACACAACTTATTCTTAATAGAACATATGAGTTTGGTAAACAACCAATATCTAAAGTATTATCATTAATGAAAGATAATAAGAATGTAATTAACTACGTTAATTCACATTTAATAGATATAGATGAAAAATCTAATAAAGACACATCATTATTTATCAGTATGATAGCTGAAAAGTTTAATATTGGTAAAGAAGATATTAATCTTAACTGTGAGGTGAATGATTGTAAAGCTAAACGATTATTACTTGAAATTCAAAATATAATCAAAAATCATAATATAGATGAAAAGAATAAAGATGAATCTTTTTATAGAGATATGAGTTTTGTTTATAATAATATTAATACCATAATACCAAATTTTTCTAATTATAAAGATATTATTGATTTACTACCTGATGATATTAAAAAGGATTTTAAAACTATTAATATTTTTAATAATATAGAAAAACTTGCTTATATCTATAATGAAAAAAAGATAAATGATTTATTATCAATAGTAACTGAATATGATAATTATATTAACTTATTAGCTGATTATAGTAGAGAGGAATCTCTACTAAAAAAAATCACTAATATAAGTAATTCGTCATATTTAAATAAGATGATAAATGATACAGAGAATTTTATTAATAGTGAAAATAAAAAAATTGTTAATTGGAGAAATGATAATCTTACTATTAATGAAGAGATAAAAACTCTAAATAATGATTTGGATGTATATATAGATATCAAAGATACCATAGAGAGATTTGATGAAATAAAAGTATTATACGAAAAATATAATAACGATTATAATACATATATAGACAATAGAGAAAAAAGAGATAATATAAGTATCGAAGCTAATAAATTGAAATATATAATAGATAATAAAAATAGTCTATTACAATCAAAGATTATTAACTTAGAGCAGTATAAAGTAATAAGAAAAGATATAAGTAATATGAATAAAATATACGATGATATGATATTTGTAAAAAATGCATTATCATCAAAACAAGGAATGCCCTTATACTTTATTAGTAATTATCTAAAGAATACTGAAGAGATTACTAATGAATTATTGGATATAGCATATGATGGAAAGATTTATATTGATTCATTTGATATAACACCAACTGAATTTTCTATTCCTTTCTTTAATAGAGGAAAGAGATTAAGTGATGTTAAATATGCTTCTCAAGGAGAATTAAGTTTTCTATCTTTAGCAATAGCGTTTGCATTATCAAGACAGGTATTAACTAATTACAATATTATGTTACTGGATGAAATAGATGGTCCTCTTGATATTAATAATAGAGAAAAATTTATTAAGGTATTAGAAAATCAAATAGATAGAATTGATGCTGAGCAATCATTCTTAATCACACACAACTCAATGTTTTCATCTTACAATGTAGATATTATTGATTTATCATTTAAGAATTATAAAGAACAATATCCACTAGCTAACTTCATTAATATAGTAACAGATTAGATATATCTCAGAAAGGAAAGTATTATGAACGATATTTATGATACAATCATTTTATTGATATTATTTATAATTATATACCTTAGCGTAATTTCAATTTATAAATTCTATATATCTATGAAATATTATAATGAGTTAGATGAATATAGGAAAAGACGATTACTCGATGATCACAGAACTGTAATGGAAAACAAGCATATAAATCATGATTTATCCAATAAAGGATAAATATTATTGATAATCTTCTAAATAGAATAGGAGATAAAATAAATGGAAAGTGAGTTTTTACACTGGTTAGATAGTTTTCCGGGTCATATAGGTACTATGCTGGCAGTAGTTTTAGGCGGTTTCGCCCTACTGTCAGCAATATTTACAGGTATCAGTAAAATTAAACACGATTTTGAAGCTAAGATTGCAGAGGTAACTCTACAAGAAGAGAATGATAAAAGGTTTAAACAAGATATCAAAAATATGATTAAGGAAGTTTCTTTATTAAAGAATAATACAGAATTTCTATCTAAGCAATATGCAACAACCACAGTAGAGATTAATGATAAGATAGATGCTATTTCTGATATATTAAAAGATACTAGAGCAATCAGTGATAAAAGAGATGATGCTATAGAAAAACAAATTAAATCATATGATGAAAATTTGGAATTATTTCGTAAAGAAATTAATGAGAATAAAGAGCAATTATCATTACTAATAGATTCTGATAAGGAATCTATTAGGTCTTTTATTGTTGATAAATATTATCAAGTTATGGAAGATGGATTTGTTAATACTCATCTATTACAAGTTTTGGAAGAGAGATATGATAAATATCTCAAAGAAAAAGGTAATGGATATGTTAAGTCCCTTATGGAAGAAATACGAGAACTACCTCATAAATCTCCTAATAATAATATCAAGTAATAAATAAGATACTAACTAATTACAATGTTAGTATCTTATTTATTCTATCTCTAAAAAATAAAAAAAAAGATAGAAGCGTATTCATCACCTCCTTACTTCTATCTTTAAATTCAAGGATTACTTTTTATCAAAGTAATCCTTTGCTTTGTTGAGTTCTTTACAAACTCCTAATACAGCCATACCTACACTTGCATACACAAGTGTATCCTTTGCAACTTCTACAACTACATTGGCAACTGTCTTAAGTACATCATTCTTTTTCATTTTGAAACTCCTTTTCTGAGGGTATCTCCAAACCCTCTAAAACAAAATATAATAGTGACTTATAATGAATAAACTTATATTAGTTCATTCATTACACAAAAATAGTATATCATCATATACCCTAGAAATACGGATTTTACTTATATACTAAAATCACAATAGAATAAAAACTCAATATAAAGAATAAGGCGGTAACTTATATGAAAGAACTTATGCACGTATTTGCGTATGATACATATAATGATATGATAAATAATACAGATCTACATACTAACTGTCTTGTTATTACTATGGGTAAAGAATATCCGGGTGATGGACAAGGTGATCTATATTATTTATTAGAAAATCAGAGAGTTAATAAATATACTAGTGGTGGAGAATTATTAAGAAATGATAGTTCTTTTAGAGCTGTTAAAGTAAAATTAGATCCAGAATCGAATGCTATAAGAATAGCAGAAGATGCTAAGTATACAGTTAGATCTCTTATTAATTGTAGTAGTAATAATTATGAATCTAAGATAAATGAATTAGAAGAATTAATTGCTCAATATGAAGAAGAAGTTCTTACTAGATTTAATAATATTGATGAGAAATATACTTCAGAGATTAGTAGATTAAATATGGTAATAGAAGATTTAACTAATAAGATTAATTCATTTGAAGAAGATGAAGATGAACCGGAAGATAAGAATAAAGAAGATAATAATGAAGAACAAACAGAAACTACATCTACTCCAACAGAATCAGTAGAAATGCCTATTCCAAATCCATCAGAGGAGCATAGAAATTCTGAATCTGAGAGCAATAGTCAATCTACAGAAGAATCTTCTTCTGATGAAACAAAAAGAAGAAAGAAAGGTGGTAACTGATGAGCTTATTAATAGATAATATGGATGAATCAGTGGGTGAGATGTTACCTCAAGTTGATCTTAATGGTCAACCATTAACCAGAGAATATTATATTAAAGAATGGGAAAATGGATCTGATGTAGATAACGGTAGTATAGATTATATTAGTGATGATACTAGAATTCTGTTATCTTCTATTAATGAAATGAAGTATAAATTATATGCTATTAGATTACGTCCATTTACAGAAGAGAATTATAGAAAAGAATTTGATATTACTAGAAATCTTATTAGCTTAGAATTAAAACTAAGAGATGTATTAAAAAGATCTGATGAGAATACTAAAGATGCTATAGATAATTATATGAAGAAAAAATCTATAGAAAGATCTAAAGATATAAATAGATTAACTAGAGTTATAGATGATCAAGAGATTAGAAAAGATGGAATTGCTTTAAGTACATTAGTAGAAGCAGATGTATTAGATAATGATGACCCAGGATTTATTATAGCAGATACTGAGAATAAATCAACTATTCCTCATTATGAATTATCATTAACAACTACTGATGATATAATGGGTAAATATCCAGTTAATTATAAGACTATAATGAATTATATAGAGGTATTTAAACATATATCAAGTTCTAGTACTAATTTAACTGATTCTCCTAATATAGCAATATTTAATAGACCTGATAATTCTATATTACTGGTTGGATATTCATTATTAGAAAAAATACCTGCTACATTTAAAGATACTCTTAATAAATATAAATCTGTTGCTATTGGTAAATATCAGAGAATAATATCTGAAGTAGGAAATAATAATCCATATAAGGATGAAATAAGAGTAGAGTGTTCAAGATGTCCTAAAACTGGTTCATTTTATATTTATCTTATTATGATACATATAGAATATCCAGATAGTCCATATGAAGATAGTGATTATATAGAATCATATACATATAATGATAATAATACATCTTATTCTGATAAAATATCTATTATAGAAGAAGAAGTAGATATGTTAAAGAATAGATTAGAGATATCTAAGAAGATGTATTATAAGACTGGAGAAATTGGATATAAAAATAGAATACAAGGTCTTACTTATCTTATAGAGAAGAAAGAAGAAGAATTAGAGAATACTAAGGAAGAAGAGAAGAACTCTAAAGATTCTAATGATGATAGTAATTCAGATAATACTAAAAAGAGTAAAGAAGATGATTCATCTAACTCTGAAGATAATACAGATACATCCAATAATGATAATTCCGATGAAAATAATACTGATACAGATAATAGTGAAGATAAATCAGATTCTAAACCTAAGAAGAAAGATGATGATACTCATATAGATAAAGATATTCAGGAATATATTGATAAGCTTACTGATAAGGGATATAAGATAAGATATGCTTATTCTGGTAAATCTATTAAGAAAGATGATGATGATAAATCATTAAATACTGATGCTAGAATTATGTTTGATAATAAATATCCATTTGAGGATGCTCCAGAAGGTTGGGAATTGAGAGATGTTGATAAATGCTCATATCTTGATGTAAATACTCCTGAAGATGATAAATCTAAAGATAATAAAAAAGAAGATAAATCATTTGATGATTGGAAACAGGAATATCTTAATAACTTAAATACTTGGATAGAAAATCTACCAGAGAGTTCTAAAGAAGGTTCTAAGAAAAAAGAAGATCCAGTTACTGAAGCTTTATTAGATGATATGGATTTAGATTATTGCTATGATTTAATGATTGAATCTATTAAAGATTTCTTATAAAATAAAAATAGATAACTTAGATAAGATTAAAATTAATAATCTTATCTAAGTTATAATCTATTTGAAATTTATGAAGACTGGAAATAAGAAGGATCGTGTAAAAATACTTCCAGCATTACTATTATGTTTATATTAATTAAATTTTAAAACCACTTAAAAACACCAAGATAATACGATACAGAAAGGAATATCTTATATATGAGCGATTTATTTCGTACTATTATGGAAGGTCAGATAGAAGAAAATATATCTGAAGATTTAGATCTATATACAGAAGCTGTTAAAGCAGAAAAAATAGATTATCTTAAAACCTATCCAAAACAAATCTTTTTACCTTTTGGTAGTATTAAACGAGATAGAGGAAATGTAGCTATGGTATATAGCCATTCTCTACAAGAATCTATAGATATTATAAATAATAAAGATAATTGTATCGGTGGTATTAATTATCCTCTCTATTATTTTAATATGATATATCAAGGAAAAATATATACTAAGAAATTTAAGTATAGATTAAGTAAAGAAAGAAAAGAATTATATGAAGTAATCAAAGATAAAACTGATTTAATTCCTAAGATTAAATTAAGTAATTCTATATCAGATAATAAGAATCTTTATTATGATTTATATAAGTATATAGAAATATTTAGAAGTTTAGCTTTTAAAGTAATTCCTATGAAGTATATAGAGTTATATTGGGATTATATGAAGAAAATTTATAATATAGATTTTCCTAATAGAAAAACTAAGTTTATAGTGTGTAACTTGAATAATTATAAACTTACCAAGAATCTAAAAGAGAATTTAGATAATCCTCTTTATATAATTTTTTTTACTCTATATAAGAAACCAGAATTATTAAAAGATATAGATATCGATTATTACTTCTATGTAAAGAATAAAATATTGAAGATTAATCCTTCTTTATTAGATGAAAAATCTTATTTAAAACTTAAAATAGAGATGAATAAGATAATGAAGAATGTAGTACCTGATGAAACTATTAATGTATCTACTGATGAAAAAGAAATAACTCAGAGTGAAATAGTTGCTAATGCTGTGGTAGCATTAAATACTGTAGTTAAAGTAGATAAAACACCAGATACTATTACTAATGATGAAGAATTAAAAGAATTAACTAAAGAAGATGATGTAGATAAAGAATTAGAAGTAGTAGCAAAAAAGAGTGTTGAAGAAGTTACTAATAAGATTGACCCTACTGAAGTACCTGAAGATGATGTAAATGTACAGGTAGCTAGTAATATTAAAAAAGAAGTAGAAGATAATCACGATCTTCTTAAGAAGATTTACTATCAGAATAAGAATGGTGATAAAGTAGAGAAATCTACAGCTTCTACTGCAAGAGATGAATTACTAAGAAAGAATCAAAAAAATCTTAAAGTAAAAAATATGACACTAGATAAAATTATCAGTGTTAAAACTAAGGATGTAAAAATTCCTATTACTGATATATCAGATCAATTAACCACTACAAATACTCATATGGATAAAATTAGATATGATAATCTTGATACTACTTATATCAAAGATGTAATGCAGAAAGATATAATGGATGCTTTCTTATCATTAAATGATAAATCTATTCCTTTATTCATAAGAGATATTAAAGTAGAAGATACATCTGATGAGTTAAACTATAAAGATACTTATACTATCTATATGGAAGATGGTAACAGAAATAGACACACTGTAAAAGTAGATATACCTAAATTTATAGATAATAGATTTTTGTATATAGGTGGAAATAAGAAAGTCATTAAACACCAATCTTTCTATTTACCAGTAGTTAAAATAGCTCCTAATAAAGTAGAGATAGTTACTAATTATTCTAAGATGACTATCGAAAGAGAAGATGGTGTAAATAGTTCTTCTGTAGATAGAATGAAGAAATTAGTAGTAGCTAATAAAGATAAATTAGGAGATGCATTTAAAGTTGGTTATGAATTCCCTAATAATAAGAAATTTATTACTACTATAGAATATGATCAGTATAGTAAATTATATACTTCATTTAAATATAAAGGAAGTATAATATTCTTTAATCAACCTACTGCTATTCAATATGCAGAAGATAATAAAATTACTATACCCGAAAATCATATATTTATAGGAGTAGTAAAAGGAACTCCAACTTTTATAGATATAGATAAACAAACTACAGATGATGATAGAAATATAACTGATTTAATTGTATCTTGTTTACCTCAAGAATTAGAAACTGAATATCATAAAACTAAGTCTGCTAAGAGAATGATGTTTGCTAAAGTAAAGATAATGAGACAGAATGTATATGTTGGAATGTTATTAGGATTCTGGGCAGGATTAAGTAAATTATTACAGTTAATGAAAGTTAATTACAGAGTAGTAGATAAGATAGAAAAAGAATTAAAATCAAATGAAGAGTATATAAAATTTAATGACTGTATTCTTATATATGAACAGAATATTCCTATATCATTAATTCTTAATGGATTTAGAATGTTTAAAACTGAGAAGTATTCTATGGCATCTTTTGATACTAAAGAACCATATAGTGATTATATTCTTAAAGTATATGGTAGTGCTATTACAGAGAATGCTTTAATGAACTTCTATGAATTCGTATTAGATCCAATTACAATAGATGTATTAGACCAATTAGAATTACCTACTAATATAATTGATCTTTATATATACGCTATTAATCTATTAGCAGATTCTCAATACTCTGCTCAAATAGATCAGAGATTATCAAGAATAAGATGTGGGGAAATAATACCTGCTATTCTTTATGAAAGATTGGCTAAGAATTATGTAGAATATAGAAATAGTAATGGTGCTAAAAAATATACAATACCACAGAATGCAGTAATACAAGAAATATTAGCACAAAAGACAGTAGAGGATTATTCTACTCTTAATCCTACATTAGAGATGGAGCAGTTACATGCAGTATCTACTAAAGGATTTAGAGGAGTAAACTTGGATGATTCTTATACTATTGAAAGAAGATCTTATGATAAATCAATGACAGGCATAATAGCAGCAAATACTTCTCCTGATGGTGGAGTAGGTGTATCAAGAACTCTAACTATGGAACCTCAGATAACTAATATTAGAGGTATAGTAGAAGATACAACTAATACATTTGAAAAACTGGATGACGTAAATTTATATTCAGCTGGTGAGATGACAATGCCGTTATGTAATGCAATTGATGATCCTAACAGACTGGGTTAAGTTGTGGCTCAGTCTATAATAAACCTCTTTAATTGCTGGGATATCTTAACTCTAATAAGAGAAAGACAATCAGCAGCCAAGACTTATAATAAGTAAGGTTCAACGACTATCGAAAGTATAATATAGAAGAAATATCTATATGAATAAATGAGTAGAGTACATATATTAATTATATGGAAACGGGAGGCTATTTATATTTGGTAATAGAATATAAATAGAAGATATAGTCTGAACTATATAGAGATATATAGATTAACAATTTTTGCACGCACTGAAACAGAGCAAACATGTAATACCTGTTAAGAAATCTTCACCAGTTCTTATTTCAAATGGAATGGAAGAAAGAACTAGATTCCAAGTAACATCCAATTTTGCTATTAATGCAGAAGAAGATGGAACTATTGTAGATTATGATGAGAAATCAGGAATGATGATAGCTAAATATAAATCAGGTAAATGTAGAGCTATCGATTTATCACCTAATATAGTAAAGAATGGTGGTGGTGGTTTCTTCTTATCAAACCAACTAGAAACTAAATTAAAAGTTGGTAGTAAGTTCAAACAGAATGACGTATTAGCATATCATAAAGATTTCTTCACTAATGATGAATTCAATAACTGTAGAATGAACATGGGTACATTATGTAAAGTAGCTTTGATGTCATCATATAATACTCATGAAGATGCTACATTTATTACTGAGAAAATGTCACAAGAATGTGCTACAGAGATGTGTTTCTGTAAACCAGCTACTGTAGGAAAAAACTCTAATGTATTTTATATTGCTAAAAAAGGTCAAGAGATAAATATAGGTGACCCTTTAATACAGTTTGATACATCGTATGAAGATGAATCAATAAATACATTATTAGCAAACCTTGGTGAAGAAGATAAAGAGAATATATTAGAGGGAGCAAGAAATGAAATTAAATCTAAATATTCAGGTATAATAGAAGATATTAAAATATATTCTACTGTAGAATTAGATGAATTATCTCCTTCTTTAAAAACTATAGTAAGTAAATATTATAGTGAAATAAATAGAAAAAAGAATTTCTTAAATAAATATGACCCAGAAGCAAAGGATAGTGTAGTTAAGTGTGGTATTCTTTGTAATGAAACAAGTTCTAAGATAGACCCTAATATGTATGGAGTTATTAAAGGACAGAAAGTAGAAGATGGAGTTCTTATAGAGTTCTATATTAAACATACAGAACCACTGGAAGTAGGAAGTAAGATAGCTAACTATACAGCTCTAAAAAATACTGTATGTGAAATTATTCCAAAAGGTTATGAACCATATAGTGAGTATAGACCTGATGAAGAAGTATCTACCTTTATTGCTACTAACTCTATTCTTAACAGAATGGTTCCTGCTATTCTTTATGTTACATTAGGAAATAAATGTATTATAGAATTAAAGAGACATCTTGAGGAGATATATGATTCTAAGAATATTAGTAAATGTAGACCTAAGATGGAAAAAATGATTTATTCATTCTTTGATGCATTTGATAAAACAGGAGCTAATACAAAAAAATATTCAAGTAGATTTAAACCAATGAGTGATCAGATGTTTAAGAGATACTTTGATGATTTCTTTAGTAATGAAAATGCTTATCTTATTTTAGACATAGTAGATTATGAAAGAAGAATTACTATGGATGATATAGAAGCTGCTGCTAAAGTAATAGATGTACCGTTATATGAAAATGTAGTAACTCCTTTTGCTACTATGGATAAAGAGAATGCTGTTGTTACTCAAACACCTGTACCAGTAGGATATCTCAATGAAAAGAGAACTCAACAGACAGTAATGAAGAAGAATGGTATTAGTACAGATATTAGTGAAAGATCAGCTATTACTAATCAAGTTACTGGTAAAGATAAGAATGGTAGAGAATCTGATTTGGAGAATATAATGCTTATTAACTGGGGATTGCCTAATGTATTAAAAGAATTAAATTCTGCCAGATCTGATGACTCTGTTATGAAACAGCAGATGCTGAGAGATATAGCATTGAACGGATATACTAAGCTAGAAGATATGGAAGATGACGTATTTAATAAAACAACTTTAAATGCCGTAGATACATATCTGTTAGGAATGGGACTTAAGTCTGATTTAGTAACAAATGGATTGATGATTCCGAAGACAATAAAAGAAGAATTATAAAAAAAGAAACTCAGTAGATTAATTTCTACTGAGTTTATTAATTTAGTTATATGGGATTATTATACCAAATTTATCCTTAATTATTTCTTTAATCGGTGCATATTCGAGAAAATTATAACCAAATATACTAACACCATCATCATTATCATCCCACATAATATATGAGAATTCATATACAATCATGTATGATTTAACACCATCATCATCATTAATATTGAAAATATATTTATTTTTTACCAATCGCAAACTCATGGCTCGTTACCATATTTCTAATCTCCTTTATCTTTTTATACTTTTCTCCGTTAAATCACGCCCAATTAATAAATTTATTACCAAAATACATACTGATTTCATAATCATCGCCATCTAATTTAGTTTCATTTACCAGACTATCAAATATAAGAACTCCTTCTTTAGTATTATCTTAAATTTCTTATAATGTGTATACCGACTTATCCTATCGGTATATCGTAACCGAAAAAGTTATGGAATTCTTCTAAGAATTTCTTATATTCTTTTATAGGGAAATCATCTCCCTCGCAGAATATTTTGTTATCAATACGTCCCCAACTAATACATTTATTCCCAAAATGTAATGTGGTTTCATAGTTGTCACTATCCATACGAAGCTCACTAACCCGGCACCCAATCCCCTGGAAGTCAAAAGTATATTTTGCACCACGATTAAATTTATCAGCTACTAAATTCTTAAACATAAAATACTCTTTCTCCCCGTTAAGTCAGATAGGACATCTCAAAATTATTATTATTTTTATTACTGTATGGAAATAATATATTAACATTTTTTTTTAATATTAGTATAAAAAAAGAAACTCTCTATATTAATTTCTAGAGAGTTTATTAATGGTCGGTTTTTTTGATTATTGCCTTGGAAGACAATAATCAAAATAGTCTACAAATGCATCGGCGAATTTCTTATTCTTCACAATAGATTCTACATCTCCGACGGAGAACATTTCTCCATTCTCTCTTCCCATCGGAGATATTTATCACCGAAATATAACTCGGTGACATAATCATACACCGAATACATCACTTCATTCACTTGGCATGAAACACCATCGAATTCAAAACTATAATCTGCACAATCATTGAACTTCTCAACTATCATATTCTTAAACATAAAAATCTCCTTTCGAGGGTATCTTTAACCCTCTATAAAATATAAATATAGTGACATTGTAATGAATAAGTTATTCATTACACAGAAATAATATATTATCGTTTTTTTTTTGATATACGGATTAGATAATAATCTTCGGAGCATACAAAAAAAAAAGAGGGTTCCTATTCGGAACCCTTCTCTAATTTGTTACATAATTCTAATATGTCATCTACCGACATATCGTGATATTCTATCAATATACAATGTACTAAATATACATCAAGTGATTCGATACTCACCATTATATTTGATATGCACTGAATGATTTTATCGTCTATGCTGCTGTGTAACGCCGACATAACACTATAATCATATGCTGACGTATATGTTAATATCGTATCATATTTATCTGGTATTATTTTATCAACTGCACTAACAATAACTGACTCAACTTCAGATATCAAATTATAATCATCCTCGTATACCCATCGAGTACCATGCATAGTAGTTTCTATTATGTTTGTGTATGATATATGATATCGGATAATATCATCAACCTCTTTATCCGAGGTTAGATATGTATCCATCATTTGTAATATACGACGTAATGTCTCATTTGGTGCATCTTTAGATAATAATATTATCTGTTTAAGCAACAGTTCTTTTGCATCAGTCACTTTGTCGTCAATCAACAATTCCTGAAGTTTATTCATAGTTTCTAGTACCGAATATTTGCTATTATAACTACTTAAAAGTTCTTTAATACTTGACATAAAAATCTCCGTTTCTCCCCGTATAGTCGATAGGTCATCTATAAAATTATTAATGTATTACATAAATAATATATATATATATATATATATATATCGAGATTACGAATAATGGTGGTTATTAAAAAAAGAAATTCACTAGAGCTTAATCCAGTGAATTTCTCAAATAATCCTTTGGTATTAAGATTCCTATACAGCTGGAATCTTAATACCAAACTTATTTCTGAAAGCTTCTAGGAATTCTTTATCTTTTTCTTTATTGAATATAGTATCAGTATTCCACCATCCGATTGCTTCAGTCCATACTGCATATTTTAATCCATATAACACATTAAATGTCCGAATCCCACAGTAATTTGATACTATATAAGTACATTTGAATCCATCGAATGTAAATTTAATAATCTTGGAATATCTGTCTTCATTCTCTTCATTGACTTCAGTACTCACGATAATTAATTCTTTCATTTTTTTTTATCCTCCTAATATTAACTATTTTATTACTACGTGAAAATAATATATGGATATATTTAAAATATTAATATAAATAAAAAAAAACTCACTAGAAATTAATCTGATGAGTTTCTTAAAATATTGCTGTAGAGAATTCCTTACTTTAAAGGAATATCTACACCAAATTTCTCTTTGAAAGCCTGTATGAATTCAGGATAAGTCGTTTGTGGGATATGATTTGGGTACCCATCAATGGTAGTCCAATTGGCATATAATAGACCGTATGAAACTTCTCTCAAAGTTTCCCCATCCATCTCATTACACGAATATCGTCCATCAACACCATCAAATGTGAATTCGATGATAGTATCTTTACAGATATTTTCAATTTCCTGAACTACTTCATTTGTTACAATTATTTCTTTCATAGTAATCTCCTTATGAAACTATTTATTTATTATTACACAAAAATGATATATATATATATACTATAAAAATACGGATATAGAAAATACCCCTTAAAAACATAGGCTTAATATACACTTTGAAAGAAAGGTGAAATAAATGGCTGTTAGAAGAAATCGTAAACTAGATGTAGAGAGTTTAACATCTTCAGTAGATTCAGATCGTTCCTTTAAAAAGCAACTAATTAATATTAATAATTTAATTGGTCAAGCTAACTTATCTCTTTATGGAACTGATAGGACTTCAGATGTTGATTCTCTTAACGATAAATTTAATACAATATTATCTAATGAGCTAACTGGCATTACTGGAAAGGATGATAATGAAATTACATCTTTTCTTAACCAGATAGTATCTACAGATAATAAGTATAAAGCTACTGAAGATATTCTAAATAATCAGTTTGGTGATTTAACAGGTAATGAATATTCTACTATGCAATCATTTATTTACGATGCATATAGAAATAGATTATTACAGCAATCTGATTTACATGAAGTATCTTCTCAGTTAATTGAATTATCAGAAGCTATAATGATTACTAGGGATGCTATTATTTCTGCTGATACTGTAGAAGGTAGATTAAATAGATCATTAAAGTTTGATAATATTGATGAAGATGAAATTGATAATTATACTTCTTTAGTAGAAAATATGGAATTGAAGTTTAAGTTATTAGAAAAAATAAAAAACTTCATTATTCCTAAAACTCTGGAATATGGAGAATACTATGTGTATGTAGTTCCATATTCTGTATTATTTAATAAATTTCATCAACAAAAAACAAGAAATCTTTCTAATAGTGGAATTCTTAAAAGATATAATGAATCTACAGTATTAGAAGGATTTAGTAATGTGAGAAAAGATAATAAACTTTCTGATTTAGATATATTCTTAGAAGATTGCTATAAGAAATTTAATATACAAGAAGAAACTAAGACTAGTAGTAGTTTAAATAAAGAAGTTAATAAAATAAGTAAAGAAGAATTTAAAAAAGACTTAAAGAATATAATGGAGAATATTATTATATCTACTGATGAAATTCCTATTCCATTTTTGGAAGAAGGAATAGAATCAATAGAATATCTTAATAATCAAAATAATTCTGTAGTTACTGAAGATAATAACTTATTTAAAAAGGTTATTAGAAATAATAAATCTGATGGTGGTGTTAAGATTAATAAGAAAGGGGAATATGATGATATTGGTGATTGTTATTTAAAGATGATAGAACCGACTAGAATTATTCCTATTCAGATTATGAATACCACACTAGGATATTATTATGTACAAGATGAGGATATTACTCCATTATCAGGAGCTGTTTCATCATCTCTTTATTTTAGTAGGTTTAATGAACATAGTAGACAGCAAACTATTATTGATAGTTTAGCAGAAAGAGTTGTACAGCAATTCAATAAGCCATTCTTAAAAAATAATTTAAAGTTTAAAGAAGCTATAGTAGATTGCTTTAATTATTATAACTTAAATGAGAATAGAATAAGAATGCAATTTATTCCTGCTGAATATATAGTACAATTTAAAATAGATGAAGATATTAATGGCAATGGAACATCTATGATTAAGAAATCATTATTCTATGCTAAATTATACTTAATGATTTTATTATTTAAAATTATGAGTATTATTATGTATAGTAATGATCAAAAGATTAGCTATATAAAACAATCTGGATTAGATAAGAATTTAGCTAATAGAGTACAGGAGATAGCAAGATTACAACAATCAAGACAAATCAATATTTCTGATTTATTTTCTTATACTACTCTTATTAATAAAGTGGGTAATGGTAATGCAGTTTATATGCCTACTGGTAGAAGTGGTGAAAGACCTATAGAAACAGAAATTTTATCAGGTCAGGATGTTCAGTTAAATAATGACCTATTAGAGATGTTAAAGAATGCTTATATTACAGGTACTGGTGTTCCAGCTGCTATTTTGAATTATCTTAATGAAGCAGACTATGCTAAGACAGTAGAACAGAATCATTCTAAGTTTAATGCTAGAGTAATTAATTACCAATTAGATTTTAATCTTATTATTACTGAGTTATATCAGAAGATAATGAGATGGTCTACTAATATCGGTGAAGATAAAATATCTAATTTTAGTTTTACTATACAACAACCAAGGTCAGTATTAATGAATGCTAAATCTGAGTTAATAGGACAATATAATTCATTAGCAGAATTCTTAGTAGGTTTATATTATGAAGATCCGGGTTCAGCAGGTGACCCAGAAAATCTTAATGCTCAAATAAGAGAGTTTAAGAAGTTATTAGCAAGAGATCAATTACCTATGATTCAATTTGATGATATTGAAGAATTGATTAATAAAGCAACTCTTCTTAATAAAGAAAGAAAACTTAAACCTGATCCAAAGAATGGTAATGATGGAGATGATGATGGGTTGGATGATACAGATGATGATTTAGATAATCTTCATATGTAATAAAGATAAATTAAATACTAGAGGATTTTTTATAATTTCCTCTAGTATTTAAATTCTTTTTTTATTTACTTACTTTATCAGCAATCTTATTAAGAACTGGAGATTTAGACTTTCTAAGTCTATTAAAGTAAATCTTCATTCTCTTAACTGCCTGTGTATGATACTTTCTATCAAGCTTTGCTCTAAGAACTTTTCTAAACTTCATAAGCTTCTTAAGCTTTCTATAATCAGCATCATTATTAGCAGCAGCACATACATTTATTGCCAATGCATAAAGCTGTTTCTTTTTTGATTCAGCATCCAATCTAATCATCATTGGCTTATTATATTTAGCTTCGGAGAAGTAACTATCATCGTCATCATATGTATATGATTCAATGATTGTTTTTACATTAGCATCTGTCATAAATCCTTCTCTAATAGCTGTATCTGATTCATTCTCTACGAAATTTCTCTTCTCATCTGAATTAAGCTCATCATTAACAAGAAGTGTAGTAGCAGCCATTGACATCATATCATCAGCTTCCATCTCTGCATCAGAATCTAAATCTTCTTCATCATCAGATCCATTGATTTCATCATCAAGCTCACCACTAAGTTCTCTATCTAATTCAGCAAGATCATCATCATCTAAATTATCTACATCATCTATTGAAGATAGATCTGAAATATCATCAGTACCTACATCATCAGATGTGTTATCATAATCATCACTATAATCGCTACCAAAACTAGAATATCTTCCAGAAAATGCATCTTCAGCTTCATCATCGTTATAACCATATTCATCATCATCTTCTTGATATTGCTTATTTGGTTCGACTCCATCTGCCTGCACAAACTGATCATCAATATTAGAATATTTATCTAAATCATCTCCTTCAAAAAAATAATTTGATTTAGATGGTAGTGGTCTTGAAAGTAATTCCTCAATTCTACTCATTTTATTAGTAGTCCACCTTTCTTAAATAGTTCATAATTATTTATGTGTTTCAGGAACTAAAAAACTTCTACGACTAATTCGTTGGTATGAACCCAATTATCTCTTGTATAATCATACCCCGCTTTCCACTTAGTAACCATAGTTATTAATCCAATTTCAACATATCCATCAGAATGATATCTTTCTCCAGTAGTTTTATCCCATATAATACATCTAGCGTAACCATCAGTATTTTGATAATCTTCTATTAGAAATTGGAATACGTGACCTTGGAATTCTAATATTCTTTCATTACTACGAAAAGCATCCATAAAAGATTTTATCATATTTATACCCTTTCATAAAGCATAAATTTAAGTAAATGTGCATTTATTACTTGATATAATCATTATTACAGATAGATAAATTTAATAAAGTGAGGCTTATATGGAAACAAATACATTTATAGAGAGATATGTGGATTCGATGAAAGATGTAATGATTAAAATGAATCCAGATATAGATGAAGATAAAATTGAAGATATAATAAGAAAAACTATAGAAAAGAAAATACAGAATCCAGAGGTTATTCTGGATAATAATTATACACATGAAAATAGAAATACCAATTTATTATCAGTATTAAATTGGGTAGAGAATAGAAATCCCATTATAGGTGGAAATGGTACATTTTATAAAAATCAACATGAAGCAATAAACCCAACAGCTGTCATGCTTGATAATTTTGCTTCTCAAAGAAAAGCATATAAAAAAGAGATGTTCTCTGTAGAAGATTCATCTAGTAATGAATATAAAGATTTAGATAGAAAGCAGAATAATGAAAAAATAAATATGAATTCATATTATGGTGCTAGTGGATTAGCAACATCTGCTTTTTATAGTAAGTATAGTGGTCCAGCAACAACTCATATAGCTCAACAAGTAATATCATCAGCAGAGATGTTATTTGAAGGATTATTAGCAGATAATTATGTCTTTTTAAATACTACTGAATGTATTGAATGGATTACTACAATAATGAAGAATTTTGATTATTGTGATAAATTTATTAAACGACATTCATTATCTGAAGTTACTAATAGATTATATGATGCTATTTTAGATACTAATGATAATTCATATGAATTACTTCAAGATTTTTTATATTCATATGATGAAGATGAATTATCATTCATTTATTATAAGAATAATATATTTGAATTTATAACAGACCATGAAATAGTTAAATCATTATTATATTCGATATTTAGTAATGTAAATAATTTATCTATTATAGATAAAAATGATGAAGATTGGTTTAGTGAAATTCCTAATGAATATAGAAATGATTTTATAGGTAAGAATGTTAAGGATTGGAATAAATTTGTTAGTAAAGAATATTTTATGGACCCATCTAATCCACCTAGTAGTATAGAAAAAGAATTATATAAATTAAATGAATTAATAATGAAATATGTATACTGTAGATATTTATCATTTGATAGAATTTATAGACACAGAAATTTTAAAAGAAGAGTAGTAACTGTAATTGATACAGATAGTAATATTCTTTCAGTAGATACTTTAGTAAATCATATATTCTCTTTTATAGATAAAAATGGATTTAATAGATCAGTTACTAATAATGAATTTATTTGTATTAATACTATTGCTTTTATAATCACTCATGTAATAGAGAATTTATTATTATACTTTGGAGAAAATGCTAATATACCAGAAGAATTTAGACCTAACTTCAATATGAAGAATGAATTTTATTTCTCTAAGTTAATAATAGGAAGTGCTAAAAAGAGATATATTACAAAAATACTATTAAGAGAAGGAAATCTATTAAATCCTGCTAAATATGATATTAAAGGATTCGATTTTAAGAAATCTACAACTTCAGAATATTGTGAAGAAAGATTTATGGGATTAGTAAAAAAATACCTAATAGAAAATGAAGGTGAATTTGATATAAAATCAATGCTTAAAGATATTTATAAATTTAGAGAAGAGATAATAGAATCTATTAGAAGTGGTGAGAATATTTATTTACCAACTGCTTCTGTTAAAGAAATGGCATCATATGCAAATCCATTTTCAGAAGCATCTGTTAGAGGAACAACAGCTTGGAACATACTAAATCCAGATAGTCAAGTAGAAATACCATCAAGAGTAAGTATATTAAAATTAAATATATTCAAACCTGAAGATATAAATAATCTACGTATAACAAATCCTCATGAATATTCTGTTATAATGGATTCTATATTTAATGATACAACAGGAATGTTTATACAGACTAACGGTAAAGGAGAAACAAAAATAGTTGGAATGAATGTAATAGGAATTCCTCAAAATACAAAAATACCTAAATGGTTAGACCCGTATATAGATTATAAAACTATTGTAAATAATATTTTAAGTCCATTTGTACCAGTATTAGAATTATTTGGTATTAAGACATTGGATGAGGGTAAAACTATTGGTGGTATAAATAGAAAGACTAATGCAATTTCAAATATAATAAAATTTTAATAGAAAGGGTTAAGTATTATGGAATTATTGAATTGCGATAATAATTATCAGTTAGGTGTATTGGGTATTGAGTACAGTGACATATTTGGATTTGTAGTAGAAAAAACATTCATCTTCAATAACAAAATAGGTATGATGAAAGTGAATAATAGAACTAAGATTTACATTATTAAGTGGAATAACGATTCTCTAAATGCAGAAATTCATATAGATAATATGTCTAATAGTAAATCAAACTTTGATAAAGATAATGAGGTTGATTATAATTTAGCTAAAGGGTTATGTATATTATTAGATATAAATATTGAAAGTTTTCCATTTAAATAAAAATATAAGATTAAATGAATATAGAAAGAGGATAGAAAATGAAAGTTAAATTAAAACAGCTAACTACAAAGACAACTCTATTAGGAAAATATGATCATACTTATGTCGGATTTGTATATCATGGATGTATGGGCGATCTTTATGCAGCAATAGATAAATCAAATAATGATATAGTGGTATTAAATATTAACTGGGGTAATTGTAGTTGTCATTTAGGTAGTGATATAAGAGATTCTAGTAAGACAAATTCTTTTACAGAAAATGAGAGAATTATAATAGAGGAATTATCTGAATTACTAGAATTAGACTTAGTACCTATAGTATATTAAAAGTATATAATTCAAATAACTGTAATTAAAGAGAAAAATGATGCTTGAGCTTACACACTCAAGCATCTGACAAATTTATTTATCAAGGAGGTTTTTTTATGTCAAAATCAAGACAATAATAGGTAGCCATGGTTTCATGACTAGTAAACAGTAAGCAAGAATCACAAATGTAACAAAGAACTTTGTGAATTGTAATTACTTTGTACTTTAATACAATTATAAATAAATTATAACTGCATTAATGACTTGTTTGGTTTATTTACATATTATTTTAACGTAACCAAATAATATTAAATTTCTCAATGTAAGAAAGGAAAAGTAAAATGGGAAAAGAAAATGTAAATGAAAAAGTAGTTAAGTTAGTTGATACAATTAAGAATTGTATCTCATTATCGTGTAATTCAAAAGATTTTGATATTACTATAGTATCAAAGATTAATCCAAAAGATGGATCTATGGCTACAGTAAATTCAATAATCAAAAAGAAAGGTGAAGGTAATCAATATAGACAGTTGACTGTATCATTAGATATAGATAAGAGAAATGGTTTATCTCATGTGGTAATATTGAATGTAGATAAATTAAATTCAAATATTCTATTTAATACTACAGAAGATAATCCTACTGCAAAGATAGAGAAGTATCTTCCTAATATAGTTTCATCAACTCAAGCTATATTGATGAAAATGGGGAATGTATCTCCTGAGAGAAAGTTGAATAATAGAAGGGCTGTTTAATGATTAGTAATGATTTAATTAATAAAGGTAAAGAATTATTCCAACGGATAGATGATATAATGCTTAAGAGAGTTAATTATATTGGAGTTGGAAGTGATACTAAGAAGTTATACAAACCTTATGGTGAAGCTGATGATATCGGTACATTTATAATATCTATATCATTCTTTAAAGATATTGATGATGAATATATGAATTTAATTTATACATCAATGGATAGTGAAGATGATGGATGTTGTTATGAAACAACACGGTTTAATATGAATGTAGATTTGCCGTCAGATTTTAAACCAGAAATAACAGCATTAGCTGTAACAGATACATGGCTTGGTGAAGAAAAAAATATCGAAATAGTTAAGTAAGAAAGGGTAATAAGTAAAATGGAAAATTTGGATGAGAAGTATTTAAATGATTATAATGAATTTGTAGTAGAAGATGAAGAGCATATAATTCCAATTTGTTCTTCAGCAATAAAAATCTTATATGAGAAATTTAAGGTTCCTCTTAGTGACCCAAAGTTGATAGCGGTTATTGTAGAAAGAACTTATAAGGTTATTATAAATACTCTTAAATCATATGAGAGTAAATTAAGTGAGTTTAAAATTAATATATGTGATAGATTGGAAATTGGTTATACTACTAATACATCAGATGATGATGAGAAGCAGGGTAACTATATGATTTACATGAATCACTTAAATAAGTCTGTAAAGGATAATGTAAATGAAGATGCTACAACTCCTACAGAAAGAATTACTCAGTGGAATATTGAGAATGTTATAACTCAACCGGGTATTATTAGAGAAATCAGTAATGCTGTTATTGAAGATCTTAAATCAATAGATGTTCATATCGGTATTAGTGAATTAGTAATGCCTATATTTATTACAGTATATGAGGCTACTGTAAATTATGTTAGAATTAAGAGACAAGAATTAGGTGAATTCGAGTTTGAGATTAATTTCATTAGTTGCTTTCATATTGGTTGTATGGAAACTGAAGATGGTTCTTCGATTTATATTAGACCAAATATTGAAGCTAAGTTATTAATGAAAGATGATCAAGCTGCTACATCTATTCACGAATAAATTGATTAGATGGATTGAAGATTTGAAATATAGTCTTCAATCCATTTATAATTAAGCAAGGTATATTTTTTTGAAATATAATGAAAGGATGAGGTTAATGAGGTCTAATTTATGTCATTATATAAATAAATGGGAAAAAGAATTAAATATTCCTCTATTGGAAAAATCAGCAGATAAACCATTAGTGGAATATGTTAAAGAAGCTTTTAAATCTCTTGAGATATTAAAACCGATTAAAATAAAAGGATTTGATTATACAGAGAGAGAATCGGAAATAGATATAAATAATTATGTGTTCCGAAGAGATAAAAAGAAGAAAAAGAAAGAAAGATATGGTATTAAAGCTATTGGTGATGATAGAGTAGGAAGATTAACAGTTCATATAGAATTAGCTCTTCCAGATACTAATCCAACTACTAAAGCCCATGAATATAAAATACATAACATATCTAAATCTATTCTAATACCATTACAAGATGAAAATGGTTATTATGTAATTAAAGGAAAGAAATATTATATCATATATCAGATGGTTGAAAAGTCTATTTATAATGTGGGTAATAGAATATCATTAAAGAGTCTAATGCCTGTAGATGTAAGAAGAATACCAAAAGTAGTACACGATATAGATGGAGTAGAATATAAATTACCATTATATACTGTAGTGGTAGTTAATAGAACTATTCCAGCAATATTATTCTATATGAGTAAAGGAATTAAATATGCTTTAGATTATTTAAATCTTGATGGTATAATTGAATTCGTTGAAAAGATAGAAAATAAAGATGATAGTAAAATATATTTTCAATTATCTAATTCTTGTTATATGCAAGTAGATAGAGATATATTTGATAAATATACTTTTGTTAAATCTGTGGTTATGGGATTAATACATATTAGTTCTAATAGAGTTAATCTTACTAATTTGAATGATAAAGCATATTGGATTAAGAAATTAGCTAATCCAGCTAATTATGAAAAAGGATTAACTGTATTGAAGTATTTTGATAGATTAGTAGATGTTACAACTTCTAATATATTAAAGATACCAGAATATTATAAAGGTGGTTCTTATAGTGTTGTAAAATGGGTAATGCAACATTTTAACGAATTAAGATTAAAAGATAATAATGATATCAATAATAAAAGATTGAGATGTAATGAAACTATATCAGCATTATTAACTACTAAATTTAGTGAAAGATTAAAGAGAGTTATTTCATTAGGAGAAAAAGCTAATGCAGATAATTACCTTGAGATATTTAGATTCCCTGGAGATATATTAATACAACAAATGCAATCATCTGGTATTTTAAGATATGATGATGAAGTTAATGATATGAGTATTTGGTCTAAGTTAAAAGAAACAACTAAGGGACCTCATGCTATGGGAGAAAAGAATAGTAATGGAGTTGGTATTAAAGTAAGAGATATTCATCCATCTATGCTTGGTAATATTGATATTATTGTATGTGGTAATTCAGACCCTGGTACATCAAGAACTCTATCACCATTTGCAAAGATACAAGGATTACATTTTGATGCATCTATAGAACCATCTGATTTTTATTATAGAATTTCAAAAGAAGTTAATAATAAATGTAAAAAGAAAGGTGATATATCTGTAATGGTTGAATTTGATAATCCTACTGATTTTTATAAGTATATTAGTGAATTAGAAAAATTCAATAATGAAAATATTTCTATTAGTGGAACTTCAAGAGAAGGACATTATGATGTGGTTTTAGGAAGAACTATTGATATGGATGATTCATCTAAACCACAAACAATTAATCTTGCTAAAAAGAAATATAATGAAAATGGTGAAGTAGAAGAGGAGACAAAAGATGGCGAATAATATTTTATTAAAAGCATTAAGAGAAAATGAATCTGCTAAAGGAAAGAAGAAAGATGATTTCTTCGATGCAAATGCATCTACTATTTCATATAGCACAGGATTTCCTGTGCTTGATTATTATTTAGGATATAAAGTTAATGTATATGATGATGATGGAAAATATTTATATTCATATCCCAGTGTGGGAATTACAGCTGGTTCATATGTTTTATTTATAGGCAAGCCGTCAACATCTAAAACAGCAACTGCAATAAAGATTGCTTCTAATATAGTAAGAAAATTTGAGAATGGATTAGTAATTCATTTTGATTTAGAGCAAGCTCTAAATTATTCAAGAATACAAGCTTTAACTAGAATACCTATGAATGAATTAGAATCTAAATATGTATTAAGACAAGAAGATTGTACTCTTGAGAATATGAAATCTACTATCATGAGATTATATCAAGAGAAGGTAGAAAATCCAGACCAATATATGTATAATACAGGATTAAAGAATGAATTTGGAGAAGAGATTCAAGCTTTTGTTCCTACTGTTATTATACTAGATTCGATAGCTACTATTACAATGAGTATAGATGGTAGTGAAGCTAAGAAACTTGAAAAGCTAGAAGAAATATCAACTCAGACAGATCGAATGAGATTAACTGGAGAGATTGGTAGATTCTTTAATGAAATTTTACCTTATTTAAGAAAGGCTAATATTACACTAATAGCAATAAATCAAATTAAAACTAACCCACAGATGGGTATAGTAAAGAGTCCCGCTGAAATACTTGGATTGAAGCAGGACGAGACCCTTTCTCGGATTAAACCTAGATATAGAAAATTATATACTATACACTTGGTTAGAATCCATCTGGTGGGGGTCTATAAACCTCTTTAACTGCTGGAAACCCTTTAGAGCTCTAAGTACCAAAGTGTGATAATCTTAGAGATTAGACAATCAGCAGCCAAGCTAGTAAACGGATTCTAATATATTAATATAATAAGGAGAAATTACATATGGCTAAAAAGAAAAAAAGTTTAAAGTCAATGTTAGAAGAACAAAATTTACTAAATGGTATTATTATACCAGAATCCGAAAGACTACCATACGAGATATTTTTAGAAATAGTATCAATTGTAGTACCAGATATTGAAATAGGTAGATATTATATATCTAATTATTCACGAGTATATGATATAGTATTACAAAGGTTTTTAAAAATATCATACCCAAAAAATAATACACACTACCCGCAGTTTACCGTAAAATTAATTAGTGGTAAATTTAAAACATTATTACTCCACCGAGTATTAATGCTGATATTTTATCCAGACCACGATTTACAATATGATATAGTAAATCATAAAGATGGTAATAAATGTGCATCATTTTTACCAAATTTAGAATTTACTGATACTCGAGGAAATGCAATACATGCAAGGGATACTGGGTTATTACATCCAGTTCATGGAGAAAGTCATTGCTGTGCAAAAATTACTGAAGAAGAGTGCAGAGAGATATGTACAATGCTAGAATCTCAAAATTATTCAATGGTTGAAATTGCGAGCATATTTAATGTGTCCGAATCGATTATCAACTCTATTAAAATTGGTAAGGCATGGAAACATATTTCAAAAGATTATAATATACCAAAAGATAGAAGGATTAAATATTCCAAATACTTCACAAATGATGAATTATACAAATTATGTGAATATTTTCAATCCAATCCAAAAGACGATGATGAGAAACTAATGGTATATGTGAGAAGAGTATTACGTGATAATAATCTAGCAGAAAATATTGGTAGACTAGATGGGTGTAGAAAATTATATAGAAAGCAGAAATGGAAATACGTATGGTGTCAATTTAATTACTAGAAGGTTCAACGACTATCAAAAGCATATCTTATGAGAAATACATAAGAGAAGAAGCGAGTAGAGTACACGAAAGTGGAAACGGGAGGCTATTATTAATCGGTAATAGATTAGTGGTAGAAGATATAGTCTGGCTACACAGAGATGTGATAGATTATGCCCAGGTGGTAATACTCCAAAGTTCTTAGCACATATTTTATTAAAATTTGTAGCAGTTGGTGGAGAAAAATATAATGAAGAAGATGAAGGATTTACAGGATTTAAAGTAAGGGTAGAAATTATCAAATCAAGAGTATCGGCTGCGTTGAAGAATGTAGAATTAATTTATAATTCTAATGTAGGTATAGATATGGTTAGATCTACTGTTGCATATGCTAAAGATATGGGTCTGATAGGTGGTAATAAGAATGGTTATTATTTCTTATCAGATAAAGATGAAAAATTTACTTTAGCGAATATGCCTCAAGACTTTAAAAATAATCCTAAGTTATTTAAGATAATGAAAGATAATGTAATTCCTCTATTAGAGAAAAATCTATCAGGTATTACTCCAGAAGAAATGGAGATAGCTGACGAGGAATTAAATTTCTATAATCTATAAGTATAAAAACTGTTATATAGCTTCTAATATATATTATTTATTAGAAGCTATTATTAATAAATTAAGAAAGGAAGGTTTAAAATAAAATTAGTGAACGTGAATCAGAATTTAATTGGTTCAATTTATACATTACGAGATGCTAGTTCAACATCCGATTGTGGACACAACTATATTATCATATCAAATAATCAGAATATTAATAAGTTTGTACAGGCAATGCCTATTACATCAATGAGGAATAAAAAAGTAACTATAGAAGTTCCTATTATGTTGAGTAATGGATTAGTATCTTATATAGTACCATATTCAATACAAACTTTTACTAATACTGAATTAAAGGTAGGAAAGTTTAGAGGTTGTATATCAGATACTAAATATATTAGTAGTAAAGAATTTATTAATTTACTAATGGATATGTATTTAGCTGAATCTAATATAGGTGATGTTGATAAAAATAAAGTAATGGATGAATATAAAGATTATTGTAGTAATTTTTGGAAGTTCCATATGCACAATGCGGAATATAGAGAAATACATAATGATGTAAAAAGTAATAGTTTACAAGAAATAAGTTATATCTATAAACCATTAACTCAGTGGAGTAATGATGAATTAGATACATATTTAAATGAGGTTGATAAAAATAATCCTAATTATACATATATTAAATTGGGATTTCATAATAAGAAACAAATGATACAGTTTAATTATCAAGTTAAGAAGGAGAAATTGAATAGGAATCAAGTGTTAGAATATTTAGCATAATATAAATTTTATTAAGAAGAGGTTGAATGTTATTATGGGAGATAAGATAAAAAAGTTTTCACTTATAGATTCTTTAAAGAAAGCAGATGATGAACTTACTGGTTCTCCATCTCTTCTAGGAATTACTGCTCTTACATATCCAAATTATGTAAGTTCTATGAGAGCAAATATGTACACTAATCATGTTAAGCAATGTATGACATTATTACGTCCAGATGTACCGTATTTATTTACTAATAATGAAAATACTGTTGGTAAATATTCATCAGGATATAAGAAAGCTAATAGCGATTATGAAGTATATAGAAAGGTATACAAGTATGATGATATTGTAGATAATCCATTTGTATATGTTATGTTTATATATGATAAGAAAAAAGATGAGTATGATGTAGTATATAGAAAAACTCATGAAGATTTAACAGAATCATTTGGTTACGCATATAATAATGATTTTATAGATAGCCTTAAAGAAGGAGATAAGATACATAAAGATGATGTATTGTATAAATCTACTTCTTATGATGAATATATGAATTATGGATATGGTAAGAATATAACTGTAGCATATTCATTTGATGATTTTTCATCAGAAGATGCTGCCATTGCTTCCGGATCATTATGTAAGTTATTCGCATCTATTGACTCTGAAGTAATAAGTATAAATTTAAATAATAATGATTATTTATTAAATTTATACGGAGATAAGAAGCATTATAAAGTAATTCCTGAATTAGGAGAATTCTGTTCAGGAAGAATAGCTGTATCAAGAAGATTATTTAATAAACAGACTTTATTTGATTTTAAATCAGATATGCTTACTACTATACTTGATAGTGATAATGTATATTATATAGGTAATAATAGTAGAGTAGTAGATATTACTATTTATAATAATGCTGAAGAGAGAGATGATACACCATTTTATCAGCAGATAAATAAATATATTGATTCACAAAATAAATATTATAATGAGATAATAGATGTATGTGAAGAAATAAGGGATTCCGGTTCTAATTATACAAATGAATTAGATTATTTGTATAAAAGAGCATTAGAGATGGTAGATACTGAAAAGAGATGGAGAGAAAAAGATTCTATATATGATAATATGAATATTAAAATTACTATTATGAGAGAAGCTCCATTATCTAAAGGTAGTAAAGTAACAGGTAGGTATGGTAATAAATCAGTTATTGCTACAGTAAGAAAAGATGAAGATATGCCAATAACTGAAGATGGTAGAAGAGTAGATTTAATTCTTAATATGTTAGGAATTATAAATAGAACTACAGCAATGCCATTGTATGAGATGTTTATAAATTCAGCATCTCGTAAAATAAGAGCTAAATTATCTGAATTAAAAACTCTTAAAGAAAAAGAGAAGTTATTATTTGATTACATAGAAATATGGAATGAAGAACAGGAAGATGAAATGCATCAGTATTATAAATCTTTAGATAAGAAAGATAAAGAGAAATATATACAAGATGCAATAGATGATGGTATTTATATACATCAAACTCCACTATGGGAAACAAAACCTATATTCTATAGATGTCTTGAATTAATGAAGAAATATCCGTTTATTAAAAGAGATAATCTGTATATTAATAAATGGGGTAAGTTACATAAAGTATTAACTCCATCTATAGTAGGTGAGATGTATTGTATGAAATTAAAGCACTCAGATAAAAGAGGATTTAGTGCAAGAAGTACAGGAGCTATTGATGATAAAGGTTTACCATCGAGAAGTTTTAAATCTAAAGCTCATCTTGAAAAAGCTTCTTCATCATGTATTAGATTTGGAGAATTTGAAACTCTTAATTTCTCTATAGGCGTATTACCAGAAGATTTAGCAGTATTCCATGCTTTATATAGAACTTCCATTAAAGGAAGAAAAGATATTGTAATGTCTATGTTTGATGAAGAAGGAATTCATTCTATAGATAATAAATATACTTCAAGAGTAGCAGAGATATTTAATGTTACTCTTAAAGAATTGGGAATAGAAGTAAACTTTATGGATGATGATTATATTGGTCCTATTAATGATACCAATTTAACCAATCATACATTAAATAATAAAACTATTCTTTGTAGTGATTATAAATTCTTTATTATAGAAAGAGTAAATGAAATAATACAGAATATCTATAAAGAAGAACCAATAATTACTGATGATGTATTAAGAACTAAAGTTATTAATATTCTAAGTAATACTAAATATTTAGTTGGACCAACTGAAGAAGAGTTAAAGAGATTGGATATTAATGATATTATAGATTTTATTACTAAATAAAATATTTATACTAGAGATAAGATTAAAAATATATCTTATCTCTAGTATTATTTTTATAAATTAAATGAATTATAAAAGTCATTAACTTTTTTTACGGTATTTGGATTTATATTTGCATATATCACATTATTCTCATCTTTGATAATAGTGTGTCTTCTCTTAGAATCAAATCCTACTATATTTGAAATATTCAAATTAAATGCTTCCATTATTGCTTCTACATTAGAATCTTTATTAGCTTCTTCTAATATCTCCTTAAGAGGAATTGTCATTCCATTAATAACATCAGTAGGAGATATTACAGATTCTGTAAATGTCTTTAAAGTAACTTTAGGAGCAGATGTAGCGTGAGCAACTGCATGTGATGGGAACCATGGTGCATCATATGTAATTAATCTCTTCATCATTACATAAGGTTTACCACCTTTATTTACCATCTGAGCTATTGCTCTAGCAGAGAACTGAGGAATCCATCCAGCTAATACTTCTTTACCAAATCCTTCACCAACACTACCTTGGGCTGATTGTATCTTAGCTGTAAGTATATTACCTACTAATTTAGGTTCCATTATTTTAAATGCTCTCTTTTCTGGAGGTACATCTTGTATTCTTTCAGCAGATAATTTCTCATCGGTAGTAGTAGGCATTGGATGAGCAAATTCACCAAACCATCCACCAGTTTTTAAAAGAGATTGTATCTTTTCACATCTAATACACTCCATTACATTACTAGCATCATAATATCTTTTATTTCTATTCTCTACATCAAAATCCTGAAGATTTGTATCAAATGTAATATAGAATAAATCAGCAGATTTATTTGTATTCATGTTAGACACTCTAGGATTATCAGAAACGCTTTCAGATATATACATAAATCCCATAAGGTTATCATTTATCATATCTTTAGTTTGCCTTTCTTTATATATTCATTTATAGAAGTGTTAAAATGTAGAGATTTACCAGTACTTACTTAACTAATGATATTCTACTATTATACTTAGTAGCTTTATCTAATAATTTAATAATAGATTCATCTGTAATATACTTCATAATATAATCATTAGTAATAATTAGATTATTATCTACAAATGTATTTTCTTTAGCTAATGATTGAAATATATTAGTAGCAATTTGTTTAGCATCCTCATCTAATTTAATTAATTCATACTTAGAATCAATTTTACTTAATGATGTCATCATATTATTAATTTCATTATCTATTAATACATTAATAAAATTTAAAAATCCTACCGTAGCTTCTAACTTATCTAAATAATCTAATTCTTTATTAACGGGTTTCATTTCTTCTTTTATTTTCTGTAATTCAATAAACTTACTCTCTTCATTAAATTTATTACTTATACTAGTAATTAAATCTAATATATATGCTAAAAGAAAAATACCACCTAATAAATATACAACTTTCATAATTGAATAAAAAATATTCATATATAAACCTACCTTAATAATTTTATAGTTTTATAGATCAGTTTCTTTTCTATTTAACCATATAACAGAAAAATAATACGATATGTAAAGGAATAAATAATTAATATGATGAAATCTTATTTTTGTTTAATATCAAAGGATTATTTAAAAGAACATCCGGGAGATACAGGATGGAGATACGCTAAAGAACATAAAACTGATTGGGTAGACGCATCATCAGTATTTCCTGAGAATATACCTAATTGTAATTATACACCATATATGAATTTCTTTGTACACCAAGATAAAGTATATGATATAACAAAGATGTATGCAAGTATGGATGATCAAGCTACTGTACATATGTGTATAGAAACACCTAATCCATGTGATATACCAGACTAAAAATAAATTAGATTACACTGATACTAAAAAAATAATCAGTGTAATCTAATATCTTTATATTATTTCATTCAATGGTTGATATAAGTATTTTTTTATATCACTACTACTAATTTCTTTATTATAAGTAATACTGATAAATTTACTTGTTTTATCCTCTAATGGTAAATTCTTATCAAATATAAATGAATATAATTGATTTGTTTCATTTACCTTTTCTTTCTGTAATTTTCTTTTTTCATCTATATATCCATTTACTATCTCTACTTTAATATTATCATTCTTCTTTAAAGTTTCTTTAATATAATTAATAGTAGATTCTGGTTGTTCTATATCACTAGGAATATTAAATATGACTCTTATATTATCATATGCTTCTCTTTTAATCATATTATTAAAACCATCTATAGATTCTTTTAATTTATCTTCATTCGTAAATACTTCATTATTATATCCTATTCTAATAGTTTTATAATCTTTAGCTAATGTATTCTCTATATGCTTATGAGAATATTTTTCTTTATCTATATTATATTCTATCTCATAAAATCCTTTTCTTTCTTCTTCTCCATATTTCCACCTACTAAAACTTCCTATAGAGAAAAATTTATCATCAGTTTCTATATTAATATGATAATGACCAAAGTATACTTCTCCTTTACATATCTTATCTAATTCTTTAGTATTAAATACTTTAGTTCTTTTTCTCTTATCATCTGATTTATTATCTATATGAACTGATAAATCTGTCATTACTTCTCTAATTACTCCGTGTCCAAATACATAATCATATTTATTATAATTAGATAAATATTTAGTATAATATTCATCTATATTATTTACATGCTCTTCCGGTAGATATAAAATATTTAAATCGGGTAATAATTCTTCTTCTGATACAAACTTAATTACTTTTACATTATCATATATTTTCATTACATTCATTATATCATATTGATTACATTCATGAGATTCTGTTCCATATATAAATCTTAATGGTATATCTTTATCTTTACACACTTCTATTAAATCTTTTAACATCTTATAACTCATTTTAGCAGAGTTATCATTTAAATAAAATTTATGGTCAAAAAAATCTCCACATACTATAACAAAATCTAATTTACTATCTTTTTTAATTCTATTTATAAATAATTCAGTATATTCATTATATAGAGTATTTAAATCCATAGCCCCTACATGAATATCTGATATCACATAACCTCTATATTTCATAATAAATAAATTTCACTTTCTATAATTATTATCTTAATAGTTGTAAGGAATATCAATAAAAAACACTGGTATAAGCTAGGATTTAGATAAGAAAGGGGGGTAAAAAGATGGCTTCTAATACTGTAAATTATATGGGAAGATCAGGTGATATTGGATCACATGGAACAGCTGGTCCATATAAAAGATCATTAGCATTTGATATTCCATCTACAGGTTCTGGATTATATTCTACTAATAATAAATTTATTCAGATACCTCAAGGAGAACCATCTACTGTACCACTAGATAAATTGGTGAGTCAATTAAATAAAACTGTATTTTTACCAGATGATAATCAGACTCATCATAATATACTTGAAACTTATTCAAATTATTATAATAGATATAAAATACCAAATCCGAATATGGCATTGCAGAAAGGATTTGGTCACGTATTTTTTGTAAGACCATCTTGCAATATATTAGGTGATAGTTATAAATTATTACCTGAATTAGAGGGTAATGAAGAATTAAATCATATAGCACAAGCTTCTCCATGGGTACTAAGAAATCTAGTTGCTAATAATGGACAAGATCACGATTTTATGTTATTAATGTCTAACTATGCACAATCATTTTCATTATCAGATGAAGTATTAGCTACTAATTCATATGGTACATCATATACTGGATTTAAAATAAGTTATGGTAGAACTGTAAATGAATCGAGGTCTGCTGGTCAGTTTAGTATTCAATTTGGAGATGATAGAAATTTACATCTATATCAAACTTTAAAAGCTTGGGTATCATATATTAGTGGCTGCTATAGAGGAACGATAGCTCCTTTATCAGATACTATTAAGAATAAGATATTAGATTATGCAGCAGCTTGTTATTATATAGTAACAGCAGAAGATGGAGAAACTATTATATTCTGGTCTAAGTATTATGGAATATTTCCTACTGATATACCATCAGCTCAATTAACATGGTCTGCTGGTAATGCTATTAAAGACCCTACAATGGATGTTAATTTCGTATTCTCTTTTAAAAGAGATTATCATCCAAATACTTTATTAGAGTTTAATTATAATGCCAGAATGGATACTAATAGTACTGTATACGCTCCGATATATGATGATCAATTATTAACATCTACTAATGGGATGGTTAAAGCTCCTTATATAGAAACTATAAGAAATACTGATGGTAAAATACCTATAGAGTTTAAATTAAGATTTAGACCTGAAACTAGTACTAGTAATGATTATATTACTAGAACTGGTACTCCTGTTACTAATACTCTTAGTAGATCAAATAATAATAAGATTAATGGACGAAGTGAAATAATAGTACCATCCAGAAACAAGTCATCAAAGAAAAAACGAAGAAAGTAGAGAATTATCTTATATGGCGAATAAAAATAATATTAATAGAGATTATATAGATAATTATGCTGTTAAAGAATTTGCTACTAATGAATTAGCAGATAAGTATTTTGAAGATATAGATTTAAATTTAAGAAATGTTGGTATGTTTGGATATACTACAGAATTAGTATCTAATATATCTGAAGATACTTTTAATACAGCATCTGTATTATTTAGAGAAAGTTTTCCTAATAGAGCAGAAATAGAAGAATCTATTTATTCTCACGCAGCAATATTTCAATTAGATGATATTTTATCTAAAGCAGCTTCTTGTAAATTCATATTAGTATTAGAAGAAGCTGTTATTATTAAAAATATGAAAGCTAGTACAAATCCGGGTAATAGAAATACTTCTTATTTCTATATAGATAAAAATACTACTATATATGTAGAAAATATACCTTATGTACTAGACTATGATATTATAATTAGTATAGTAAGAAGAGTAACAGCAGACGGATATGATTATTTATTCTCTGCTAGATATTTTAAAGAAGAATTTAAAAATAGTTTATCACATATAAGAGACCCTTATGTTAAAGTAAGAAGATCTAGTGATGGATTTATAGCATTGGAAGTAGAAACTCATCAGTGTATTCGAGATGAGAGAACAGAGCAAATTATTACTAATAGTGAAATAAATTATCCTGTAGTAGATTTACCATTTGATGGTAAATTAGCAGGATTTGAAGTATTTTATACTTCCCCTATTACTAATGAAGAAGTGCAGATGAAAACGTTGATAGTTTATTCACAACCGTTAAAAGAACCATTCTGTTATTATCAATTAGTACAAGAAGGAGTATTAAGATTATCATTCAATTCTAAAGATACTTATTTTATGCCTGAATTTAATTCTAATCTAAGAATTACTCTATATATGACAAAAGGTATAGATGGTAACTTTGAAGTATATAAAGGAAAGAATATATCTATAATTCCTTCTAATGAAAAATATAATTATGCTAATTCATATTTAACAGCAGCAATGCCTGTTGGTGCATCTCAAGGTGGTAGAGATCAACAGGGAGTTGAAGTATTAAAAGCATTAGCTGTTGAAGGATATAGAACCGCATTAGCATTAACAACAGAGAGTGATTTACAGCAATTCTTTAATAATTATAAATATAGATTTGGTAATTCAGATATATTATTTATTAAAAAAAGAGATGATGTATATGAAAGAGTATATTCTGCTTTTATGGTAGTAAGAAATGATACTTACATATATAAAACTAATACTCTTAATTTAAATATCAATTTATATGATATGACAAATCCTGAAAAGAATGTATTTATAATAGAACCAGGTACTGTATTTACATGTAGTGATACATCAGGAGTAGCTCAATTCTTTAGAGATACAACCAAGTATAATTCTTATAAAGCATTATATGATGCTGATGTAGCTGCTAATAATACTCCATATATAATTCCAGGTTCATTAGACCCATCAGTTATTCCAGAGTATTTAAATAGATCTTGTTCTTTTGCTCAATGGAAATCACGTAAAGGATTAAAAGATACTAAATTGGTATGGGAATTAACAGAAGATGATTATAAGAATTTTGATAATCCTTCACAGAAGAAATTCTTATTAATAAATCCATTCTTAATTAAATTTACTAAGACTCCTAATTTAGTATCAACCTATTTAACTTATGTTAATAATGTATCTACTTTAGATTTTACTGATGTAAATAATGAGATGTATCTACAGTTTGTTAGTTATAATATATCCGTAAAGAGAAGATTTATTAAAGAAAAGAAATATGAAATAATGTGTAAAGTAACTTCTACAATGACTGTAGATAGAAAAGCTTATCCATTAATTAAAGTAGATAGAGAAGATGCTGATGGAAATCCAGTTTATCATTTAAATGATAGATATAGTTTATCTGATAATGATATGAGAGTTATTTTAACTGTAGTAAAAGAAGATAAGATTATTTTCTATACAGAAATGGTACCAACAGAATATGATTCAAATAGTGATAGTTTCTTATTTAAATCAGATATATTTACTGATGATCATATTACATCAAATGGTCAATTAAGATTATTATCTGGTAAGATTTATAGAAATCCTACTAATGGAGAATATTATAGAGTACACGAAACTGATAATAATTTTTATTATAAATATGATAAGAATAATAATTTACTACAAGATAATGTACCTGTTAATGATGTAACTGGTTTAATTAATAATGGTACTATAGTTAAATATGAAAATCTTGTTAATATGACAGATTATGATGATATCATGATTCCTATAGATAATACAGTAGTAAAAATATATACTCTATATAAAAGAAATTATTCTGAAGTATTAGGTGGATTGGTAGTAAATGAATCATCTATGACAGATAATCCATTTTCATCACATGGTAATTTCGATAAGTATATATGGACTAATACATATGCTACTGTAACAGAACCTATAGTATTTATGAAATCATTAGAGAGTGTAAGAACTTATCTTGATTATGAAGATTATACAGAAGCAGTATCTGATGATCAAGGTCATGTTAAATTTACTCATGATTTAATGGATGTACAGATGAAAACTATTTCATTCTTAAGAGCATCTACTATTAAAGATGAAGTTAAATCAGTTTATTTCTTTAATGCATTTTTATCACATTATAATTTTATTCAGAATATAATTGATACTAGATTAAGAAATGAAACTGGTATAGATTTAAAATTCTATAATACATATGGAAGAAGTAAAAACTTCTTAGTGGGTGAAGATGCTCAGCAATTAGATACTGTTAATTTAAGATTATCATTTGATATGTGGTTTATTCCAGGTACTGATACAACTGTAGCAATCAAAGATGTTAAAAACTTTATTAAATCTGAAGTAGAAAAAATTAATGAAAGAGGAATGAATAATCTTTTTATATCTAATCTAATGAGAAGAATAGAACAGAACTTTGGTTATGTAGATCATATTAGATTTAATCATATTAATAGTTATCCTACTACATTACAATCAGTTAGAAATAATACTACAGATATTTCTGATTTATCAGTATCGGAAAGAAGATGGTATATACCAGAATTGTTATTATGTGATGTAGAAGATATTACTATTAATGAATACACTTCTGAGTAATTCTAGGGGTTAAAAACAAACAAATAACATTAAGAAATTGAAAGGATACCTTAACACATATGCCTGACAATAGAGAAATTAGACTCTTAGACTTTATGGATAATATAAAGAACGAAGAGAATGATAAAAAAGTAAATGATGATTTTAAACAATCCGATGATTATAAATTAAGACAGATAGATAGATCGAGAGATATTGCTAAGAAAGAATATCTAACTGATGTTCTTACTAATACATATAGAGATGCTATTCCTCTTAATGATGAATATAAAGTAGCTTATAAAGATGATATAGATAAATGCTTTAAAGATTTCTTAAATGAAAGATGTCCTCAAGGTGTAGAGTATTATATCAAAGAAGCTATTAAAAAGAAATCTGGATTTGCTAAGAAAGTATTAGAATCTGTAAATTCTATAGTAGATAGAAAATATGATAATATTGCTTTGCATTTAGAAGATGCTGAAGAAGATGATATTGTATTTAACAATGATAAAGATGATGAGAAAAAAGTTAATGTTGTTGGTAAAGAATTAAATACTGATGAAGTATCTAATATTGTAAAAGATAATGTAAAACAAACAGCAGTATCTGAAATACAAAGAGCTAAAGAAGAAAAAGAAAAACTTCAAGCAGTAGAAGATGAACTTGCTAATGATGTTAAAATGAATAATCCTCAACAAGTAGAAGAAGCTATGGAATTAAGAGGATTAGGTGTAAGAGATTATACACCATCATTATTTAATGGAATTATGATTAGTAATATGAATAAATTCCAAGCTAAGATGGAAGCTGGTGAAGAATTACCAACTAATACATTTGAAGCATTAAGTGATTATCCAATGAATATTAATAGTATTAATCCTACTATACAGGAATTAGCATTTATTGAAACAGTAAAGGATTATACAAAATATGCAGTACTAAAAGCATTGAAACTTGAAAGTTTTGATAAGTATAAGATAGGTTCAATAGCTCAATATTACGCAGAAAAAAAATATTAAATTTGAGAGAAGTTGATGAAATGAATCATCAACTTCTTTCACGTATTTTAGATATATATATATATATATTATTTTTGTGTCATAATAAATTTAATAATAGTTGACCTATCGGCTTTAACGGGGAGAAGGAGTTTTTATGTTGGAAATAAAAAATGTTTTAGATATGGAAGCAATTAATGCTACTACACAAGAAAAGTTATCTCAGCTTCAATCTCAGATGAAAGAAACTGAGAATGAACTAAAATTATTAGATTATATGAGAAGGTTTTTAAAGTGGTTTGAAAATCTGATACCCACTTTAAAGGAACTTGAGGATGATGACACGAATATAGATATATTAAAGAAGGTTATACGCCAAACCCGCTTAGAGTATACCCAAATTACTGCATTAATCGGTTTTGAAGAGGGGTTGGTGACTAGTATTGAAATACAAGTAATGACTGCGAGGGAACGGATTGTACCAAGGATATTTCATGAGTACGGTCATCATAGGAATTGGTATCATGAAATATATGCATTAAAGGATGACTATCCAACCGCATATATTAATGATAGCAAGGTGAAGAAAATAAGCCTTATTGGTAAATCAATCGAATCTATTAATGCTTGGTGTTTACACCGGCTGTATGTATTAGATGAGAATCCAAAACTTGGTAGATAGTAAAACTAGAGAACTGTACTAAAAAAATACAGTTCTCTTTTTTTATTTATTATAGTATTGAATACTGAGAATAAAATACCAGAATATTGCTTTCTTATAATTTATTCTACTTGCTTCTCTTTTAAACTTAGCGTGAACTCCAGTTTCTTCACCCCATTTATCTAATGTAGTTTTTATAGTTCTTATATTATCATTATTACTATTAGTCTTTCTAAATAACTCAGAACTCCATACTAAAAAATTACTACTATTAATATCTTTTTTATCTTTATGCTCATCATATAGATATAAAAAAAGAACTGCTTGAATAAAAGCTTCTATATCTTTAGTATATTTATCAGTAATAATTTTACTCATATAAAATCTACAATCAGCAAATGATATCTGTGCTAAACTCTTACATTGATTAATTCTTTTTAAATCTAATCCATTTGTTAATAATCCATTTACTATTGTATTAGTTACTACTTGCACCGAACTTGTATTATTTTCTATTGTATCATCTATTACTATTTCATCATGGGAATCTTTTGTTAATACTACTCTATTACCAGCATTGTAATTTTTCATATATTCTCCACAGATATTTTTAAGCATAGATTTCTGGTCATTTCGTATTCTTTGTATGAACCTGATAAATTCTAAATCAGATGCATCTTTCATGAATTGCTTTAAGAACCTAAAAGAATTATTTATAGATAAGAATAATCCACCAAATACATGTCCACCTTGTTTCATTATATATTTCTCTGATAGATTATCCATGGTATATTGCATAACACCTTCATTAGCACCATACTTGAAGAATAAAGAGAATAATGATGGATAAACAGATAATGCATAAATTGCTAATGCTGTATTTAATCCTTTCTCATCATTCTTAAGATAATAGAATCTGATGCAACAATAGAAAACCCAGAATATAGGATTATTTCTCAATAGCTTAAAATCTGTTTGAGTAGAAATCTGTTTAGTAACATCTACTACCAATCCTACTACATATTTTGGATCTAATTCAAATAGATTAAAGAACATCGCTTTATCTACATCACCAAATGGAATTAATTCAATAGGACCAGATGTATGTAGTTTAGATGAATTTCTATCCATATAATTTCCACATATCTGTTTAAATTTTCTATCTCCCATTGGAGTAGATAATACCTTTTCTATTTTAGGATATAGATTAATTTTCATTATGTAATTATTTTTATCGGTTGCTTCTAAAAAATAATCATAATCATCATATAAATCATCTTGAAGCATTTCCATAAAGGTATGAAAATATGAATTGTTCTTCATTATAAAATTACCTTTCTCAAGTTTACTTGCATTAATATGCTGTTTTTAGAGGAAAAAAAAGAAGACCCCTATTCGAGGTCTTCTAATATCATGATTTATCGTTTTCGAACTCATCAAATATATTATCTATGTACATTTCAATGGTACCGCCTTTTGATGCATATTGAGCTATAAGATATGTATCTATCAATTCCAATGATCTCATTATTGTACAAAACTGACTTATTTTTACAATATCTTCATCAGCAACGGTATTTATACCTAATACTGATAATATATATGCTAGTACATATTTTGTACGGTTTCCAGCCATCATACTAACAAAAGTATCTGGTACTATATCAAAAATAGAATCTTTTATCGCTTCATACAATTCTGTTAATTTTTCAATATCTATATTATTTATAGTATTAAATAATTTAATAGAATCTATACTTATAAATTTGCTATGAAACTTTGATATATCGTCTAATGACTTTTCTGAGTTGATATAATCAACCATTATTTGTATAATGAGATTATATTTTTTATCCCATAGGGATTTTGATGATACTTCTGATTTATACTCAATATTGACATCGTTAAGCTTACGCTCGAGCTCATCTTTTTCTAATATAAGATTATTCTCAACTTCCTGGGAAGCAATTATTTTGCTATACATATTCATTAATTTATCCATTTTTTTTTTAATTCTCCTTATAAAAATAATAAAAAGAAGACTCCTTACTTGGAGTCTTCTTCATAATATTTATTCATCTAACTTTTCATATACATCAAGTATAGATTTAACCGATCTATCATATAATCATACCAGATATACTAACTCACCTTCAAGTAATTCTGACACAAGTCTATTCCTACTGAATAATTCATGTTGGATTAAATATGTATCCAATATTTCAATACATCTCATTATTTCAGATATCCAGCGAATTAGTGCTTCATCTATATCTTTATGAATAATCGACATGATTGTATAATCATATACTGATGATGGAAGTATCAATTTATCATACTCGTCGGGGATTATATTTTTTATTAAATTAATAATAACAACATTTGATTCTACAATTAAGTCTTGATTATCACCGTATATCCAATCAACACCACCCTTTGAAATATTTAGTAAATCAATATATGAATTATGATATTTCACAACATCATTAAATTTTCTATCAGAGAAATATATATCATTCACCATTTTTAATAATTTATATATCACCATATTAGAATCTTTTTTCCGAGTGGTGATTTTTAAAAGTGTTGATAGATTATCTTTTGCATCGTCAATCCTATTCTCAGACAATAAGTTGTATATCAACTCATAATTTTCAACTTCGTTATTTGTTTTTTCTAATTCCTCTATAATAGTTCCTATTTGTCTCATGATAAATTACCAAATTAACCCTTTCTTTTTATCGTATTCCATCAGTGTTTTATAATAATCAATTAGATCAAATATCATCACGTATATCTCAGAAATATATTTAATAATATCGGTATTTATAGGTTCTGATAAATTTAATTTATTGATTTCCGAAATTATATTATTGATATTATATTCAAAACTACTATCATTAACTTTATCTATACTTATAGATATTGATAGTTTGGTGATAGTGTCTCTAACAATGTTATATATGGATTTAACATATATCATGCCTCGCATATATATCATATAGAGTTTATCGAAACCATCATAACCGACAGCTTTCTGTAATACGTGATATAAATAATGATTTGTTGGTCCTATAAAACCTCTCTTATTTAGATTAATACCAGATAATAAATATATTATAGCAGTATTACCAGGATTATCCTTAGTAATTTCTATAATTGATTTTTCTAAATTAGTTATACGTGATTTATAATACTCTATTATATCAGGATTATTCCTATTGGATATTTCGTTATCCATAACCCTTTTATAATACTCCAATTGATCATTACATTCAAATAATATCGTATCAATTCCATTAGCATCATCCCGAATTCTTGTAAAATCGATCATAAAAATCTCCTACCTATTCTTTATATGGTCTTTCCATAATGTTAGTGCTGCATATTTATCATCATTGGACACATCATCAAATGATTTATACCCATATATGTTTGCAATTTCTGCACCAAATTCATCTACACTCATTCCTTCTTTACTATCATCGTTAATATTATTCTTTGACATAACCACTCTTTTCTTTTCAATAAAGTGCTTCTTCATTATTTCAGAAGATTCTATCTGAGAATCATAATAATCTATTATAGCTTGCACTGCATCATTCATTGTTTTTAATCTCCTTTTTTAAATATACAAATTATTTAGTTACATAAAAATATTATATAGTTGAAAATATAATAAGAAAGATGAGTTTTTGTCATCTTTCTTATTACTTATACTATTATTTCTGTTGTTAATTCTGTATTAATTATTTCTCGTATTATATACATAATAAAAGGAGTAAAGAAAAATACTTCTAAGCTATTATTTAAATATATTAATTCTGTGTCTAAATCTAACTGTATATCTTTGATACCCAATTTCTCACTTCTTAAATATCTTTGTATTAAAGAACCATAATCAGAATCAACAGGACTATTTAATCTTATAGCTTCCATATAATCTCTTGAAAATATACTTTTACTATCATCTGGTATTAACATAGGAGTATCTAATACTTCTACAGTTCTTTCATGCCATTTTCTAAATGATGATTCTCGTATAGAAGTTCCAGGTCTTGTTATATATTTAAACATAGATAGAAGTTTCATATCTTTAGTCTCTAAGAACTTATATACAGATTTAGCATACTTGTATTTTCTTTTAGGATCATCATATTGGTCAGTTAATATTATAGTAGATAAATCATTCTTCTCATTAAATAATTTATGTATATTAATAAAATAAGTTTGTAAAGGATCATACAAAAGTTTACCATCTTCTATTTCACATAAAAAGACATTATGTCTTTCATTATAAAACATAGCCATGTATAACTCTTTTATTTCTTTATACATCTTATCTATTTCTTTTATTTTAAGAAAAGAAGCTTTCTCTATAATACAATTGGTTTCTGTACCAATATTCTCAAGTATACAAACATTCTCTGTTATTACTTGCTTTTCTATTTCTTCTAACTTAGTAGAATCAATATACTCTAATTTAAATTCTATCTTATAATAATTATCAGGCATTACTGTATCATACTGGATATTAGTAACTCTGAAAATATAATAATCTTTAAGAGTAGGAATAATAAAGAAATCATTAGGAACTGGTTTTATTGTTTTTGGTAAAACTATTCCATCACCATCCCAATCTGTATCCATTCCTTGATCGGCTTCTGATATATTAAGATTAATTTGATCCATTCCATATAAAGGAAAATTTTCTATCTTATTAAATCTTATAGGTGATCTATTACCTATAATAGAAGCTACATCAAGAAATCCTTCATCTACTGTAGTTTCATCTATATTAATATGATAATAAGTTACAAATACTGGAGTGGTATCAATAAATCTAGCTGTAGGAGATTTAAACCTATTCTCAAATTGAAACGTTGTATCTTCAACCATTTTTTGCTCATTAATTAAAAAAGCCATATGGAGTTTTACCTTCCTTTCAATAGTTGATAACTTAAGACTATGTTTTTATACCGTTTATTACAGTAATTTATATACTATCTTTTTATACTAAATAAAGAAAGGAGATAAAAACTTATGTCAAAGATTAGTAGTAAGGACCAATTTAATTATGATAATATAGCAGATAATTTAGATATGTTTGTAAATGATGTTGCTACATTATTTATTTTTGAAGGAAGGAGTGAAAAAGAAGTAGACGAATCTATGAAAGTTCTTAAGAAGGCGATTAAGCATTTAAGAAATGGTAAACCTGAAAAAGTTCTTGATATGGATAAATATGAAGAAGCGATGAGTGTGTATGAAAACTGATGTTACTTTATTCATATTAAAATCCAGTAAAGAACTATACGCATTCTCATCTGATGATAAATTAATTAATGATTTTATATCTACCAGATGTATTGATAATTTTATTATTAAAGAAAAAAAGTTTAATGAAGAAGAATATGATATCTTCACTAATATCAATAATGATAAAATATTAAATACTGATTATTTGTATGATGGAAAAAATACTATAGAATTTCCAATGACAACTCATGAATCATACACGCTAGATATAACTATAGATGAACTTTATGAAAGGATAGGTGATAATAAATCAATAATAGATTTATATAAAATATTTAGAGGTAAATATAAAAAGAATTTGAAATATTTATTAGGATACATTTCATCATTCTATTATAATAATGATGTTGAGTTTGCTTCATTAAATGTATTTATTAAATTATTTGGATTTACAATAATAGAAGGGTATAAAGAAAATGAATAATAGAAAAATATGCGAGAAGTTATATTTTAATATGATAGAGGATAATAATGATTTATTGGATATCCCTAATATATTAAATAAATTAAAATTACTTCAAGATAATCATTTATGCTCTAAGTATGATATGAGATTATATTCCAGGGGTAATTTTAATAATATGATATATATAACTAATTATCTTTTAAAGAAAGATGATAGTTTAAAGAAGAATTTAATAAGTAAATATACATACGATAAAGAATATAAAGTATTACCAGAAGGATTATATATGTTAGATTTATCTAATGATAAAAAGGATAGATTTCTGGTAATAGAATTAAGAACTACTGTAGATGAAAATAACTATGGTGGTATTAATTTATATTTCGTAGGAGAAGATAATAGTAAGCAATATAATAAGTTTGTTAAGAAATATATAAAATCTCTTGAAAAATATAATGGGAATAATACAATGACTGAAGTATATGATATCATGGCGGATACATACAACAGTGAAGTATTTAAATCATTTGATAGTATGGTATTTGATAATAAAGATAAAATATTATCATATATAGATAATTGGATAAAGAATCTTGATAAATATAAGAAATATGAGATTACTCCTAAGTTATCTATATTAATATATGGACCACCAGGAACTGGTAAAACTACATTTGCTAAGGCATTAGCAAAGTATTTAAATACTAATACAGTAACCAGTATAAGTCAATCATATTTCAATACAGCTAAACCACCAGAATTTTATGGTAGTAATGGTGTAATATTAATAGATGATATTGATACTATAGCAAATGATAGAGAAGATGATAGTAGTAAAGATAATAAAGAGGTAGTAGGTAAATTATTAAAGTTCTTAGATAATCCACCATTATCTAAAATAAAAACAGACGATGATGTATATCATAGTGTACAGATAATAGTTGCTACTACTAATTATTATAATAAGCTAGATAAAGCAGTTAAGAGATTTGGTAGATTCGATTTACAGTTTGAAATGCCAGATTTCGGTAAAGAGGAAGCAATAAACTTTTGTAATTTATATGACTTAAGATTAGAGGATATTTGTCCTAAGTCAAATAATAAAGGGTTTAGAATATCACCTGCTGAATTACAAGCGTTATGTATTTCTAATATTGATAAACAAATCAAAGCAAAAGAAAGGGTGTAAAAGAAAATGTTGAGTTTTGACAAATTTATTGGAATGGTGTTAAAGACACTAAAGAAGGGAAGAGTAAAGTATTCAGATGATAAGAAAGTAGATTTAACTCCATTTATTAATGAGAGTATTAATAATACTTTGATATCCGAATTAGATTCAATTATAAGTAAAGAAGATGTAAATGTATTAGATGACAATAATGAATGTCATCTAGCATCTATGTTGAAAGTGAAAGAAGATACATTTGCTAATAGGACATTTGTAGTATCTATAAATAGAAAGCAATTGACTAATTCATTTGATTTCTTAAAGGATACAAGAATAGGAGCTTTATTAAGAAGCTCCACTTTATCTTCTATTTATTATCCTATAAAGGATTTATGGAAGAAGTTAATTGATACAGATAAGACTAAGACATATGTTATGTATGTTCCAAAGATATTTGTATTTGCAAATTTATCAGAAATGGATTTATACGAGAATGCTGTATTTACAAATCTCTTATTAGTAGTAACTCCAACATCAGATGATATTAGAGAAGCTAATGATAAAGAGATGACAAAGACAGATATTAAAACTCGTATAATTACAGATACTTTAGAAGCTGTAATAAGAACAGGAAATCATAATGTGATTATTGATCCATATTCACATAAAGTATTAGCTGATAACAAATATGAATCAGGAAGTTTGTGGAATGAAATATCTACATCAGTAAGAGTGGGAGATAATATTACTTCTATTATATTTGATTTCACATTCTGGGATGATGAAGATTTTAAACTCTTCGTTTCAACTACTAAAGAAAATAAATAATTTATATTAATATTAGAGATACTAGGATAAATTTCTTAGTATCTCTATTGATGTATATATTATTTATTTTAAATAGTGTTGAAAGGAAGGATTTAATTATGTCAAAATTTAATTTAATTAAAGATGTACCAATAATTCATAATAGAGAAGAATTATCTGAATGGATAAGACCTCTTTATATTATTGATGATATGTTGGTAGATGATGAAGTATATAATAATGAAAGACAAATGTTATTAAACTTAGTAAGAGGTTCATTTACAATAAGAGCTTGTAGAGAATATCCAATTAGATTTAAGTTTAATAAGAAAGATAGAGAAGAATATCAAATGGAATTAAGAGATTTCTTAATTAACTTTATTCTCTTTGAACCGTTTATAGAATTATCAGGATTAGATATATTAGATAAATCATTTATCTTTGATTGTAAAACAGAAATACCTAAGATAGAGAATTATATTAATAATAAAATAATTCTTACATTAAAAGATTATCAAATAAAGAATACATCTCTTAATATACGAATATCAAATGTAATATATAATCTAAGAATGATATCAGTAGATTTCTCTCAGATATTAGGATTGAATTTTAATATATTTACATTTGCAGATATGTATACAAGTAATCCTGAAATAAAAGAAATAATGGAAACCACATTTGATGATAATTTACAACCATATGAAATAGAAGCTCAATTAAAAGCATTACAAACAAGGGAGATGGATATTTATAAATCTATGCCTAATAATGAATTGGGTGCTATTTTAAGAGCTGCAACGGGAGTTAAACCAAAACAGTTCACTGAGTTTACTATAGCAGGTGGATTAAAACCTACTATAGATGGATATACAATCCCTGAAGTAATACAGAATAGTATTCTTATTGGTGGATTGGATAGACCTAGTTATTTCTATATAGATGCTGGTGGTGCTAATAAGAGTCTTATTATGAATAAGAGAGTAATGGGAAAAGCTGGTTACTTTGGTAAATTAGTTTCTTTATTAACTCGTACATTATCTATGAGTACTCAAACATCAGATTGTGGTAATCATCATTTAATAGGAATAGAGATAAAATCAGAAACTCATCTTAAAAGATGTGATGGTAAGTATTATAAAAGAAATAGAGAAGATAATGAATTATCTATTTTAAGTTATAAGAAAGATAAAGATCTTATAGGTAAAAAGATTTATATAAGATCTGCTATTACTTGTGGATTAGGTAATTATGTATGTCCAAAATGTATAGGAATACAAGCATTAACTAATTCAGATATTGCACATGGAATGTCTACATTCTATTCTGAAGAAGTTACTAAAGTAATAGAACAAAATATATTATCTACTAAGCATCTATTAGAAACATTCTCAGAGATGATTAAGTTTAATGATAATTTCTATAAGTTCTTTAATATGGTTGGTGGTGAAATAATGCCAGTATTAGAATTAGATGATGAAGATATTAATATAGAAGATTACGCTATTTATATAAATCCTGAAGATATAAATAAGATGGATGAATATGAAGATGATAGCTTATTTAATAACTTCTTATCTAATGGTAGGTTTGTTATTAGAAATATTAATAATCCTGATGAAGAAGATATTCCAATAATACTGGAAGATAAAGAATTATATATTTCTAAAGATATAATTAAAGATATCTATAAGAATAATGGATACGTATATTTCTCTGATTTAGATGAAGATACAAAGATATTTGAAATCAGTATTCAGAATAAAGAATTAACAAAACCTCTTTATGATTTGATGAATCTCATTAATAAGAAGAAAGATGTTAATGCAGATATAACTTTAGATTCTATGTTGCAAGATTTCTTAGATCTGATGGTTACTGCTAAGATACAAGCATCTATAGTAGCAGGAGAAGTTATTATTAATAGATTGGTAAAAGATATTAATAATATTTATGAAAGACCTAATTTCTCTCAAAAGATACTACCTCAATACCAGATAGTAACTGTAAGAGATGCATTAAGGAAGAATAAATCTCCATTAATAGGATTATCAAGCGAGGGATTAAAGAAACAGATTTTAGATGATGAATTATTTGAATCAAGAAATGATACTTCATATTTAGATCCTTTATTCAAAGAAGATATATATATGAATAACTTAAAAGGTTATAGTAAATATATTAAAAAATAAATAATTGATATTAGTACTCTATTAAATTAGGGTACTAATATTTTTTTACTCAGTATAGTAATTCTATATATATATATCATTTATTTAGTACTAATAAATAATATTATAAAGGAGTAATTATTATGTCAATTTGGGGTAAAGCATTTAAAGGAACTGATAATGAATCATATAAATCAAAGGGGAATTATATGAAGAACCTAAAGGATGATTACGAAAGGTTATTAGCTCACAGAGAATTATCAATTAAAAGAGAACGTCCTGATTATGAGATTACGGCTATTGATAATAGGCTTAATGAATTAATCTTAAAAATGGATGCATATGTACGAACTGGCAACTGTCTATAAGACAATATAAGAAAGATAAGGACTGTACATCCTTATCTTTTTTTTTCTACATTAATAAATCATCAGCGTTAAGCTGTTTACTTAAAACTAAGTTCTGATGGAATTTCTGTAGGTTCGCCTGTGTAAGGTCAGTAGCACATATTGAAGCTAATAATCCTATATTGGTATTATCTACTTCATAATAGAAATTTCCACCACATGCATTACATATACATTTATCTTTTCCATATCCTTTACAATACAAAGGACTTCTCATTTTTACTGTTTTTCCCACTAACTGCTTTTTATTTTCTTTAGTAATCTCTAATAGTTTATTACCACTTACTCCAATATATCTATTATCAAAGTTATTGATATTATCATTGGTTAATGTCACTTCTATATATTTAGTAGATCCACAATCAGAACCTTTTGGTCCTAAATATTCAGATTGGAATGCTGCTAATAATTGCTTAGACATATAACCAGAAACTTGCGTACCGCATTTTGAATATTTATAAATATTCTCTGTATTCATATAAGGTCGTTACTCTTATACCGTTTTATTACACTAATAAAACTGCTATATGTTACCATATAGATTAGACTATATCATCATTATATACTCTATTACCAAATATATAATGCTACGCACTTCCACTAGACTTCTAGTGTACTCTACTCACTTCTTCATATAAGTATTTCTCTTATACTATGTTTTCGATAGTCGTTGAACGTTATTTAAAAATTATAAAATTGAGAAATTTTAGTTCTCCTTTTCTTCAATCTGATATCATTAACCATTTTTCTACTAGCACCATACATATTGCCTATTTCAGTATCTGTTAATTTACCTTCTTCTATCTTCTTACAGATTTTATGGATTGTATCATCAGTTAGTTTAAATGGAATACTATTACCTAATTTTGGAAATTTATACTTTGATGATATATGCTTCCAAGATTCACCGGACCTAATATGCTGAACTGATTTATCTGTAACACCTAACTCTTCACAAATCTCTTTATTAGATTTCTTCTTCATAATAAGTTCACATATTTGGACAGCTTCTTTCTCTGTAATCTTAGCAAGATGAGCTTTCTCACCTCTTATTTCATCACAAAGACCTGTTCTCCAAGCGTGGTCAGAATTCTCTTTAGTAGTAACCCATTCAAGATTAAATGAAGCATTGCAATGAGTATATCCATTCTTATGGTTTACTACCAGGTCATCATAACTTAATCCATTCTTTAAATGTCTCTTAGGTATTTTACAGAAGTATTCAGCGACTAATCTATGTACAGCAAACTTTTGAAGTTTACCCTCAAATCTAAATGCAAAGTAAATATATCTAGTATGTACATCTTCAAATGTATAAGTCTTTTTAAGTTTAGTATTATACACATTACCAAAACTAGAAATCTTATATCCAGTCTTTTTTCCATCAATTTTAATATTTTCCCATTTTTCTTTCTTCTTAGACAACTTGTCATGATAGTTTAATAATTCAATAGTAATTTTAATCATAATAATTAACACCTTTCATCATATATATTTTTTATTAAGGTGTTGTAACTTTTTTATTTTATAATTTTTAAATCTTCGCTGCTGATTGTCGTATACTTACGATGTTCCAGCAATTCACGTAGTTATAAGCCGCCAATGTACTCTGAACGGCCTTTGGATAGGCTCCGGAAGTAATAACATTGCTATGTGCTTCTATGTCTTTTTTAGCTAGTCCATCACATAACGAATTTGTTATTATCTCATATTCTTTAGTGTAAGGATTTTGTACAGCTCCTCTCATTAAGAACATATTCTTCAAGTGGTTTCCTACGCTACCTCTAGCACCAGATGTATATAGATCCATACCTATATCTCCATCCAGTTCTTTCATAGTAGCATCTATCAATTCCTTTTCTATTTTTTCTACTACTCGTACATCACCTTTAGCAATAGCTTCTGCATTTTCTTTTAATAGCTTTTCTTTTAACTTTGCTACTGAAGGTGGTATCTTTGTAGTCTTTAGAGTAAATGATGAAGTAATCGCAGTGTGGAATTGTAAACCAAACCAGTCTCTAGTATTAATATAATTCATCATTTGATGAGTATCAATAAGATCATCTTTTAATGCATCAGATACTTGACCTTCAAATTTTTTAAATCCTGATTTAGTCATGGCATAATTTTGGAATGACATAAAAGATTCAAATCCTAATTTCTCTACCATCATTTTATTATATACTAATCTACCAACTGTGGTTTCTATAACTTCACCTTTTTTAATTAATAAAGGATAATCTTCATGAGATAATGTAACAGTATCACATACACTAAAAGGTGGTTTATTAACTTTATCACTATCTCTTATATCAGTATTAGTAGTTTTAGAGAACCATTTAACAAAATTACTATAAGTCATATCTTCTGGTTTTAAAGAAGTGAAATAAATCTTTTCTTCATCAGTTAATTTCTTATAATTACCAAATGGCTCTTTTGTTAATACAAAGAAAGTTTGAGTTGTTTCTTTACCCGAATCTCTGATTAATTTTCCCTTATTATCTATACAATTCTTTTTACTATAAATAGCTTTTTCTATTTCCTCATTTGCTTCTTGAGTAAATAGTATTTTTTCTGTAGTTTGATCTCCATCATAATCACCATCTATACCACTAAGATATGAATTTGAGAATTGAGTAGCATCTAAGAATAATGTAGGAATATTATGTACTGGGGTATTTATATTAATATCTGGATACCATTTATATAATACTCCATTTATATTCATAGGTATTGTCTTAGCTGTAGAACCAACTCTTATCTTAGTGAAAAATGTACCATACATTTTATTTATTGGGTATCTAGTTACTTGGAGATGTTTATTTTTAGCAATATCATCACAAGCCATATATAATAAATCGGTTCTTGTCATTGGTCTATTTATGATACCTAATTCAGCATTACTTTCGTTACTCATTGCTCTTCCGCTAAATATGTAGTATATTGGTTTAGTAGTATTAGTAGGTAATACTATTTTATTAAATCTTGATTCTGGGTCTTTCATAAATCCATCTATAAGTTTTTTAATATACTTATCTGAGAAGTATGATTCAGGATCAACTAATTTAATTACAGTACTAGTACCGTCTCCTTTTAACATAAAATTATTCTTTTGCTGAATAATATTTCTATCAAAGAAAGATTTTACCCACTGTACTACAAAAGGATACATTAATGAACAACACTGAGCTAATGGTAATAAAGTATATTCAAATGATATCTTTAAATCATCTACAGTATCTGCGTGATATGTAGGTGAAGTAATAACAGTTCTTATACAATAATCTACATTCTTACCCATAAGATACTTACGTATCATACCATTCTTCTTTTCCAACTTATGCTTGAAATAATCATATATAGCAACCATTGTATTTTGAATAGTATAAATAGTACTGTGGAACTGAATAGCAAATAATGACTGTCTATCTAATAAAGAAGATAGTCTAATTAATTTACCATATAGATTATTGATATCATCAGTTTCTCCACCACCAGAAGTAGAACCAGTTTTAATATCTCTAAAGAAAGCAGGAATTACTATTACGTACTGAGTAAATAATTCATCCTTTTTAGTTTTCTTTAAAAGATTAATTCTTTCACTTCTCATACCAAATTCTTCACTATTATCTTCATCATTTTTTGTCCAATTTATTTTTTCCCAATTATCATAAATAAACTGTAAACCCGTTTCTCCTGTATTTTCATCTTCTACTAATCTACCAGAAGAATCAATTCTGTAATACATTTCTCCATTGATAATTTTATCAATATTTCTAAACATCCTCTTTATTGCTTTATAAATATGAGGGTGGAAGAAATGTCCATGGAGATCTATATATGCAAAAGTATTTCTTCTTGAGCTAGTAGTAATTCCAAAAATCTCATTGGATATTAATCCATTAGGTTGAGGAATATTACCTCTTTGGAATAATACAGCAGATGTAATAGGTTTCAGATTATTTACTTCAACAAATTCTTTTGTATTAAATAAATCTATTTTCATTTATGAATTTCCTTTCATATATGGTTTATTGGATTGTGTTTAGACTAAAGTTTATCAGTAGTCACATTATCATAATACGAAAATAATAAGAAAGGATTTTTTATAATGGCTAAAATGGTATTAAAAGAAATTCAGGATTATATAGATAATGTAGCTAGATTAGCTCAGAAAGTTGCATTAGAGAGAAAGAATAGTAATCAGAATTGGTCATTACCATCTGTATGTATTGCTCAATCAGCTATTGAAACTGGATGGGGTAGATCATCTATTATGACTAAAGCTAATGCTTATTTTGGAATTAAATCTGGTAAGAATTGGAAAGGTCCTGTTTATAGTACTAAAACAAGAGAATGGTATGATAATGTAAATGCTACTAATATAACAGATACATTTAGAGCATATAATACATTAGAAGATTCTATTAGAGATTATTTTAATCTTATTTGTGAATATGCTAGATATAATAAAGCTTGTAATACAATGAGTGCTAGAGATTGTATTCAGGGTATTAAAGATGGTGGTTATTCTACATATCCTACATATGTAAATGAAGTAATGACTATTATTAATACTTATAATTTAACCCAGTATGATGTAGTATTATTGGAACAAGATGCAAAACCTAGTGAAGGTCCAGCTAGACCTGAATTAGATACAGTAGTAGATGATGTTATTAATAATAAATATGGATCTGGTGAAGATAGAAAAAGAAACTTAGAATCTAAAGGATATAACTATAGAGAAATTCAAAATAGAGTAAATGATAAATTGAGTTTACAGAAACCTGTAGAAAAAATAAATTATTTCCCTAAGTTTGAAGGACGTAGTAGTAGTATAGTATATGCTTTAAGAGCAGTTGGTTGTAATGATACTTCATTAGATAATAGAAGAAATATTGCAGTAAAGAATAAAATAGTTCCTATTAAATCTTTATATAGAGGAACATCATCTCAGAACACAACAATGTTAAGATTACTTAAGAGTGGTAAATTAATTAAACCATAATTAAAAATAATTTAATACCTTGATAGATAAAATAAATTCTATCAAGGTATTATTTCTTTTAATCTACTAATCTAGCCCATAATCCAGAACCTTCAGGTTTCTCTTTTGATAATGTCATATCACTAAGAGGTGGCATATGTTCTATACCAGCTGATTGACGACCCTCTACATTTGCTTTTATTAATTCCCGAATCTTTAAATCATCATATACTACTACGAAGTTTGTTAATGTAATAAACATAGTAACTTCTATTATTCTTGGTATATATTCAAGATCAATATCTTGTATATCTACTCCTAGATTATATGATGAATATACTAACACAGATTCATCTAATGTAGTATTCATTACTGATGATGGAATATAGAATGGTATATCATAAGTAGAATTATGATGTATATCAGCAGGTTCATTCTTCTCTTGAAATATACCAATATTATTTATCTTTAATCTATATCTACATTTACTAGATTGAGTAATTCCGTGAGGTAATGGATTTCTTAATCTAAAATCTATTTTAGGATTAAAACTTTTAACTCTTCTATATACAGTTTCATTAGCTCTATTAACACCTAATACAATAGCAGTATCTTCTACATCTAATGGTCTTACTAATTGAGCGTGTTCTATTTCAGCATTATCTTGATATACAGAATAATCCATATATACCTTATAATAATTTTGTAAAGTATCTATTGATTTAATATTCTTTGTTTTTATCCAATCAGTAAATTCTGTATATAATTCTGAATTAGATTTAGTATCAGGACCTTCTAATGTATTGATATTAATAATTTGACCTATATATTTATTATTACTATCAATTTTAACAGAAGTAGAAGTACCATTGAGTGATTTATTTAAAATAGATGGTATATTAGTATCTTGATTAATCTTATAATACTTATCACCTATTTTTGTATAAATAGACTTCATTTATATATCTATTCCTTTCTATCTTAATTAAATTATGGTTTTTAAATAACTTCAAGAGAACTAAAGAAATCCCTTGAAGTTATTTATTTATAATTAGATTTTAAACATCAATCCTCTTCCAGCAATTATTCTAATAGCATTATTAAAATCATCACCTTCCAATGGACCAACAACAACTTTATCTTCTTCATCATTTACAATAATATTTAAATTATATCCATCTAATAATTCAGTTACTCTATCAATAGTATCTTTATGAACTATTAGCTCTATAAATCTACCTGTAGTATTCTCCGGTATTTCTATACTAGAAGATTCAACTTCTTCTGTATTATTTTCATCAGATGATTCTTCTACAACAGGAATTTCTGTAGGAGTAGATTCTTCACTTGTTTCATTTTCTTCTGTACCAGATTCCTCTTCTACTGAAGATTCTGTAACATCTTCTGTATTCTCATTATTCTCTACAGTAGTATTTGTATCCTGATTCTTTCTGTTATCTTTTTTAGCCATTTATAAAAATATCCTTTCTTATCAATCATTATTCAAAGCATTTATAGCATTCATAAACTTTGTAGCATCGGTATCGTGTCCAAGATATCCCATTACTTTAGTCATTATTCCATTTAAGAATTTCATTTTAGTATTTGAGTCTGTAACAATTTTACCAAAATTACCCTGCATAGCATTCGATATATTTGCAACAATTTCCGCTTTAGTATGTAAATCTGGATCTAATGCTTTTTCATAATCTCCACCCAATTTCTTCATATCCTGTACAGTTTTTTTAGCTCTATCAAACCATTCAGATGATGCTTTTTGTGCATCCATATTTGTTTTAATATATTTATCCATGTTAGTTTTAATAAATATAATAGCTGTAGCAACTGTTATAACAGTTCCAATATTTTTAAGCTTAGTCAACGAACCATTTTTATCTGATAAGAAATCATCAAATTTATTTTTTAATGCTTCAGCTTTTCCTCGTAGTGTTTTAGCATCAACTTCTTTTTTCTTAGCATCTTCTAATATCTGATTATATGCTTTTTCTACTTCAGCTAAATTCTTTATATCCATAACAGATAAATTACCAGCATCTATTTCAGCAATTACCTTATTTGCTATTTCAGGATTATCTTTTTTAATCATATCCAGTTTCTTTTCTACTGGAGCTAATTTATAAAATACATCTTTAATAGCTCTAATAATCTTACTTATCAATTCTTGTATCTTTTTAAATACAGCTAAAATAACTTCACCTATTTTATCAAATATACCAGCACTTTTCTTTTCTAATGCTTTTTCATCTTCTCCTTCAATGAATAATCCAACAGCTTCATTCATCATTTGATTTTCACTCTCAGTAATATAATCATTGATTAGAGATTTGATAGTATCATTACTTTCTTTAATGATATTAAAAATATTAATCAAATCATCATTTACCCTAATAGGCTTAATTGTATTATTAACAAATGATACACTAATCATTTATCTCATTACCTTTCATTTTATTAGTTTAAAACTTTGTTTTTAAAGGGGATTTTCTATGGTCCTGTATATTAGTTGTATATATATATATCATTTTATAGTAGTAATAAAAATCGTTTCATAAGAAAGGAGTAAATTATATGAAATATGGAATGGTTGACAGGATTAAATTCCTATGGAGATGTACGAAAGGTTCTAGGTTACAGCTATTATTAATCTATATATTCAGCTTAGTGGACAGCTTTTCTGATACTGCTAGAAATATAGTATTCGCAATGGCTGTATCTGCATTAGTATCAGGTAATCCGTTCACTGAGGTATTAAAGTTGTATGGATTACAAACTATTATAATATTATCATTTGCTTTTATAAGTATGATATATTATAAATTTCTTTGTAAAGTTGACGCAAAGATAAAGTTAAAACTTCAACATAAAATCATGGAAGTTGTATTAAAGACTCCTATAGATTTTAGTGAGAGTCACGATGCTGGCACTGTACATCAGAATATGGATAATGTTATGAATATGACATTTGATATATTTGTAAATCATATTCCTGTTATGCTATATAATATTAGTAATATCCTAATATCATTTGTTATCTTAGTTAAGATACATGTAGTATTAGGTATTCTAGTATTAGTAATTATACCAATATTTATCTTACTACAGAAGACATTAGGTTCAAATCTAATGATGATTGTGGTTGAGAGAAATAAGACCTTTAAAGATATTCTCGGTACTATCTCAAATACATTTAATATGGCACCATTCATCAAATGTCACGGTAACGCAGATACTATTATATCTGATATTATGGTGAAGTTTAAGAATGATAGTAATAATAAGGTTAAAGTATTTAGTGAGTGTAATACACTAAATGAATTAATGAATCTTGTTATCATTGCCTGTAGGTCTTTAATAGATATTGGTGGTGCATATCTTTGTAGTATAGGTAGAATTACTATAGGTACATTTACACTTATTCATAGCTATGCTAAGGATACATTTAAGAGTGTAAATGGAATTCTCAAAGAAATGAATCGTATGGTAAGTACTATATCTACATTAGATATGGCGATGGATATGATTGGTGAGAAGCTTGAAGAAAATGGTAGTATTGATTTAGAATATATCAATACTATTGAATTAAACAATGTAAGTTTCTCATATGATAGTAAGAATATCTTAGATAATATTTCTTGTAAGTTAGAAAAAGGTAAGAAATATGCATTCGTAGGATATTCTGGTTGTGGTAAATCTACAATATTAGCTTTGATTAATGGTATTAGAAAACCAACTTCTGGTACTATAAAGTTAGATAACGTAGATATGAAGTATGTCAACCAATATACCTATAGGCAGAGAATAGGTGTAGTACAACAGAGTGGATTAGTCTTTAATGGTACTATTAGAGATAATATCACTTATGGTTGTACAAATATATCTAATAGTGAAGTATGGGAAGCTATTGATAAAGCTAACCTTACTGAGTTTATTCAATCTCTCCCTGATGATATTAATACTATTATAGGTGAGAATGGAATGAAGCTATCTGGTGGACAACGACAAAGAATAACAATAGCAAGAGCTTTTATAAGAAAGCCGCAGTTATTGATATTCGATGAAGCAACTTCTGCATTAGATAATAAATCAGAAGCAGAAGTACAAAAAGCTATAGATAATATTTCTAATGATGTTATGGTTCTAATAGTTGCCCATAGATTATCTACCGTTAAAAATGTAGATAAGATATTCTGTTTAGATAATGGTAGAATAGTCGAAGATGGAACTTATGATGATTTGATGTTTAAAGAAGGATTCTTCTATAGTTTATCTAGAAAGAAAAAGAGATAATTATTTGATATCTAGGATTACATATTTTCTATGTTCCTAGATATCATTTATTAAGTAAATTAATAGAGAAGATATTTCTATCTTCTCTATTTTTTTTATTTTAGTTCCATGAGTTAATACTCTGTGGTCTATTAAGTACTGCTGAATTACCAACACCAGATACCATCTTACCACTCTTAATATCATAATGAAGTGCCTCATTGAAATCTGAAGCATTAAATCCACTATAGAAGTTAAGAGAGTTAGCTACTATCTTGTACTTATCAAGAAGTACCTTAGCCATCTTATTAATCTGTATTGATTCATACTTAGTACAATGGAACTCTATCTGAGTCTGTACAACTCCATGCTGAGCACCCTGCTGATTAAATACGTCAGTATTCAAACCACCTGGGAAGCAGTTAGCAAATAGACAAGCATACTCTATATTCTCACCTGTTACATCAGTTGAGCAATAAATAAACTCTGCTGTCTGGTTAGCCTGGAGTCTCTCAAGACTAGAACCATTGTAATGTGAAAGACCTGTCATCAAGTCTGTTGTTCCATTAATCCATGTATGCAAAACCTCTCTTACAGGAGAACCTGAGAACTCGTATACTGTAACGGTAAATGAGTTTGTACTATCCTGTGCAAAAGTTGGAATCTCAAATGACTTACCAATATAACCACCAGTAATCTGACCAAATTCTACAGATACATCATTAAGACCAGTTATTTCAGTATTACCATATTCTACGATATGCTTAAACTTATTAAACTGCTGTGGAATACCTGTCTGTGGATCAAGAAGGAAAGCTGGTTTTCTTACCATGAACAAACGAGCATAACCAGTTTTAAGAGGGTCATAGCATCTTAGAACTTCATTAATGACATTTGTACCACCAAGGAAAAGAGCATAATTGGTAAGGTTATTATTTGTATGGGATTTAATACCACTCTGAATTGTATTAGCCATTTTCTATATCTCCTTTCGTTATTCTTGTGTTGATTCGGTAGGAGCTACATACTGACGCTTATTGATATCAATCTCAATAATAGCCTTCTTTGTAAGTCCTCTAAATACTACTGATAAATAAAGATGAAGAATAGAATGATTAAATTCATATTCAGAAGTTGCAAAATTGAATTCAAGCGACTGTACCATAGAACCAATCCATGAAGCATATTTAGCTTTCTCTACAGTAACAAAATCTTTTCTTACACTCTCATCAGAGAAGTTATAAATCTGACTCTCTGTATCCTTTTCAACCATTCTCTTCAATGTGTAAAGAATAGTAGAATCAGACTCTTCAAGAAGATCAGTTTCTGCTTTCTGTGTAGTATTCTGTACTGCTCTATAGAATGTATTCTCTCCAATACACTCAAAATAATTGAGTCTATTATTATACAATCTCTCTTTAAGGTCATTATCATACTCTTCAACTACTGGCTGAAGACTATCTTTAATATGACCCGTTAGAGTACAATTATCTCTAACAAACGGAATATGCATTCCATTCTCTGTAATATGATCTACATACTGTGCTGAATTGAAGTATGAGACTGTTACATTACATCTCTTATTTGTAGAATACTCTCTAACTTCATAATTCTGTACATCTACAGAAATCATATGATTATCAAATACTCCATAACTCTTAATAAGACCTTTTACGATAGAATTAGAGAATGATGGAATAATATTTGTATCAAGATATACTCTACAGTCATTTCTTGTCTTAGCAAGATCTACGATTATATTCTTTACAGCATATGGATAATTTGCATCAAAGAATGCAGATACTGGTATTCTCTTAGGAGAAAGAATTCTTCTATCATATGTACCATTATATGCATTTATGAATGCATCTTCATACTCCTCTTCAAGAGTCCATGTCTTTGGTGAACCACCATCAACCTGTACTGTTCTAGGAGTATCAAAATATCCATTATTACCATTCTTAAGTACAAGACCTTTTATAGAATCGAACATAACAAGACCTTCACTATTAGTGTAGTTCTTTGCATCATATGATGGGTCATGTGTATTAACATCAGATGTTAATTTCTTAGGGAAATAAATGCAGGGAAGCATCTCTCCAACCGATTCTACAGGTCTACCATATATAGGGTCAAACATATCAACATCTGGTATATTATCTACATCGGTTGCATTAATAAGCTCATTAAGCTTCATTAACTTAGCATAATTTTCTTTATGCTCAGCTGCAACTGGTTTACTACCATTAAGCTGATCTGTTGGAATATTATAAGTAGTAAGATCTGCCTGATACTGAGCTTTCAAATCAGTATTCTGCTGTTTAATAAACTTAACATAAGCATCATAAACAGCCTGTACAGCATCATCATTACACTTAATGAGAATAGGTGTTTTATCAATATCTGCTTCCTCAATTACATCATCAATTAATGTAGAACCTTCAGAAGTATATTTCATAGAAGAAACTAATCCACCTACATAATTAGCATCTTTCTTCAATCCGTTTTCAGATGTAATAACTTCAAAATTATACATCTTAATTCCGTATTCTTTTTCATATGTAAGAGCCTGTGAAACTCTCATAGAATAAAAGTTACCACAATCACCTCTACCAACATATCTTACAGCCATCAAAGGAAGCTGAGCATAATTCTCACTATCCTTATCAGTAAATTCTGTACCTTTAGCTGCTGTAGCAAGTGCTTTAGCTGAACTTATATTCTCTTTACTCTTAGCAACAAGTTTAATTCTAAACTTTCTATCAGCTGCTTTTGGAGCATCTGTTGCTGTATCAGCTTTATAAAGAATAGAAACTATTGCATTAGAATAAGCTGCATTTTCTGGCATAACTCTCATCATCCATACAGCTGAATTATTACGATCAAGTACATTATATGCTTGCATTAATGGCTGACCATATTTTTTAAAATTTGAATCACCAAATGTTTTAATGGCATCCGCCTTAGTTGTCTTTCTAATCCATCTATTATCTACGCCCTTTGGAGCTCTAACTGCATATGCTTCAATAACTGATGCATCTACGGTAGTTGCCTGAGTATCATTAGCTACCTGTGTATAGTCATTAACATAGCTTTCTATATGTGGAAATGAAAAACGAGGAACAATCTGTATTGTTTGTGCCATGTTATATCTCCTTACAATTTAAAATATTAGAGTTTATTTTTAATAAAACTCTATAGATTTATTTTAATGTTCGGGAGTGGTATCCAAGGAAATCTATTGCTTTAGAATAGTTTCTACTACAGATGGTGTTTCTTCTCCTTTAGATTTAGTTCTATTTAATGATGTAGTAATCATAGAATCCATATCCTCAAATGTAATAGCATTAAATGTAGATGTATACTGACATATCTGTCTTACATTATTCATTTTATAATCATAATCGGATAAATCTTCTGTAGTAACTACTTGACAGAATTTCTTACTAGGATTTCTTTTATCTCTACACATAGTAGCTAATATCATTTCTTCTACTACATTCATTACATTAAATCCTACATTATTTAAATCAAGATTCTTTTGCCATGTCTGCATCATTTTACTATAAGGGATACAGGCGGGTAATTTTCCTTTTATAATTAGATCCATAAATGCTTCGCAGTTACTACTATCTTGAATAACTGAACTTGCCATTATCTTAGCACCTTTTTGATAGTTTAATACTTTACATTTAACTTCATTAACATCACCTTTTTTATTAGCAATATTAACAATTCTATTTTCTGATGAATTAGAAAATAATTCTATCCATGTAGGAACATTAAAAGCTTTCATTTCTTTTAATTTATCTTTTTCAAATATTCCTACATTAAATATTCCTAGAGTTCTTATTGTATCTCCTTTATCTTCAGCAAATTTACCAGTTTCATCAAAATATGATTCTGGTAAATAAAATTCTGCATAATCTGCTTCTAAGTAAATATATTTTCCATCTGATCTAAAATATGAAGCCATATTATAAAATCCTTTCATTTTCTTTATTCTAAGTTTACATTAATGTGATTTGAGGGAAAAGCTACCATAGCAGAAATTAATCCGCTATGGTAGTAGCTCGATAAAGGAGTACTTGTTTGAAAAAAGAATAATCTTATAATTATTATAAGATTTACTATTATGTTATAATAAATTAATTATTAAACGGCTTGTATAACTTAGTATAAAAATCATTAAATCGTTTAGCTAATTTATTAAATATTTCTATATATTCATTCCTTTTCTTCTTCCACAATTTCTTTCTTAACCTCTTCTTCATTTTCATCCTTATTTTCTTCTATTACTTCATCTGGTTTATTATTCTCAGATTCTCCTTTTTCTTTCTCTTCTTTATTATAATCAGCTAACTGATTATCTACAAGAGTATTAAACTTTTCTTCATATAATGATTTTAATTCTTTAGAAGATGTATTTTCATCAAAATCATTAATATCTAATGAATGAAGTTTATCTATATAGAATTTCTTTAATGCATCTTCTTTAGATGATTCATAATTAATTCTCTCTGGATGTTTTTCATATGTAGTATTATTCTCTATGAAATAATCTCTATATTCCATAAAGTAATCATCAATACCCATTATAATTCCCTTAAAGTTTAATTCCTGTTCAGTTGATTCAAACTTATGATAAATAAGACTTGCTAATCCGCTATTAATAGCATTAACAAACATAACATCTTTCTTATTATATGGGTCTGAATAAGCAATCATTCTTGCATAAATAAATAAAAAGAGATTATTAAATGGATGATATTTTTCATCTAAGAAAGTTTCTTCTATATTAAGGAAGTATGTATATAAATCCTGTTTAAATCCAAACATCTTCATCTTAGCATAAAATTTATCCATTATATAACTTCCTCTTCTATTATTAAAGAAAGCTAATTTAATATTTTCTACTTCATTTTTTCCTAATGATTTAAATCTCTCATAGAGGAAATCATAATTTAATGAACTCTCTATAGTTTTAATCATATCTTCCATCTTTGCTCTTTTATTAATATCTTTTTCTAACTCTAAAGAATTTTTCATATTCTCTAAATTCTTTTTCTTAATCTCTCTCGCTTTATCAGAAGTTACATAATTCATATATTCAGAGAATATTGTATTACTTTCTTCTTTTAGTTTATCTGCTTCTGTTTTTGCTGATAATAGAACTAATGAAGAATTCTTAATTTCTTTAATCTCATCTCTTAATTCTTTTTCATCAAGATTTTTAATTTCTTCAGTAACTTCATCTGATGTAGAATACTTAATTAAGAATTCTCTTATTACATCTAAATCCATTACTTCTAATTCTTTCTTATCATATTTTAATATATCATCAAGAATATTTGTATTAAGTCTATAAGTATTTCTAATAAGACCTTCACTCATATCTTTAAGAGATTTAAGTTGTTCATCCATAGATTTAATCATATCCATAACACTCTTAAAATCATTATAACTAAATCCATTACTCTTTTTAGGTGTTTCTTCTACTGGAGATTCTACAACCTCATTATTAGTTACTTCATTTACATTCTCATTAATATTTTCCATTATTGGATATTCCTTTCTTGATAAATAATTTTTAGTATTTAATTAATTAGTTTCAATAGATATTATTTAATAATAATCACTGTTAAATAAATTGATTCAAAAATTATGAAAGGAATTTATTATTTAATGGCAAATAGAATAAATAGAATCAATGGTAAGTATTATGACTTGGGAACTGGTAATACTTCATTTTTACAAGTTGCTAAAGATTTAAAAAGATTGGGTATAAAAAATTTCTATTTTATGTTAGAGATCTACGATTATAGTCTAATTAATATAAATCCTCATGCAGTTGATAAAGATGGACACACTACACTTAGTAGAGACCAGATAAGTAGAGTGCTTACTGAATGTGCTAGAAATCCATGGTATTATCTTAGAGAGATATGTAGAATACCAACTCAAGGTGGTTCTACAGTTCCTTATAAAGCTAATAGAGGAAATATAGCACAAGCTTATTGTATATTACACGGTATTGATTCTTGGTTATGTCTACCGAGGCGAACAATGTTGCCTCCTTATACAGTGATGTATATGTAAAACCTCTTTAATTGCTGGGATATCTTAACTCTAATAAGAGAAAGACAATCAGCAGCCAAGACTTATTTTATAATAAGTAAGGTTCAACGACTATCGAACGACTAATAATAATTAGAATCTAGTAGAGTACATATATCAATTTATATGGAAACGGGAGGCTCTCTATTATATAGAGATGAAGATATAGTCTGAACTATATAGAGATATATAGATTAACAAAATGAACAAGGGAAAACAGAATCTGCTGTAGCTTTATTAACTTGGGCTTTTAAATTTGGTACTACTAATTCACAATTTATTTTTGTAAATAAAGATGGTGATCAGGCTAAAGCAAATTTAAAAAGACTTAGTGAACAAGTTAGAATACTACCTGAATATATGAGAGGCAATAGTATAGTAGATGAAAATGGAATTACTCAAAAAGGAAAAGATAATGCAACCATGATGACTAATCCTATTAATGGTAATTCTATTATAACAAAAGCAAAAGCGACATCATACGAAAGTGGATTATCTTTAGCACGTGGTATGACAGCACCGCTAGAATTAGTCATATAGTTCTAGTAAAACCTCTTTAATTGCTGGGAACTCCGAAGTGGACAATCAGCAGCCAAGACTCTATGTAAATAGAGTAAGGTTCAACGACTATCGAAAGTATATCTTATGAGAAATATATAAGAGAATAAATGAGTAGAGTACATATATTAATTATATGGAAACGGGAGGCTGTTATTAATTGGTAATAGATTAATAATAGAAGATATAGTCTGAACTATATAGAGATATATAGATTAACAAAATTGATTTTGACGAACCAGAGTTTACTAATCATATAGGTACGATTATATCAAACTCTGTATCAACGTATGAAACTGCTGCATCTAATGCTAAAAAGAACCATGGTATGTATGCCCGCATATTTACATGCACCCCTAAAATTTATCACTGGGGGTATAAAACCTCTTTAATTGCTGGGAACTCTTAACTATATTAATAGAAAGACAATCAGCAGCCAAGACTTATTTTATAATAAGTAAGGTTCAACGACTATCGAAAGTATAATATAGAAGAAATATCTATATGAATAAATGAGTAGAGTAC